AAATAGATGATACCATTAACATTAATTATGAATTGAATAAATTATATAAAAAATATAATAATGATATTTCTCTTATAAATAATTCATATGATTTAAATGATTTAAATTTCAATATAAAACCTGATATTAGTTTATATACATTATATAATTCAAATGTATTATTATCACTTTCAAATAATTATTTTATTTTACTATTTCATTTATTAAATAAATATGATTATTTATGTGTATCAAAAAAGTGGGATATAATAATAGAGCTTGATTTATTAAAAAATAAAGATTTAAATTTTTTCAAGGTAAAACATCCGTTTGATGAATTAGTAATATTGACGTTAGAAGAATATCCTGAAAATCAAATTCATGTTAAAGAACAATTGAAAAATCATAATTTAAATGGTAAATTTATGATAAATAAATTAAATAAAAGACCTATGATTGGATGTTTACAAGCCCACATGAATGCTATTAGATATGCTAAATCTAAAAAGTTGAAATCTATTATGATATGTGAAGATGATATTATTATTAATGATGTATTTGATAGAATAGATGATTATCCATCTGAATGGGATATGTTATATTTTGGGGGTATACTAACAAATTTTAATAAAATAGAAAATGGATGGGTTAAAGGGACAACCTGGTGTAACCACGCATATATAGTTAAGGATACCTTATATGATGTTATATTATATTTATATGATTCATTTGATTTAGAGGAAATGTATGCGTTAGGTCGTTCAAATGATTGGTTATATACTACATATATACATAATGATTATAATTGTTGGGTACACGAATCACAACCTATAATTCAAAAAAATAGATTAAGTTTAATAGACCATTCATTAAAATGGCCAGAAACATATGTATGGTCTACCTGGTATAGTAATACTATAAATAAAAATAAATTAGAAATTATTGGTATAACTGTATCAACAAATTATAGTGATATTTTACAATATTGTATTAAAAATAAAATTTTTATGAAAAAATGGTATATAATAACTGATGAAAATGATAAAAATACAATTGATTTAATAAATAATAATAACGAGTTAAATAATATTGAATTACTATTTTATAATTTTAAACAAAATAATAGTATTTTTGATAAGGGTGGTGCAATTAAACTAGCACAAGAAAAAATATATGAAAATTATAATAATGAATACATATTAATATTGGATTCTGATGTAATATTGCGATTAGATATAGCTGATAAAATATCAAACTTAAATATTGATGAAGATACTATATTAAATGTTTCTGATAGAATAAATTTTTTAACATATAATGATTATTTAAATAATAAATTTGTTAGTAAACTTAGTGATAAATATGATGATAATTTAAATTGGAAAATAGCTGGTTATTTTCAATTATATAAAAATAATAAATATTATTATGAAAATTCGTACAATTGTAGTGATTGTGATTTAGTATTTCACCATAATTTTGGTAAAAATGATACAATAGATTCAAGCGTTTCACATATTGGTATAGATAGTGATTGGCCAACCGGTAAAAATAATTGGAATGGAAGAATTGTTTAATTAACCATTTGAAATAATAGTTTATAATATAAGTTGTAAATAATAAATATAAATTAAATATTTATTATTTTGTTTCAATAACTAATTTACAATAAATAATACTTTCTCTCAATAATACTATTTATTTTCTATATTTCCATCTATAATTTTTTTAATTCTAGGAAAAAATCCTAGTTCATTAATTATACGTTCTTTTTCTTTTCTAATTATATTTATTCTTTTACTCCACCAATCTTCTTTTATAGCAGTAATTATTGTTTTTAATGATTCTTCAAAATTATTTAAATCTAATCTTACAAATGCCAAAGGGTCAATATATTCTTCTAGATTTGGACAACCCCAATAAAATGTTAAACATTCGCATAAAATAGATTCCCATATTTTTTCAGTTGCATAATTTGTCTCAAAATTATTTTCGACAGCAAATGAATATTTATAATCTATTAAATGATTTTCTTTTTTATCATCTATTAATTTTCCTATATAATTATTAAATTTATGTTCATGATTACCATATATATGTATTATTTCAGAATCAATTAATATATCTTCAATATATTTAATAAAATCTATACGTTTTTTATGACCATCATCGTGATATTTATTACTTAAAATTGCAATTAATTTATTATAACGCGTTCTTGGTATTTTATTAGATTCTGGAATTTTAATATTCCATTGTACTACATTTAAATTATTTTTATGTGTTCCTACATGCATAAATTTAGATATATTTTCAGGATTCGACCAAACACCCCATGATTTAACACCCCAATGTTTTGTATCATCATATACCCATGGCTCCATATGAAAAATTAATGTTTTTGCTGGTAGATAAAAATTATTAAATTGTGGTCTATTTATTATAACATAATAATCAATTTCCTCATTATTATTTGAATCAGTTATCATAATGTTTTTCCATTTATAATTATTATTATTCATTATTGCCCATTCATCACATAATTCTTTGGATGATTGCCAATCACATAACATTTTTACTTTTATAACTTGATTTTCATTATTTCTCTCAATTATAGTTGATTGATTTTCATTATTTCTCTCAATTATAGTTGATTGATTTTCATTATTTTCAGTTATATTTATATATATTACTTGTTCTTCTAATATAATATTATCTTGATTATTACTATTATTTTCATTATTTGATTCGTAAATAGAATTATCAATACTAATATTTTTACTCTTTTTTACATATATTCCATCATTACTACCAAAATAATTAGAATTAATCAATTTATTAATATTACTTTTAAAAAACCCTAATGTATTAAATCCAGAACATAATGGATCATTATTTGCAATAACCATCATTTGATCAATTGATAAATTTGGTTTATAATATAAATCTTCATTTATCTGATCTTTTCCTTTTACAAATTCAAATAAATTAGCATCCCCAATATTTGTATGTGTGTCAATAAAAACTCTTTTAAAAATGTCCATAACATTTTCAGGTGTGTATTTATTATATGAATCTGTTTTTTTACTTGATATAATATATTTATTAATATTATTCAAAATAAATTCTAATTCTTCTTTATTATTATACCATACTGCTTTGTTTTCTAATTTATTAACGTGTTCAAGATAACCACATTTTGTGGCTATAATACATTTTCCTTTAACAGCAAATTCTCCAATTGATAATCCAAATGTCTCCCCATCACTTCTTGCCCAAATCATCGCATCACACGTATTTATAATTGAAACTTTATCTTCTTTATTATATATTTTATTTAGATAAATAATATTAGAATAGTTGTTATCATTTAGATCAGTAAATGGTCTAGTATTTGAAAATAAGAAATATTTATTTTTGTCTTTAATGGCAATATCTCTAATAACTTCATGAACATAATCTATATTAAATGTTTCATACCCTCCATATCTTCCAAATACAATAGCATTTTCTGGTATATTTAAAGTTGTTCTTAAATTTAAATTATGTTCAGGTAAATCAATCATATGAGGAACTATAGGATATTTATCTGTAACTGTTGTAGATATACCGGCATAAACATCACCGTGATAATGATGTCCGTCAAATACACAATGAACTACATTTTTGCAATTCTTAGACAATTTACCATCATATTTACCAAATTTAATCAAATATAACATTTTGCATTTTTCCTTTTGTAATATTTCATCAACTTCTTCCCATTTTGTATAACCATATACCCTATTTTTAAATTGTTCACCAAATTTATTAATTACATTTTTATCGTTTTCATATGAATTTATATCATATAAAATAATACTTCTATTATTTAAAATAGTTTCATTATAATATGCATAATCATATAATGCAACCGACGTTCCACGCTCACTTAAAGCATTATCGTGAAATGCAATTGTAGTTTTTCCATATAAAATATCAATACAATCTAATGTATGGCCTTCATAAACATCTTGTATATCAGTATCAATATCTTTTTCATTTTCTTTCCAATCACTAAATACCAATTGCGGTGTTATTTCATAACAGATTTCTTTATTTAACATACCACCAAGATAGTCTATTCCGTGTTTAATTCCATTTTTTTCAATAAAATCAATCATATGTTTAGCACCATCTTTATTAATACTATATGAAAAAAATCCACCAACATATCTATCATTATTTATTTTACTTATTTTAATATTTTCAGTATTTGGTTCTATATCATAAATATCTTTTACTCCATTTCTAATATGTTCAAACATATGATATCCTAAAAATAAAATTTCATTTTTTTCCATATTTTTTTTATTATCAATTAAAAAACTTTTAAAATTATTTGAAAATGATTTTATGTCATCTTCTAATATAAAGTAGAATTCATTATTATTATCATCTAATAAATGTTTCCATAAATAATAATGTGATAATGCACACCCAATAAACCCTCTGCGATTTGCAAAATCATTACCAACAAAATAATGTAAATCTGGACTATTTTCATTTAGTAATTTTCCATCAACACCTTTTATAAATTCATATTCATTATTATCAAATCCTACTTTATTTAATTTATCTATCATTTTTTCTTTTCTATCATTTCTTCTCTCTAAGTTTATAATTTTAATAAATGGATTATTACTTGATAATTTTTCTAATATTTTATCATTATTATTTTCATTAGTAGAATTAGATGAAGAATAAATATTTATTGTATTTTCAGCAGAATACATATTTTGAATATCAGAATCAATATCTTGTCCATATTCATTCCAATCAGCAAAACAAATGTGTGGTTGTGTTTCATAAAAATCACCACCATTTAATTTACCCATTATATAATCTATACCGTGTTTAATACCATTCTTTTCAACAAAATTCAATAATATATTAGCGCCTTTTTTATTAATACTATATGCGTGTGTTGCACCTATATATAACGAACCATTTAATTTATCAATATTTGTATTATCACTTTCAATATTATATATATGTTTTACTTTATTTCTCTCTCTATCAACCATATGATATCCAAAAAATATTAATTCTTTATTTTCCATTTCATCGCGTATTGTATCTAATTTCATTTTAATATTATTTGATGGTATAAAATCATCTTCAAATACTACATAATAATTATGCTCATTATCTAATGCCAAACGTTTCCAAATATAATAATGTGATAATGCACATCCAATAAATCCTCTTCTACTATTAAAATCATTTCCAATAAATAAATTCAAGTCTTTATTACTTTCAAGTAATTCATTACCATCAACAGCGTTTATTATTTCATAATCATTATTTGTAAAACCATTATTATTTAATACATTAATAATTTTTTCTTTTCTATCTTTTCTTCTCTCAAGATTAATAACCTTAATATATGGAGTTTTTTTTACAAACTGGCTTTCTTTATTTAGTTCATATGCATTAGGTAATGATTTATTATTTCTCTCACTTGTTAATCTTCCAATATGTTTGTTTGTCAATTTATTAAAAAATGCTGATTTATATTTACCATCAATCCATTTATATGCATAATCCATTTCAAAAAATTGGTTAGGTGTATCAAAATTACCAATATTCAATATAGTTTTTACATCAATTAATGATGGTCTAAAACTATAATGAGGCCAATAATGACTATTAAAATAATTAGCTTCTTTATTTGGAATATAATCATGAATACAAAAGTCGTTATTATCACATTTAATAAATCCTTTTACTCTATAATCATCAATTGTCTCTCCATAACCTCTATTAAATAAAATTTGTTTTACATTTTCATTATTTAAAGTGTTTAATCCTTCTAATGATTTTTGTATATATTTCATTTTATCATAAAATACAAAATCATCTTCTAGATGAATCCAATATTTTGGTTTTAATTCATTTAATTTATTCCAAATAATATTCATACTATTACGATGTCCTTTTTCTGATAAATTTTTAAAGTAATAATCAAAAAATGGATATTTTATTTTCATAAGTAATTTATCATCATCTGACGAATTATCATCAACACAAAACCAATAATCAATTCTTTCCAAGTCATCCCACTGATTAATTATAGAATTTATAGTTTTTTGAAACAAATCAATTCTTTTACAAGTTGTCATAGAGAGAAATATAATTGGTTTATTTGAATTTTTTAAGTTTTTTATTTTTTCATAATTATATTTACACAAATAATCTTGTAATACTTCTTTGTATAATATTTCCCAAACCTGACAATATGTTTCATTATATTCAAAATTAGAAATATGTTGATTATATTTATTAAATAAATTATGTAAATTTTCTTTTTTATCATTTAATATAGCTTCCTTATAATATGATATATTACGCATAGCTGTTTCAATATGATATGTTATATTTGAATTACAAATCAATTCATAACATGAATGATAACCACCATAAATATCATCTACATAATAAGCTGATATACAATTAAAATATTCGATATGATAATTTAAATCATATGTTGAAAAGAATAATTTATCTGATTCATTTGTTAATATTTTTTTATATCCCTTACACTGTTTATAAAGTGCATTTACCATTAAATGCATACCATTATTATAAAAATATTCAGTTAACGCTTTTATGTGTTCCATTCTCTCTTTATCAAACTCATTTGCTTTAATAAATAATTTAATTGCTTCTAATTCATCACCGTTACTCATTAATTGACGCCCTGCCATAATACATGAATAATATTTTTCTTGTCCCCAATTATTTAATGTAGTTACTTTTTTATACCATTCAATTGATTTTTCTTTATTACATGCATCCATATAACTTTGAGCGCAATAAAAAGCATATCTATTTTTTAAACTTTCATCTGATTCTTCATTATATCCTCTCTCTAGAATAGCTGCATCTTTAGAATATTTATTTGGGTCTTTACTTCTATCGCCTGATTTACCACTTTCAATATAATAATCACCTTCAATATTTAATTCTTTATTTTGGGGATTACCACCATTAAGAAATTCATGAAGAACTCCAATAAATTTCCATTTTAATCTATTATTAACTAATAGAGGTCTTTTATAAACAAAACCTGTCCCAAATTTAAAATGATACATATCTGCATCTAGTTCGGGTAAACGTAAATTACCGTGTATATCATCATCTGCATCAAAAATAAATAGATAATCTGTTTTATTATATGCACTTTCTAATGCTTTAGTTCTATTGTATCCAAAATCTTTCCATTCATTTTCGACTAATTCTCCGTATATATTTCTTTTTTTAAAGAAGTCTTTAATTATTTCACGTGTATTATCAGTAGAGCCTGTATCAGAAATAACCCAATATGTAATATCAATATATTCTAATATTTTAGAAAGTGTTTTTTCAATAACATGACTTTCATTTTTAACAATCATATTAAGACATATTGTTTTTTTATTACTAGTATTATTTTTAATAGAATTTATATTATTCATAATTAAAGGATTAACTGCTTATATTGAACTATATTAAAATACTAATATTTTATGTTTAAATAATTATTATGAAAAAATATAATACAAATAATATAAAATAATACAAAATAATATAAATAATATAAATAAAATAATACAAAATAATACAAATATATAATATACTAAAAAATAATGTCATTTACACGTTTTCACGATGATCCTTGTAGAATACAAAAACAACTACAAGAAACTACTGATATTGGAAGATATATAATGAATGTTCCTGGAAATGGTGAAAATCCATATTACGTTAATGATCCTCATATAAGAATGCAAAAATGGGGTGCAAATTTAATGACAAATCCGATTAATTTAGAAAGTGATTTATTTGGCCTTAGTAGAAATTTAAATAAAGATTGTATAGGTGTTAATCAGTATAATTTAACACCTCCACAAGGAAATAATATAAGTTACCCAACTGTAAAAACAGTTACTGATCAATCACGTAGTACTCATCCAGCTTGGTTATATAAAGATTTAGAACAAAATAATTTTAAAATACTTCATTTAAATCCACAAGAAAATACTTGTATACCATTTAATTATAATTTAAATACAAGATCTATAGAAAAAGATTCTTATATTCCAAGCTATAATTGTTTATCTAATAATAATATGAGTTATAATATGAGTAATGTTCCATTATATACTAATAATAATTTTGCAAATAATACTATTAACTAAAATACTTTTAACTAATAATAAAATTGTTTAGAAAAGTAAAATAAATAATCAAATTAATATAAAATAATATTATAAATAATATAATCAATAATATTATATATATAAATATTAAATGGCTGAATTAGCAATACCGCTTATTGCATTAGGTAGTATGTATCTTATATCAAATCAAGATAAAAAGAAAAATTTAAAAACTAAAGAAATAGAAAATTTTTCAGTTATGAATAAATATACTAGTTCAAATCCAAACAATGAATATGGAAAATTACCAAATGTAGATAACGTATCAATTAATTATCCGGTTGAATCTAATAATATAGATGATAATGTAAAAGGCTATCATAACCCTAATCAATTCACCGATAAATATTTTAATAATTCTAAAGAAATAGAAAAATTGATGAATAATAATCAAGAACAACAAATATCATCATTATCAGGGAATATGTTATCAAATAACGAGTTTACACATAATAATATGACACCATATTTTGGTTCAAGAATAAGAGGAGCAAATTTAGATAATCAACACGAAAGTGTTTTAGATAATATGCAAGGCAGTGGTTCTCAACAAATAAGAAAACAAGAGATAGGCACTTTATTTAAACCTGAAGAAAATATGCAATGGTCATATGGTGCACCAAATCAAAGTGATTTTTATCAATCTCGTATGGTGAATAGTTTACGTAAAGCAAATGAAAAACCGTGGGATGAAATACAAGTTGGTCCTGGTATTAACAAAGGATATGAATGTGGCGGTAGTAATGGTTTTAATTCAGGATTAGAATCTAGAGATTCTTGGATGCCAAAAAATGTAGATGAATTACGTGTAAACAATAATCCAAAATTAACATATAATTTATCGGGGCATGAAGGTCCTGCTAATAACTATATTAAAGAAAGAGGAACAATTGGTAAGGTTGAAAAATATTTACCAGAAAAATATTACGCAAATACACCTGATAAATGGCTTACAACAACTGGTATAGAAAAAGCCCAAACTGCTAGAGGTGAGCATATATTACAAAATGTAAGTCGTGTATCAACAACTAGTGAATATTATGGTAATTCTTCAAATACATTTGGTGAAGCAACGTATGCACCACAAAACTTTGTCCCTGGTTTTAGAAAAGAAAAACAAACGTGTGATTTACCTGCACCATCGATGTTAGGTAAAAATCCTTCAACTGATTCGGATTATGGTATTCGTGGATATACTTCATTACCAAATAATAGAAATATAACATGTCGTGAAGAAGTAGGTATAGTAAGTGGGATAATGAAAGCGGCAATTGCACCACTATTAGATGTATTGAAACCAACTAGAAAAGATAATGTAATTGGTAATGCACGACAATATGAAAATCCTGGTTCTACCGTTCCATCTAGTGTTGTATTTAATCCGGCTGATAGAACTAAAACAACAAATAGAGAGATACAAGAATCAAAATTGGATAATAATCATAATAATTTAGAAAGACAACAAGCAAATGCATATTTAGTTAGTGAACAACAATCAATTAATAATAACAGAGACACAACAAATTGTCAATATATTGGTAATTCAGGTGGTAGTGGTATTCAATCAAATACTCGTGTATATGAAGCAGAATATAATCAAAGAAATAATGTAATTAAAACAGATACTATTAATAATAGAACAAATATGGGAAATACCCAAATATTTAATCAAGTAGAAAATATTAAAATAGATAAACGTGATAATGATAGAAATAATAATAGACTATGGGTTCCATCAACTGGTCCAACGGTTCCAACTGCTGTAACATCGATTGATACATATGGACAGGTTAAAATGCCACAATCATACAATTTTAATATAGAAACTGAGAGAAACACATCTGATATATTATCTGCATTTAAAAATAATCCTTATACACATAGTTTGAACAGTTACTATTAGATTATAAACAATAAATTACTTACAATAAATTACTTACAATAAATTACTTACAATAAATTACTTACAATAAATTACTTACAATAAATTACTTACAATAAATTAGTTATATAATTTATTATAATTAGTATTTGAAAACTGATATAAAAATTCTTTAAACTATTAAATAAGTATGGAATTACATAAAGAAACATATGATAAATTATCATATTTTATAAAAATAAATAAAATACCAAATATAATATTTCATGGTTCAAGTGGATGTGGTAAGAAAACTATTTTAAATAATTTTATAAAAATGATATATAATAATAATAAAGAAACAATTAAACAATATGTTTTATATGTTAATTGTGCCCATGGTAAAGGTATTAAATTTATTAGAGAAGAATTAAAATTTTTTGCAAAAACATATATACATAATGGAATATTTAAATCTATTATTTTATTAAATGCTGACAAATTAACAATTGATGGCCAATCTGCATTAAGAAGATGTATTGAATTATTTAGTCATAATACTAGATTTTTTATTATAGTTGAAGATAAATATAAATTATTAAAACCTATATTATCTAGATTTTGTGAAATATATATACCATTACCAATTATCAATAATATATCAACTAATTTGAATAAATATTATATAAATATATCTTCATTATCAGAATTTAATAACGATATTAAAAAAGAAGAATATATAAAAACAATCATAAATTCATTAGTACAAAATAAAAAGAATAAACTAACAAATAATTTAGTTGAATTGTCTAATATTTTATATGAGAAAGGATATTCGGCTTTAGATTTAATGAAACAATTAGAAAATAATTTAAATATTGATAATGAAAAAAAATATTTATTATTAGTTTTTATTAACAAGATTAAAAAAGAATTTAGAAGTGAAAAATTATTAATTTTATTTATATTAACATTTTTAATACGTTCTGATTATAATTTAGAAAATATATCAGTTATTTAATAAAATGGATGATTATTCAATTTCAACATTAACAGAATCAAATAACGAATGGTGTTCTAGGGTAGTACATATATTAACCCCATTAATTATTGATGGTATTAAATCTATATTTGATGAAGCTTGGAAACTTTGTAAAGAAAATAATGAATTAGATAAATATTTAATGACATTTCAAAATTTTATAACACGTGTACCAAAATGGAACTCTAATTTAATACAAGAAGAAACAGCTAGAATATGTGAAAAAAGTAATTGTGGTTATTTAGAAGATTTAATAACGTGTGTACATATTATTAAATTAAAATCACTTACTTGTATTCGGGTTGGTCAAAAACAAAAAAAAATAGATATAAATGTTCCCCCGTTGAATGAATTCATTCATAAAATATATATAAATGTTGCAAGAAAATTATACTCAAATGTTTATTTATTTGAGAGAAATATCCCACCTCTACAAGTTCAAAAAAATAATAGAGAGTTAGAATTAATTGTAAAAGAATGTATTCTACTAACAATTAGGGATAGTATTCCAGTAGAATCTATTTTAAGAACATATATGGATGAAACTCAAGAAACATGCGTAGAAGTTGAAGAAAAAGAAGAAATAGTAGAAAAAGAAATAATTAACGATAATGATGATAAATCAAATAACAATTTGCAATCAAAAAATGTAAATGTATCAAATAATGAATTTAAAGGAGGTGATAATGAAAATAATACATCAAATAATGTTAAATTTAATGAAAGTTTGAATACTGTGAAAGAAATTGATAATATAAGTGATACACTTAATGATTTAATTATTAATACTGAAGAAACAATTAATAATAAAAAACCAATTACTTTAGATTTTACTACAAATAATACTAATAATAACTCATCTGATATAACATCTCAATTGAATAATAAAGTAAAAATATCAGGTGATGATTTATTTGAACCATTAGAATTAGATGAATTAACAAGTGATAATGATGAACATAGTGATGTTGATATTGAATTTGATGAACTATAAGTAAAACTATTTATTCTAAATAAAATTCGTTAAAAATGTATAAAGATTAAAATTATATATTTTAAATAAATGGAAAATATGTTTGTTTTAGCATTAATTATTTCAATCGTTTTTGTAATTGTTAGATTTATTGAAATGAGATTTATCGTAAAAGAAGATAGACCATTAAAAGATTTATTTAAAGAAGGTATACAAGTATATCTAAGTAGTGTATTTGGTTTATATATTGCAACACAATTTGATGTATTAAATATAAGTAATAAAATTCAAAGGGGTGGTACTAATGTTTCTGTATTTGTAGATAATCCTGATTTTTAATAAAATAATTATTTTATACATAAATAAAACATATTAAATAACTATTAAATAAAATTTATTTATTAGTTATTAGATAATATATATAGTAAATCTCATATATACACTAAATTATATATTTACACATATATTGATTGGTATATTTACACATATATTGGTATATTATCAATATTAATAATTGGTTTATCTCTCGGTATAGAACTTCTAGCTATTTTAAATTGAGAGAAATATTTTTTATTTAATTGTTCTTTAGGTATATGATTATGAACAGTTCTAGCAATCATTTTATAAAGTTTAAAATCAGGATATCTCTCATCTCCATTTGATTTATATAAAACATTTTTATTTTTATCATCACTACACCATTCTTTAATTATTTTAATTAATTCTTTATCTTTTATATCATCATTATCAATTATAAAATCATATAATGAACATGCTAATCTACATAAATCAAAACTATAATTAGGTTCAACTGACGGTTTATTAGAATTAAAATATGGTTCAAAATTATATTGTGTTGATGCATCACCTGATAAGCTAAAACTATCACTACATATTATTTCCCCATTATATTTATATATAGCTCTTCCAAAATCAATTATTTTAAAAATTTTACCATATGTAGGAACCTGATAATATTTAGAATCATATTTATAATATAAATATTTTTTATTGGTTTCTATAAACATTATATTATTAGTATGTAAATCATTATGTGTAAAATTAAATATTTTTTGATATGTAATAAGAGACATTATTACTTGCATTAACATAGATGCCCATTCTTTATCATCTATTAATTTTTCTACTATTAAATTATCTAATGTATTTTTACATTTTTCCAATAATATTATTTCAACAGGAAAATTAAATATTGTTACGTCAACATTTTCGTTTGATGAAACAGTTGAATATGAATGTTCGCTTGATTCAGAACCATAATTTGATGAGTTATCATCATCATCTAAATCCATTTTATCCAAATCTAACATATCATCGCTATTAGTATTTGATGTTCTAGATGAACAAGACGTTGACCCCGAATTACTTCCTGAATGTGAATTAGATTTATTTACTTTTAAACGTTTTGAATTAATATCTTTATTTTCTTGATCATCTATATCATCTATATTAATAACTTCTAGGTCATTCAATAATTCCAAACTATTATTTTCATAACTATATGTGTCGTCTACTAATAATTCTTGTATATCATCTCCTATTTCAGAATATTCTAGAATATTAGCATTCATAGAAATATTTTTTATATTGAGTCTTTTTTTATTGTTTCTACTATCAAAATTTAAAATTTCTTTATGATATTCATTATTTAATTTGAATAAATTATCATTATTTTTATTAAAAAAATCAGAATTAAATATATATTCTATTTCATCTTCTATATTAACTATAAAATCGCGCTTAAAACATAAATAAGAACCATAAAAATCAATACCATTTAAAAAACCATTATGATTTAATAAATTACTAGTTAAATATGAAAAAAACCCATCTACATATGCTGAATTATTACTATCAATTATTTTTGTATTAACATCAACATTATTTATATCCAAATATGACGGTAATTTAAATATTGAATTATTTGAAATATCATATTTACCAATCATATATTTAAATGGATCTAGTAAAGGACTATATTTTACAAATATTTCCTTTTTCGGTTGATTTATTATATTACCACAACAATCTTTAAAATAAGATACAAATGTATTCGATACATCAGAAACATCTGTTATTTTACAAATACTATATTTATTATTTAAGTTTATACTATTGTAATTTGTTTCATTTAATTTAAAATACTTATTGTATAATGGAATGTAGTTCTGAATATTATAAACATTTAAATATTTTTCTAAATTATTAAAAAGTCTATCATTTACATTTTTTTGATAATCAATTTTAAACATTATTTTAGATTATAATTTTATTTAAATTAAATATTAATATTATGACATTTAAACTTATTATAAAATTAGTATAAAAATATAAACATATATAATAAATACGTTATATAAGTAATTATTATATTCTAAATCATTATTAAATGTCATTAGAATTAAAAAAATTTGATATGAGACATATCAGTTTCAAACCAGATGAAAATAAAGGACCAGTTATTGTATTAATCGGTCGGCGTGATACAGGTAAAAGTTACTTAGTTAGAGATTTATTATATCATCATCAAGATATACCAATCGGTACTGTAATATCAGGTACAGAAGCAGGTAATGGATTTTATAGTGATCATGTTCCTAAATTATTTATACACGATGAATATAATACTGCAATTATTGAAAATATACTTAAACGACAAAAAATTGTATTAAAACAAATTAAAAAGGATATCATTAACTATAAAAAAACTAATATTGATCCAAGAGCATTTGTTATATTAGATGATTGTTTATATGATAATACATGGGCTAAAGATAAAATGATGAGATTGCTATTTATGAACGGAAGACATTGGAAAGTTATGCTTATAATTACTATGCAATATCCACTTGGTATTCCTCCAAATTTAAGAACAAATATAGATTATGTATTTATTTTGAGAGAACCGTATATTGCTAATAGAAAAAGAATATTCGAAAATTATGCAGGTATGTTTCCTACACCTGAAAGTTTTTTTCAAGTTATGGATCAATGTACTGAAAATTATGAATGTTTAGTAATTAATAATAATGCAAAATCAAATAAATTACAAGACCAAATCTTTTGGTATAAAGCACAAAGCCATCCTGATTTTAAATTAGGTTCTAAAGAATTTTGGGAATTATCTAAAGATTTAGATTCTGATGAAGATGAAACATATGACCCAGGCAGTGTTAAGAAAAGAGGAAGTGGACCAAAAATAAATGTTAAGAAAAAAGTATGGTAATATAATAATTTTAAGATACTTCAGGATCATCTACATCATTTAGCATTCCGCTTTCATTTAATAATTCGCAATTTAAACAATTAACATTTTGTGGTAGTGTATTTAAAACTAAATTTGGATTATTACTAATAAATAATACAGATAAACAACCTGGTAATTCCGGTAAAGATGTTAAATTATTATTTCTACAATCTAATTTTTTTAAATTTGTAAATTGTAATAAACTAGGTATATGAGTTAAATTTTTATTTGATATATTTATTACTTGTGTATCAAGTGGTAGAGAGAAAATATAAAGATCAATATCAAAATCCATTAATATTTATTATAATAAATACAAGTATAATAATTATAATTATAATAAATATAATTATAATAAATAAAATTATCTTATTTGAAAATCACTAGGTCTGTAATCCATAATATAATCAGGTGTTAATTGTTTTATTTGTAAATTAAAATTAAAAGGCATATTTTTAAAATCTACTAAACGACCATCATGATATCTAAACTTAAATTTTAATTTAGATACCTTTTCTAATACAGGAATATTATATCCACAATTTTTTAAATACATATTAGTTGTATCTATACTATAATTTCCTGAATTTGAAGATATATAAATTTTAATAAATGCTGAATTTACTTTTCCACAAAAATCATTTTTTTTAGTACTTGTTGTGTTAACGGAATATGGTTCTATTTCGTCTAAATAATTCATTTTTTCAATTTCCATATACATAACCGTATCAAATATATTTTTAAAATTATATGGTGCTTTAATATAATAAGAAGGAAATGTTGTTGTAGATGCTGGTAACCAAATACTATTAGAAGTATCTGATTGATAATAAAATATTATGCCTGCATCTCCATTAGATGCTAATTGACCTATAGATGTATATTGTTTTTTATCAAACCCTAAATTATAAGGTAATCCCCAATTTGAATAATTATTAAAAATAATTGGTTGATTACATTTTGTTATATAATTAAGTTGTCTATCAAATAAAAAAACAAATTCGGCAAATTGATTTCCAAAATATAATGTATTACCAACATAATCATAATATACTTTAAAATCTGTATATATAGGAGTTGTATTACTGCTTTGTGTTGACATAAAAGTATTTACAACACTATTCATTCTATTTTGTATTTCATTTATTATATCTTGTCCTGAATAATTACCATCTTGTATTTGTATTTCAAAAATATAATTAGGATCATAATAAGGGAAAAAACTAGATAAAGAATCTATATTAATTATTTTAAATGCCATTTTTGTATTTTGATATTCATTAGAAAAAACATCGTGTGTTGATGGAAATTGACAACTAACTAATTCTACAACTTCAACATTTTCATATGTTTGTGGACACTGAATTGAAAATTCGTTTGAATTAGGCCATTTATTAATATCTCTATCCTCAGAATGAATAGATAATATTTTTGAATCATTACGATATTTATTATTACTTGGTATAATTACTCTATTATTATTTGTATTATTTGTATTATTTGTATTAGTATTTGAAAAAATATTATTTTTATTCATATTATATTATAATTATTTAATTTATATTATATTATTTCTAATATTTATAATGGGGTATAGCATTCCAAAAAAATATTTACCAAAAAATATATCAAATAAAGACAAAAAAATTCTTAAAAATGAATTAAAACGTTCAAGAAAATTATATAAGTTAAAGAAGTATTATTCAAGAAAACCAATTAAAAGTTATAAAAATAAACATTCAAAACATCTCGACAATTTATTAAAAATATATAGGCTAAATAATGTTAATATAAATAATAATCTTTCTAAAAAAACAGGTTGTTCCATTAATTCTTTAAAACAAATTGAGAGAAAGGGGATGGGTGCGTATTATTCATCGGGTTCTAGGCCAAATCAAACAGCAAAGTCGTGGGGGTTAGCAAGATTAGCAAGTTCTGTTACTGGTGGTAAATCATCTTTAATTGATTATACTATATTATTAAAAGGATGTAATAAAAATAGTAAAGCATTAAAATTAGCTACTAAAAATAGAAAAAAATGGAAATCCAGTTATAATTTAACAAAAAGAAATAAAACTTTTATTGGAGGTGAAGGAAATAAATTAAAAGAAAAAATTATAAAATTTAAAAGAAGTACAAATCCTGATAAAAAATATATGGCATTTGTTAAAAATTTAAATAATCATAAAATAAGAATATTACATTTTGGTGCATCTGATTATCAACAATATAAAGATAGAACACCTTTAAAAATATTTACTCATAAAAATCATAGTGACAAAAAAAGACAAATGAATTATTATAGCAGACATAGTAATGGTATTAAAAATAGAAAAAAAGCTATTAATTATGAAATAAATAAATCAAATGGTTATTATACACCAAAAATTTTAAGCCATATATATTTATGGTAAAATAATGTAAAAAACATATATAAAATATGATAATTTGCAATAAATATAATTAGACTTTATAATTATATTTATAAATTTAATAATTATTATTTAATTATTATTATTTAATTATTATTTTTTTCTTCAGGATGTCCACCATCATCACTTGTTTCACTCATATGTGTACCCAAATTCAATCTACTAAGACCACTGTCATGAGTTCTAGAAGTAATAACATTTTCATTTTCAAATAGTTCTTTTCTAATATCAGCTGATGTTAAATTATCAGACGATCCCAATACAATATTTTCTTCAATAGTACTAGTATTTTTAACTCCAACTAGGTCACCTTCTTCATTAATGGTTTGTGTTAATTTATTTCCGCTTTCAAGAGCTCTGCGTTTATTTTCTTCCATTGCTTTAATTTTAGAATCTTTAACGCGCTTATCGAATTCTTGTTTAGCTTTATCTTCATTATTTTTCTTTTCATGCATCAATTGATTTAGCTCATCTTCGATATATTCAACACGTCCTGTTTTATATGCTTCAGGATGAAATGGCATCCATACTCCAACAGGACCTACATAAACATCATGATTTGGATCCATTTCTCTCAATAATTTGCATCTAAGTTCTGCTTCTTGTTGAGTTGGGAATGAACCTCTTACCTTAATACCTCTAGTAGATGTTTGAAATTCATATGTTTCATTAAATTGTTTTTCTAATTTTTCTTCATTACTATCCAAATAATTTTTATAATCATCTAACATATCATTTTTACTAAGTGTTTCTCTATCTTCATTAACAAATGATTGTAAATCAGTATTAATATCATTAATATCAACGCCATATTTATATGAAATAAAATTCAAAAATTGTGTAAATTTTTCAAGTGATTTAGACAAATCCCATGTTTTAATAAATTCTTGAAAATAATATTGTTCACGTTGTTTAATAATATGTTCAGGTGAAACAAAAGATATACAACAATATTTTTGTCCAGCTATAGATTTATCTTCATCCAACAAATCAACATATTTAGGATTTTCAGAACCATCTAAATTTAATTTATATTCTACACCGGTTGGGCGATTATCTTTAGAATCTTTAGAATTTGAATTATTCAATTTAGACATAATAGACATTATTATTTAATATAAAATATATTCTTTATATAATTTTAAGTATTTAACTATTTTAATCTATTTAAAAAAGATAATATATTTTTTTCTTAATTATTATTATAATAAAATGAGTGTTGGAGATTTCCTTGATTTATCTGAATTACTAAAACGTGTAGTTAAATATTTAGTAGAAGGTTTGATGGTTGCTATTGCTGCCTTCGCAATTCCTAAACGCAACTTATCTATGGATGAGATTGCTTTGATTGCATTAACTGCTGCCGCTACTTTCTCCATTCTTGATACATATCTACCTTCTATGGCAGTTTCTGCTCGTGGTGGTGCTGGTTTCGGTATTGGTGCTAACCTTGTTGGTTTCCCTCGTTAAATAACTATAAAATATCATAAATAAAATTTTAAATTTTAATATTAATATTTAATATTTATACATAATTTTAACTATATTTGTAAGTATATTTATATAATAATTATTAGTATAATACTAAATACACTATTATTTAGTATTAACCATTTAAACACTTGGAATAAATTCCCAATCTAATTCTTCACATATATTTTTCCATATTTCATCTTGTTCAATCATTTTTTCTTTATCTTTTAGCAATTGAAAATATGGTAAAAATGAATCTTGTCCTAATAATTCGCACAACTTGTATATAGTATAATAATAATTCAAAAAATTAACTCTATCATTCGGGCAATATTTTGCATATGGTCCTTGAATATCCATAAATAAATTACATAATGTTTCTTCTAATTCAGGCGACATTACTGGTGGTTTAATACCTAATTTATCTTTTATAAATGGTATATGTTCATAATATTTATTATATCCTAATTTTTTTAATATTTCTTTCATTTTTTTATTAGTTACTTGTTTAATATTAATTCTTTCTTTTTTAATTTGTAATTTTATATCATCAATAACTTCTGGATTTATTTGAGTTGTTTCTTTTGCTTGAAATTGTGCTAATATTTCTCTAAAATGATTAATTCTTTTATATGCATAAAAACAAACTTCTTTAGGTGGTTCTTTATATGATGGTTTTTCATTTTCTACCAAATATTTTACGTTTTTACCACAATTTTTACAAACCATGATACCTTCGTGCTCTATTGGAACCAATTCCCCATTATAACAATATTGACAAACATCTTTTGCTAATACATATTTATTTATATCAAAATAACTATCATCTATATTATTTAAATACTTTTGAACAGTTGTATTTATAATTTCATTTACATTATTATCATTTTTTTCAGTTTTAACATTAAAAAAACTATCTAATTTTCTTATTTTATTTTTACCATCTTCTATTTCTTTTTTATTTTCAAAATAATCAAAAATATATTTAGAATTATCTAGTAGATAATCTTTTTTTTTATTTTTAATATCTTTAATACTTCTTGTAATATTATCAATTTCATCTTTTAATTCTAAAATTTTATCAACCGATTTTTCATTTTTTAAAAATATTTTTAATTTATCTCTCTCTTCTTTTAATTTAGGAATAATTAATTCATCATTATCAAAATTTGTCAATAATTCATTATGTTTATTATCAATTGTAATTGTGCAATTATTTATTAATATTTTTTTTGTATTTTTTGATTTAAAGATTGTCATAATATTTACTTTTAATTTACTTTTAATTTATAATATATTTTTAATATTAAATTTAATTTATGTATAAATTTTTTTTATACTTTCTCATATTCATTTAAAAAATAAATATGAATAATGAAATTATTGATGAAAAAATATATTTTAATTTAGAAAATAATGATTTGAAAATTAATAATGTTAATTTACAAAAAATGACATTTATTTATAATGCTTTAGAAAACGGTTGGGAAATTAAAAAAAAAAATAATAAATATAGTTTTAGTAAAAAACACGAAGGAAAAAAAGAATACATAAATGATAATTATTTAAAACGATTTATACAGCAAAATTTAGATATAACAAAACACGATTTGTTTGTTGAAAATAATAATTAATATAATAATTAATTAATTAATTTAGGTTTTTTAAAAAAAAAATTTTCTTTAGCAATATTATATAAAATGGGTGGTGGATTAATGCAACTTGTCGCTTATGGTGCCCAAGATGTCTATCTTACGGGTAATCCTCAAATTACATTCTGGAAGGTGACCTATCGTCGTCATACTAACTTTGCTATGGAATCTATTGAACAAACATTCAATGGTCAAGCCGATTTCGGTCGCCGTGTAACTTGCACTATCAGCCGTAATGGTGATCTTGCTTATCGCACATACTTACAAGTAACTTTACCTGAAATTAATCAGGGGCTTAAGAACACTTCTGGTGATGTCTATGCCCGTTGGTTGGACTACCCAGGTGAACATCTTCTTTCTCAAGTTGAAGTTGAAATTGGTGGTCAACGTATTGATCGCCAATATGGTGACTGGATGCACATTTGGATGGATTTGACCGGTTCTGAAGAACAAATGAAGGGTTACAAGGCTATGGTTGGTCAAACAACCGCTTTGACTTTCATTACTGACCCATCTTTCGCTAATATTGATGGTCCTTGTGATAGCAGCGCTCCCCGCCAAGTATGTGCTCCTCGTAATGCCCTCCCAGAAACCACTTTGTATGTTCCCTTACAATTTTGGTTCTGCCGCAATCCTGGTCTTGCTCTTCCTTTGATTGCTCTTCAATACCACGAAGTCAAGATTAACATCGATTTACGCCCTATCGATGAAATGTTGTGGGCTGTATCATCTCTTCTAACTGGTAATGCTAACAGAAAGGTAACCCAAGCTTACAATCAATCTTTGGTTGCTGCTTCCCTATATGTTGATTACATTTTCCTTGATACTGATGAACGCCGTCGTATGGCTCAAAACCCTCACGAATATTTGATTGAACAACTTCAATTCACCGGTGATGAATCTGTTGGTTCTTCTTCTAACAAGATTAAACTCAACTTCAATCACCCTTGCAAGGAATTGGTATGGGTTGTCCAATCCGATGAACACGTTGACTATTGCTCTTCTCTTGAATCTGGTCAACTCCTCTTCAAGACACTTGGCGCTCAACCTTTCAACTATACCGACGCGGTTGATGCTCTACCCAACGCTATCCATGCTTTCGGTGGTCCTAAGGCTGTTGCTGGTACAGCAACCTCTTATATTGATGGCTCGGGCTTATTCCAAGATGCTGGTGCCACTAACGTTACTAATGCAGCAAACTCATGGTGGAATGCAACTGGTGCAGGTGCTTATGATGCAGTCAATCTTGATGGAGTTGGTTCCGTATCTGGTGTTTTATCCGCTGTATCTGATGCTGGTACGTTTGTCCTTGCTGAAACCTCTCTTGATCTCCACTGCTGGGGTCAAAACCCCGTTGTTACTGCTAAACTTCAACTCAACGGCCAAGACCGTTTCTCTGAACGTGAAGGAAGCTACTTCGATGTTGTACAACCTTGGCAACATCACACTCACTCACCATCTACTGGTGTAAATGTTTATTCTTTTGCTTTGAGGCCCGAGGAACATCAACCGAGTGGGTCGTGCAACTTCTCCCGTATTGATAACGCCACCCTACAATTGGTATTGTCAAATGCTACTGTTGAAGGTACTAAGACTGCTAAGGTACGTGTCTACGCAGTAAATTATAATGTACTAAGAATTATGTCGGGAATGGGGGGGTTAGCTTACTCAAATTAAGTAATCTGAAATATAATATTTCAATTCAAACCAACTTAAAGATATTCATATTATACTATATATAATATGAATTATAATCTTAAATACGACTTTGACCCTATAAATAACTGTGGTTTAATTCATTTTAATGATAAAAATGTAATGATGGATTTTAGTGATTTATTTTCTATAATCAATTTTGAAAAAAATTTTATTTATTATGATGAAGAAAAATTGTATCCATATTATTTACGCCATAATAAAAAAATTTCTTATTTAGATCATATATTTAAATATGATGATACAAATATAAAATATGTATTTAAAAATAATAATCAATTTGATCTAAGACGTGAAAATATTAATATTTATCACGAATATCATGATAAAATTATAAGTGAATATAATGTTATTGATTATAATCTTGGACATTATACAGAAATAGGAAAAGATGCTTATATAGTTAAAAATCCATTATGGTTTGTAAATGATGATAATAAAAATTATATATTAATGTATTGTGAAAAAAATACAATTGTTAAAATATGCAAAAAATCACTATATAAAATAATAGAATATGAAAAGGAACATAATAAAAATAAAAAAATAACTTTTTTTAAAATGTCTAATGGATACATAGGTAGTTCGACTAATTTATTTATTCATCAAATTATTACAGGTTGTTATGGAAATGGACAAGGAACAAAAAATATTAGTGTAGATCATATTGATAGAGACCCATTAAATAATTGTTGGGATAATTTAAAAATCGCTACACGAGAAGAACAAGAAAAAAATTGTAAAGGAATTATGGATGGAACAAAACGTGCAAGAAAATCAAACGCTAAGCCTTTGCCAGATGGTATAACGCAAGATATGATGAGAAAATATGTTGTTTATTATGAAGATTATGCTGATAAAGAGAAAAAAAGATTACGTCAATATTTTAAAATTGAAAAACATCCAAAATTAAATAAAATATTTATTGGAAATAAATCAAATAAAATTTCAATATTAGAAAAATTGAATCAAATTAATAAAATAGTTGATGATTTAGAAAAAGACATATATCCATCAATTAATAATAATAATGAAACCATACAATTACCAAAATATTATTCTTTAATAATTACTAGAGAGAAACCACATTTAGTATTTGAAAAAAGAGTAGATAGTAAAAGATTAAATGTAAGAATGATTTTACCTAATGATTATGATTTAAATGAACAATTAACAATAATAAAACAAAAAATTAAAGATAAATATGGTGATATTGATGTATAAATGTATGTAGATATTGTAAATGTTATTGAAATAAAGAAATATCACTATATAAATTTATAATAATATGACTATAGACATTGTAAATTTAATTGAGTGCAACCCTATTACTAAATTAAATGGTATTTATCACTCTAAATTGATTGAAAAGATAAAAAATAATTTTACAAATTATGAACAACAACTTTTTTTATCAAGTTTTTATTGTTATTTAAATTATAATCCTAAAAATGATTTTGTTATTGATCTAGATAATATATGGAAATGGCTTGGATTTAGTCAGAAAGTTAATGCAAAAATGTTACTTGAAAAACAATTTCAAATTAATAAAGATTATAAAAAATCATCGCTTTTGTTGCAACAAAAGCAAATAAATACAAAAGGAGGTCACAATAAAGAAATAATTATGTTAAATGTTGATACTTTTAAAAAATTTTGTTTAAAATCTGGAACAAAAAAAGCAGATGAAATACACGATTATTTTATTAAATTAGAAAATATTTTATTTGAGATTACAAAAGAAGAATGCGATGAATTAAAACAACAAATGCAAAAATTAGAAGAAACAAAAAATAATGAATTACAACAACTAGAATATATAAAAAATAAAGAAATGGAAGAAAAAATAAATGAACAAAAATATATAGAAAGAGAGAAAATATTACTTGATAAATTTGCAAAAATTGGTTCAATTATATATATAATAAAAGTTAAAACATTAGAAAATGGAGAATATATTATTAAAATTGGTGAAAGTCGTAGAGGAATATTGAATAGATACAATGAACATAAATTAAATTATCCAGAATGTTTATTACTTGATTGTTTTTCAGTTGAAAATAGTAAAGATTTTGAAAGTTTCATCCATAATCATGATAATATTAGATTAAATAAAGTAAATAATTTGAAAGGACATGAGACAGAATTAGAATTATTTTTAATTGGAAAAAATCTTTCTTATCAAATTCTTTTAAATCTTATAAATCAAAATATTAAATATTTCAATAATAGTACAAATAAATTAGAACTTGAAAATAAACAATTGAAAATGATGATTGAAATGAATAAAACAAATAATGATAATGTCATATTAAATGAATTAGTTAAAAGTGTAAATCTTCTTACATCTAGAATTGATGAACTTGAAAAAACAAATAAAGAACTTCTTGAAAAAATGACTTCATCCGAAATCAAAACAACAACTGGTTTTAATGAACCACTACCTACATTGGGTCCACGACTACAAAAAATAAATCCAGAAACATTACAACTAGTTAAAGTTTATGAAACTGTCACAGAAGCAATAAAAGAAAATTCTAATATTAAAAGAAGTAGTATTAATAAATCAATTATAGAAAATACAATTTATTGTGGATTTCGTTGGTTATTGGTTGATAGAGAACTAGACCCTAATTTTATTCATCATAAGATTGAACCAACAAAAAAAACAAAAGTTCAAAATTTGGGGTATATTGCAAAATTAAATTCTAATAAATCAGAAATATTAAATGTTTATTTAGATAGAAAAAGTGCTGCAAAATTAAATGGTTATCAATCTGATTCAGCATTAGATAATCCAGTTAAAAATAATACAATTACAAAAGAAAATTATTATATATTATATCATGAATGCGATGATAACTTAATAAAAGATTTTGAAGAAAAATATGGTTATCCATGTTTATATAAACAAGGTATAGGACAATATAATTTAAATAATATTTTAATTCGTGAATTTCCTTGTAAATATGATTGTATTAAAGGATTATCAATGAGTGATAAAACATTAAAAAAGTCTTTAGAACAAAATAAATCATATAATGGATATATTTTCAAAGAATTGCATATGAACCTAAAAATGATATAAAAATAAATTTATAATAAATTATTTAATTTTATATTATATGTATAATATTTTAAACATAATATCATTTATAATTATACTTTATTGGATATATAGTAATTATTATTATATTTTAGAATATTTTATAAATAAATCATTTTATTATTCAAATATAAAATTAGACAGGAGCAATAATAAAAATTTATTACTTCTCTCTAATTCAAGTATAGACATTTTAGGAAATAGAAATCATTTAGAACATGCTTCCTCACTAATTAAAACTTTTATAGAAAATAATAAAATAAAAGAAATATTATTCATAACATATGCATATCCAAATATTAGAGATAATAAAAATACAAAAAATGCTGATATTTTTTACATAAATAATGTAAAACCATTTTTTAATAAATTTGGTGTTAATAGTAAATTATTAAATACTAATTCTTCACCATCAAATCAACAAAATGAAATAAGAAATGCAAAAGCTATATATATGTCAGGTGGTAATACATTTATGTTGACATATAATTTACATAAAAATGGGGTAATACCAATATTAAGAGAGAAAATATTAAATGGTTTACCATATATAGGAGTTAGTGCAGGAACAAATATAATTTCACCGACTATGCAAACATCAAATGATATGCCTGTTGTTTGTTTAACTAGTTGTGAAACTTTAAATATTATACCATTTCAAATAAATGTACATTATAATACATTTAAAGAAGGTAAAGGTTTCACCGGAGAAACACGCGATAAAAGAATACAAGAATATTTAGAATATAATACAAAACAACATAAAAATGAAAACCTGCAAAATTATGTTTTAGGATTAAAAGAGGGTACAGGAATACATATTAGTGGTAATAAAATAGAATTAGTTGGATTTAAAACTAGACCAGCTAGTTTATTTACTATAAATAATAATGAAATAATAGAAAAAAATATCTCTATTGGTGATCGTATAGATTATTTATTGAATAATAATATTGAATAATATTCATACTTATTTAATAGTTAAATATTAACAGCTTCTACATATTGGGCACGTTGTACCAAGTCTACATTTCCAATTTAAATAACATTTTTTACATAATTTATGATAACATACATAAAATTTATATAAAATATTTTTCTCATAACAAACCGGACATTCATTATTATGATCTATATTCATGTATAAATGTTGTTTTTCAGCATTTGTCCTTACATAATATGAATTATTATTATTCAATATATCTCTTGATTCTATTTGATTTATATCAAAATCATTATATAACAAATAGTCTTTTATTTCTAATCCATATTCTATATCGTGTGATAATGGTATAATTTCAAAATCATAATTTAAACCAAAATCTTTTGAAATTCTATTGTATATTTTATCAATAAATGTATAAAATGTTAAATTATTCATAATAGCATATTCATAAATTTTTTCTCCACTTATACTTTTAAAGTAAATATTTGGAGTATAAGTATTGAGATTATTTGTATAATTAATATTATATTCATCAATAGTTATTATTTCGTTTGATTGATTCTCGGACATTTATATTAAGTTATTTGTCAATTATATTATTTATAATATTAAACTTCAATTTTATAAATAATATTTAATAAAAAAATTATTCATCTTCATCTTTACACCATACTTGTTTTTTTGCTTTCATAAAACTATTATTTACATATAATGGGTTCAACATTCTTGTAAAAAATAATAATATTAATAAAGAAAAATATATACTACCATATTTGATGTCAATATAATAAATAATAATTCCAATTACTAATAATACTATAAATATATATTGTACAGTATTAAAGACATTTTCAATTAATTCTTTAGTTTCCATTCCAGTATTAAAATCGTCGTGTAAAAATTGATAAAATACTAATCCTTCTTTTCCGACTGGTTCAAAATAATATTCTCTAAATGGTTTTGTCCCTTTATTTTTTAATATATATTCTACTATGTGATGTGGTAATAAATATAATATTGATTTTGTTGTATAACACTTGAATGAATAAAATGGTTTAAATATCATTTTATCTTTTATATTATAATCCCACTGTTCATCATCTATTATATTATTTATATTTTTAATTAAATATTCATTATCTGTGCTTAAAATATAAGCACCTCCTCTAGCTAAACGTAATCCTACTTCGATAATAATATTCTCTCTATATTGAACGTTTAACATACCAGTATATCCTGACATATTTTTTTGTACCCATTCATTTATATATGTAGGTGGTTTATTATCAGGAGATATATATTTCCATACATCACTAAACCCATTTTGAGCATCTGAATATTTATATGTTATTTGATGCATAATATTACCATTTAACATTATAAAATCTGTCATATTTTCAGTATTATCTATAAATTCAGACCACATCATATCTTTCATATTTATATAAAGTAGTAATTCATCTTTGTTCTTAATTTTAAAGCAATTTTTAGATGATGCACTTTTATGACCCCATCTTGGTTTAATAAAAATAGGGTAATCTATATTATTTATATGTGGTTTTAATGTTTCTAATTTGCCACATTGTATTCCTTGTGATTGTGCTATATATAATTTATCATAAACCCAATTATATTTTGGATATTTTTTATGTGCTTCAATATCAAAATATGGCATTTTTGATGAGAAATGATATTTAAAAGGGTCTATATATGGGTTTGTATAATTCATTTTTTTGCACCAATCTATATCATATTTTAATGTTTTACTAGATAATTCAAATAAATAATTCATTACTTATAATAATTATATAAATTAATACCTATATAAAATACTATAAAAAATAATTATAAAATTAAATATCTATATCAAAATATATTATGTATATTTTTTATATATTCTAATTAAATAATTTTTATCAATATGTGGTTGATTTATAATAATATCATCAATTGATATATATTTTTCTTCAACAGTAGATGCATATTTCTCACTTAATAAATATTCTACACAAAAGTCAGGCGTTAAATATTGAGTATATAAAATATTATATAAATTTAAATTACTATTATTTTTAATTTCTCTTTCTAATTGTTTAATTGAATATTTATTAGTAAATAAATCTGCATTTGTAACCATTTATAGTAATTTTCTTTTAGTATTTATCTTTTAGTATTTATCTTTTAAATATTTATAAACAAGTATTTCAATTTTATTACAAATATAATTATAATGTTAATTTAATATATATTATTTAATATATATTATTTAATGTCAATACAAAAATTTTTACACTTTGGATGTTGGAATAAAGGAGGTTGCGATTTAACTTCTATTAATAATAAAACAAGTCTAAGTGATGTTATGATAAAAGTAAATCAATTTGCTGAAATCCCCGAAACAAAACCTGATTTTATATTAGTTGCTGGAGATAATTATTATCCTAAAAAAAAGAAAGATAAAAGAGGTAAAATAAAAAAAATGAATTTTCAAGAATTATTATCTGGCTTTGAATGTCTTCCTAAAAATATAGAATGTAATGTTATTTTAGGTAATCATGATCTAGAAACGGATGTTTATGTTGGAAATGAAGAAACTCCAAATAAATGTAATATTATTAATAGTGAAATTAATATATCAAATAAAAATGATAATATTAATTTAAAATTATTTAATTTTAAAAGAATTGGAAATGGCACGTTAATTTTAATGATAGATTCTACTATGTATGATCCCAAATCTAATTTATTTTTACCCTGTTATAAAAAAATACTAAAAAATACACTTTATGATACTAATGATATTGATGAATCAACACAAACTTATATAAATAATTTAACTATGAATAATATTAGAGAAATACAAAAAAATTATATAGAAAATATAATAATTAATAATTTAAATAATTTAAAAAATATTATTATTGTTGCACATCATCCAATCACTTGTTATAAATTAAAAAACTATGAAAATAAATTAGTAGACACACCTGGACATGGTTTAACTGATTTTCTATACAATACAATTTATTTAAATTCAATTAATAGTGGTAATATTAATTATTATTATTTATGTGCTGATTTACATCAATATCAAATCGGTAATATTAAAATAAAACCACAAAGTATTTCTGATAATATGTCTATGATTATAAAACAATATATTGTTGGAACTGGTGGAACTGATTTGGACGAAAACCCTTTTAAATATGATATAACAGAAAGAAATGAAACCATATCATTTACACCAATATTACAGAATACTGATAGTAAACCTCATAATATTACATATATAGTTTCAAAAGAGCAATCAGAAATAGCTAATATAGCCGGTTCAAAATATGGATTTTTAGAATGTCATAATGTAGATGATGAATTACAATTTAGATTTATAGATATAAATGGTGGACAAATTGTAGAGAATGAATATAATAGTTATATGTCTTCGCAACCTACTATTTTAAATAAACCTGTACTTGTTACCGAATCATCTGGTTTATTAACTATTGGTGGTAGAAATAAAAAATATAAAAACAAAAGAATTAAAACAAAAAAAGTAATTAAAATATATAAATTAAAAAAAGGTGCAAATTTAAAAACTAAAAAGAAAAATATTAAACGTAAACATTTTAAAAAATATAACAATAAAACCAAACATATTATAAATAAAAAATATAAAACCAAATATATTAGAGATAAAAAATATAAAACCAAAAAAATATTATATATAAATTAAAATGAATAAAATAGAAACAAAAAATAAAGATAATTATAATATTGATTTATTGAAAGATTGTAAGGATTTATTACTTACATTTAATGTAAATTATTATAATTGTATTATAAATTATAATTTATATGGTAAATCATCTATAAAAACTAATGTAGAACATATAACAAATTGTATAAATAATAAAGAGAATACAGATTCTATTTATAATTTTAGTAGAAAATTCGATGTTCATCCTGATAAAGTACATAATTATTGTAATTTATATAAAGATGTAGTAATGTATACTAAAAATAAATAATTATATATAATAAATATAATACTAATTTACTATTGTTTGAAATAATTTATTCATATTTAAAACTTCTGGTTTATTATCATTATCATTAAATATTTTATAAATTAAGCTGTCGTCTCTAAAACGTATGCTATAATTATATTGAAGTTGACTTCTACCTACTCTGCCCATAGCTTGTATACATTTTTCTTGTGACATATTAGATAAATCTTTACCAATATATCCATGGCAAAATTGATAATTTGTACCATATATATAATCAGTTGATGCAATAATTAAATATAATTTTTGTTCAATAGCTAATTTTTTCATAATTTCCATATATGATGTATTTACTTGATTAGAAAATACACCAATCCCCATCAATAATAAAACTTTCCACATATCATCTATATTGCTAATTTTCATTATTTCTTCTACTGTATTATCTGATATGTTACACATAAATGCATTTTTAATTTTATCATTATTAGACGGGTGAAATCTTTCTATATGTAATTTTGAATTAGGAATATATAATGAATTTAGTGAAACAATTTTAATTGTAGAAATATATTCTTCCATTTTTTGTTCTATTTTTTTTATTTCAGGTGAAGATTTTTCATCACTTGTTTTATATTTAGATTTTTCATCATTATTACTTACATTTAATTTATTTTTTAAATCTTCCAGTTCTTTTTCTAATATATTTATTTTATAATTTATATTATTATTATGAGTGATAGATGTTTTTATATTATCAATTATTTCAGAAGGAATATTCGATGATTGTAAACAAAAGTTAGATATAGTATCTGTATTTTCAACTAAATAAATAGTTGGCCCATCTGTTAAACTATAAGAATCTTGTGTTGTAATATAAATAGAAGAATTCAATAATTTATTTCTTTTTTCAATAAAGTGTGAATATATGGATTCCCATTTATTTTTAGATATTTTTTTTAATAATTTCAAATAATACATTTTAATATTTTGCATATTAATACTCTCAATCGTTGGAAAATTTCTCTCGTGTTCTATAAAATCAATCTCATTTTTAAGAATATCATTTTCATTTATATATAAACAAAAGTTAATACATTCATTTAAATCTATATAACGTAATAATGTTTTATTTTTTTCACAATATTTTGCTATTTCTTTTATTTTATCATAATTATCAGATAAATAATGTGGCATTTCAATAAATCCATCTTTATTTATAATAGGTATAGTCTTTTTGCAGTCATAACTTGTAATACTATGAATTTCTGGTTCAATAAATTGAATATTACCCTTATCATTAACTATCTCTTTTCTAAATTTTTGTTTAAAATCAATTAATACATCGCCTATCTCATCTTGAAATGGTAATGTAGCAGATGATAATACAATATTTGGAATTAAATTTTCAGACCAATTCTTTTGTATTATTTCATGAAGAGGATGTTCATCATAATCCATAGTTATTGTTGGTTCATCCCAATACAATATAATATTTTCTGGTGAATTAAACGCCAACATATAAAGCATAGCTGGTATATATGATTTAATATCACTAATTATTATTTCAACTTTATCACCAATAGTATTATCTACTTTAAATATGTGTCCTGTTTTTTTATTAACAGTATATTCTTTTGCAGCATAATAATGTAATCTAATATCTTCTGCTGCTGAACATCCAAATGCAAATGCAATCTTTTTACCAATAGATATTGCATTTCTAGCCAAAGATAACCCTACATGTCTAGCAGCACAAACAAATATAATTTTATGATTTTCAGATAATCCAAGCGGTGATAATGTTTTACCGGTACCAGTAGGTGCTATATATAAAATTAATTTAGGTGTATTATTTTTAGATAATGTGAATAATTCTTTTTGATGTTGATATAATTCATTATCTGCATATTTTAGAATATTTGGATTTCTCTCTATTAAATCTTTTCCAAGTTTAAATAATTCTTTAATATTTATATCATTCTTTATAAATTCAAAAATTCTATTCAATAATATTATTATACATTCATTAATATTTTTAATCGAATATGTTAATAAGATTTTTAATGTATAATAATGATAAAGCCAATTACCTGATGTATTTTCAGAATTTGTCTTTGAACTAGTTTTTATATTTTGTTTTTGATTATGATTATGTTTTAAATTATATAAGTGTAACATATTTAAACATTCATCAATTAATTTGAATTCAAAAATATCTGTGTTATCCAATAATAAATATTTTTCTGAATTTTTAATACGTATGGTATCACACGTTTTTAACTTTAATCCAGATTTAGATTCATTTAATGTAATTTTATAATCTAAATTTTTTAATAAATTATATTTTTTAATATTATTTATTAGTTTTGGTAGTAAATATGTATCATATATATAAACTGTAATTGCGATTGATTTATTTATTTTTAAATAATCAATAATTGAAATATTTGAATTTTCTTTTATATTAATATTATGAAATCCACGTGTGATTAAATTCAAAATATATTTTTCTTTATCTTTAATTGGAATTTCAATACCATTCCATTCTTCTCTAGTTAGTTTACGTTGTAGTAAATCCATTATATTTTATTTATAATGTGTATTTAATGTAGTTATAATAATATATGTTATAACTTTTATATCATTATATGTAATATATTTATATAACATTTATTAAGTTTTAACATTTATAATAAAATTGAAATCTTTAAAGATATATTAATAAAATAATATATAATCAATCATATACAATCAAAAACTATTATTATAAATGTCAACAAATACATATCTAACGAATACAACAAATAATATTAGATTAGAAAGTGAATCTGAACAAAATGAAGAACAATTTATTATATCTATTGATGGAAATATTGGTTCTGGTAAATCAACTATGGTATATATACTTAAAGAAATGTTTAAAAATAATGAAAGTATCTGCTTTTTACAAGAACCGGTTGATTCATGGAATAATATTAGAGATGAAAATAATGTAACTATATTAGAACGATTTTATGATAATCAGAAAGAATTTGCATTTTCATTCCAAATGATGGCATATATTTCTAGATTATCGATATTAAAAAAAGCGATTAAAAATAAAAAGTATAAATATATAGTAACTGAAAGATGTTTATTTACAGATGCAAATATATTTGCAAAAATGTTATATGATGATGGTAAAATATCTCTTATTGAATATAGTATTTATAAAACTTGGTTTAATGAATTTATTGATGAATTACCTAAACACAAATATATGTATATTAAAACATCACCATTACTTGCATTTGAACGAGTATTATCAAGAAATCGTGAAGGCGAGACAATACCACTAGAATATTTGGAAAAATGCCATAGGTATCATGAAAGTTGGTTATGCAATAATCATAATATTAATGAATCAAATATTATGATTATTGATGGTAGTGTAGATATTAACGAAAATCCTGAAGTAATTTGTGAATGGTATTCTATGATTAAAAAATTTATCCATACTACAAACTAATTATTAAATTATATTATTTGTAAATTATATTATTTGTAAATTTTTATTTTAGTAATTTATTTTTTCATTTTTAGCTATTTTATAAAAAAATTGAAATGGTTTTATGCGATATAAAGAATAATATCTTAATAAATAAACGTAGTATCAGATAATTAATCAAGAAATGGAAGTCTATTATTACCTAGGAACACACGTTGATGGTTGTGATATGGATGGTCCAACTATTGTATATCATTATATTTCAAAAACTCTGTTAAACAACAGAGATATTAAAAGTATTGATAAATGGGGCTATGATTTAGAAATTTGGCCCGGTGATAAATTATATATGAATGCTGTTAAAAAGGAGGTTATTGATTTTAAGGACGACACAGACGCATATGATAATTTTGAATTTTCACAATAAAATTAATTTAACATAAGTTTTATATCAAACAATCTATTAGGTTTATATTTTAATATATCTAAATTTTTTTTAGTTGTTGGAAAATTATCATCACCGTAAATATCTTGAAGTAAAAACCATTCAAATAATCCACCAATATAAATATAAACATTAATAAATCCTAGTGATTTTAATTGTTCATATTTTTTTATTACACTTTGATCACAAGAATTTTTACCATAAATTATTATTTCTTTCGATTTATTAAAAGTTAATAAATCATTTATTATTTCATTTTCTTTACTTGCGTCTAATGTACCATATATAAGAATATCTTGTTCGTTGAATGATAATGTATTTATTATTATATAATTCTTTGAAATTCCATAATTCATATCATCAAAGCCTATTTTTATATTAGTAGATGATTGATTTCCCATATTTATTTATTCAAATACTAATTTTTAATACATTAATATTTTAAAATTAGTATTTTATTTTATTATTTAAATGTTACAGTAATTTCTATATCCTCTTTTTTAATATTTTTAGATGCATATATAGATAATTCTTCTCTCTTCTTTCTTGTTTGATTACTAGAATTATATATTGAAATTTTCCTTTTAGATGTACTATTTCTATTATTCATATCTTTTTCAATTTCAATATAATTATCATTTATATAATTAATTACTTCATTCTCTAATGCCCATTTAAAAAAATTTAATTGGCCAATTGTTGTTTGTATATATGTATTTCCTTTATATGATATATTTATTCTCTCCCATCGACAAAAAGGGTCAAACCTTTTTTTTGAATATGCTTTTAATTTTAATTTATAATCCATATAAACCTTAAATCTTTTATCTGAATTTGATAAAGAATAAACTGTATAATATTTTTTAGCATAATTTGTAGAAAACCAATCAACTATTCGTAGAGAGATACGAGATTCTCCATTTATAATAGAAAGCATTTTATTCAAATTATCATCTTTATTATAAAAATTTGTTAAATTATTCAATAATAAATCATTTTGAGTAGTATACGAAGACATTTTTATTTTTTAAATACTTTAATAAATCTATAAATCTGTGTTTAATACATTTATTTCATTAAAATTATAATAAATTAAATAATTATAATTAATTACTATAATTACAATAAATGAAAATAGCAATATGTTTTTGGGGATTAAATCGGTCGTTAGATTATACATTTGAATCTATTAAAAATAATATTCTTGATATATTAAAAAAATCTAATATAGAGTATGACATATATATTCATACATATAATATTGACAGATTATATAGCAATATTAGAGCAGGTGAAGAATCTTGTAAAATAAGTAATTCAAACCTACATTTATTAAATTCAGATTATACATTAATTGATAATCAAGATGAAATTGATAATATATTAAATTTACAAAAATATAGAAAATATGGTTGTCCATGGAATAGTAATAATTATGAAACATTAAATAACTTAATTCGTTCATTATATTCATTAAACAAAATTACAGAAAAATTATTTTTTGAAATTAATAATAATAATAAAAAATATGATTCTGTTATTTATTCTAGACCAGATGTAATTTATATAAATAAATTTGACATTAATTATTTAAATATGCAAAATAATACTATTAAACTAGTAGATTATGCAAAGTATCCAATTAATGATAGATTTGCTATTTGTACTATAGATACAGCAAAAATATATGGGACTAGATATAACAAAGCATTAAATTATTCAAATAATAAACCATTACATTCTGAAACATTTTTATATGATATTTTAATTAAAAATAATATTAAAATAGAAGAAATACATTTTGTATTTTATAGAGTTAGAACAAATGGGAAAATACATTATGAAAATATTTAATTATAATTTAATTATAATTTATTTATCTTTAATTGTTTACTAAAAAGAAATATATCTTTATCTCTAGTTCTTCTTTGTAAATTACATTTTAAACAAGCTATAATAGTATTATCATTTGAATGATCTTTATCATTATTAATTCTATCTAATGTCCATTGAAATCCATCTCTAACATTTTTATATAATAAAAGAATGTTTACTCTACAATAATAACATTTTAACTTACTTAATACTAACTTTTCAAGAACTTCGTTGAGAGAAATAAAAGTATTTGAATTATATTTATTTTTAGATAAATCCTGACTTTTATAACTATTTATCTTCTTTAATAATTCACTCCTTAATAATTTATTATTATCACAAACATTATTTAGATAAAAATCATTTAATATTGATATTTGTTTTTCATATGAAAAATATATGTCGTCTAAATTCTTTGTTTCATTACGTAATGATTTCCCTCTATTTAATATACTATCTGTTACTCGTTTATTATTAAATACTATTTCTTTATCATTTATATTTCTCTCTACTTTATCATTTTCTTTGTATTTTTCTTCATAAATTTTTATATCATTCTCATCATCATTATTATTATCATTATTATTATCATATTCATCATTATCATATTCATCATTATCATATTCATCATTATCATATTCATCATTATCACATTCATCATTATCATTAAAACTATATATTTTACTTCTCTCATCATTTATCATAATAGATTTGCTAATTTCCATAACCTTTTTAATTTGATCAATTGATTTAGATTTATTATTAAAACGTTTATTTATCTTTTTTTTAGATTCACAACCAATATATAATGTATTGAAATTTTTCATCATAAACTTATAATATAATAATTTGTTATAGTTTAAACATTTATTTTTAATTTATTATTGACATATAATTTAATAATAAGTTAATAATAACTATTAGTATATAAATAATATAATGGTTATTGACAAAATATATAAAAAAGAAATTACTAATATTTTATATGTTTTAATAAAAGATTATATTAATGATGACCCATTAATATTTAATGAACCCGATTATATTAATATTATTTCATCATATATAATAGAATTATTAAGTATTCAATTTGAAGATATATTAAATGTAAATAATGAAGATTACATTGATGAAATAACAAATATAATAAATAATTGTTTTTTATTATATCATAGAAATGAATGTCCTATTCGTTCATATAAAACTACTTTCATAATAAAACCACCAAATATATCTAAAATAACAAAAAAAATAAATTATATAAAATCTAAACCACAACCTGAACAAAAAACAACAGAATGGTATGAAACTAGACATCAATTATTAACAGCTAGTAGTATTTGGAAAGCATTTGGAACAGAATCAGTTAAAAATCAATTAATATATGATAAATGTAATACATTTAATATAGAAAAGTATAATAAAGTATCGATGGATAGTACATTACATTGGGGTCATAAATATGAACCACTATCTGTTAAATTATATGAATCATTTTATAATACAAAAGTTAGTGATTTTGGTTGTATTATACACGATAAATACAAATATTTAGCAGCTTCACCAGATGGTATAAATACCGATATAAATTCAAACAGTTATGGTAGAATGCTTGAAATAAAAAATATTGTAAATAGAGAAATTACAGATGATGTTAAATATGAATATTGGATACAAATGCAAATTCAAATGGAAGTTTGTAATTTAAATGAATGTGATTTTTTAGAAACACGATTTATTGAGTATGAAGATGAAGATTCTTTTAATAATGATGGAACATTTATATATTCAACTAATTTAGAATTAAAAGGAATCATAATGTGTTTTATATGTGATAAAAAACCATATTATGAATATGCACCATTATTTATAACAAAAGAAGAATTTGAAGAATGGGAACTATCAATAATGGAAAAACATGAAAATGACAATAATATTTGGATTAAAAATATATATTGGAAACTAGATGAATTAAACTGTATGTTGGTATTACGAAATAAACTTTGGTTTAGTGCTGCAATTATTAAGATAAAAGATATATGGGATATTATATGTATTGAAAAAAATAATAATTTTCAACATAGAGCACCAAAAAAAAGAAATATTAATAAGGTATTAGTGAATGATATGATAATTAAAAATAATGTAGATAATGAAAATAATAAATCTATTATGAATATTGAATCAAACAATTATGAAATTAAAAATATTAACACTCTTACTGACGGTGAAAGTAAACAAATAAATTTAAATAATGAAGAAAATATAAAAAAATCTAAAAGAAAATTTAGAAAGAATGATAGTTATAATGATATTAATACTAAAAACAAATGTTTTATTAATATAAATACATTATTAATTAGTAATATGGAAATTGAAATAAATAATAATGAATTAGATATTTTTCAAGAAAATGAGTTAGAACAAAAAAATATGGAAATAGATGTAATTATTATAAATTAGTTATATAGATTATAAAGTATTATATATTATGATATAATAAATTTCAAAATATGAAATATAACATATAAACTAAATTAATAAACTAAATTTATTTTATAAACAACGATTTAAACTTTTTATATAATATATATTATGTCTGAAAATAATACTTCAACTTCAAATAATATTTCTTCGCAAATGAATAACACAGAGATGAACGTTATGAAACGTAATGGAGTATTGGAAGAAGTATCATTTGATAAAATATTAAATAGAGTTAAAAAAATTGGAAAAGAATTTAATGTTAATATTAATTATTCATCTCTTGTTATGAAAGTAATTGATCAATTATATGACGGTATTTCAACTAAACAAATAGATGAATTAACGGCTGAACAGTGTGCATCTATGTGTACTCTTCATCCAGATTATGGTATATTGGCAAGTGTTATAATTGTTTCTAATCATCAAAAAAATACAGAAGAATCATTTTCAGAAGTTATGAAAAAATTATACGATTTTAAAGATATTCATGGTGTTAATTCGCCACTTATATCAAATGACCTATATAATGTATCTAAAAAATATAAATTAGAATTGCAAGATATTATTGATTTTAAACGTGATTATATGATTGATTATTTTGGTTTTAAAACACTAGAAAGAGCTTATTTAATGAGATTAAATCGTATTATTGTAGAACGCCCTCAACATATGTGGCTAAGAGTTGCAATTGGTATTCACATCGATGATATTGAAAATGTTAAAATAACATATGATTTAATGTCTAATAAATATTTTACACACGCAACCCCAACACTTTTTAATGCAGGCACACCTAGACCACAATTAAGCTCTTGTTATTTATTATCGATGGAAAGTGATAGTATTGATGGAATATATGATACACTTAAAGATTGTGCAAAAATTTCAAAATGGGCAGGTGGTATTGGCCTTAATATTCATAATATAAGAGGAACCGGTACACATATTCGAGGTACAAATGGTACTAGTAATGGTATTGTTCCTATGTTAAGAGTATTTAATATGACAGCAAGATACGTTGACCAATGTGTTACACCAGAAACTATTATTTATACTACAAAAGGACCTATTGAAATCCAAAATTGTGAACTTGGCGAAACCCAAATTTATAATTTAAACGGAGAAGTAGAAACAATTGAGAATGTTCTAGAACATCCGTACGATGGAGATATATTAAGCATTAAATCATCCAACGCGATTGATGAACTTAAAATTACACCGGAACATCCTGTATATGCACTTCAAAATCAGCCAAACGGACTAAATTATGACGTTATTAAAAATAGATTATCTAAAAAAATGTGTCAACTTGAATGGGTAGAAGCAAAAGAATTAACTAAAGATGATCTACTAGTTTATAAAATACCTACTTATTCTGTAGATTTACAAAATATTACATCAGAAGATTGTTATATGTATGGTGTGATTTTGGGGAATGGTTATATGCAAAATAATATTAATTATGGATATATTAGTCTACTATCAACAACTAAATCACATATTATTGATTTTTCTAAACAATATTTTGAAAACAAATGTATCAAGTATCGCATAGAACAAGTGAGTGAAAATAATATTAAAATGTATTGGAACAAATCTATTTCGATGCCATTTAGAAATAGTGATATTTATGATATGAATAATAATAAACATGTACACCATAAGTGGTTAAATTTACCTATTGAGAAATCAAAATATATTTTAAAAGGATTGATAGATACAGATGGATATAATAATAAAGAACTTGTATTTGATAATACATCAAGAAATTTAATAGAATCTGTAAGATTTATCTGTATGAAAATGGGTATTCTAACAAGTGGTTATGTGATGGATACAATAGTAGAAACAGACGATAACAATATTACAAATGGAAAAAATACAAATACAAATACAAATAAAAAGATTAGTTATTGTTTGAGAATTCCTAAAACAAAAGAAATATGTGAATTAATGGAAATAGATTATAATGATACTCATTTTTTCAAGTTTTTTAAATATGATAATTTCTTATTTACACGCATTAAATCAATCGAGAAAGAAAGTTATTCTGGAACATTATATGATCTTCAAATGAAAGAAGAGCATAACTACACGTTACATAATGGTATTGTCCATAATGGAGGCGGAAAACGTAATGGAAGTTTTGCAATTTATCTTGAACCTTGGCATACTGATATTGTTGAATTTTTAGATTTACGTAAAAATCATGGTGATGAAGAAATGAGAGCACGTGATTTGTTCTTGGCACTATGGGTTCCTGACCTTTTTATGGAGAGAGTTAAAACAAATGGTATTTGGCATTTAATGTGTCCTGATGAATGTCCAGGATTGGCAGATAGTGTTGGTGATGATTTTAAAATATTATATGAATCATATGAAAATAATGGTAAATTTGTAAAAACTCTAAATGCAAGAGATTTATGGTTTAAAATTTTAGATGCTCAAATGGAAACTGGTACACCGTATTTGCTATATAAAGATGCTGCTAACAGAAAAAGTAATCAGAAAAATCTAGGAACAATTAAATCAAGTAATTTATGTACAGAAATTATTGAATTTTCATCACCTGATGAAACAGCAGTTTGTAATTTGGCAAGCATAGCTTTAAATCGTTTTGTAAAACCCAAGAAAAATTATAAAAAAGCATTAATTTATTCTAAAACGACTTGTCCTTACTGTGTAAAAGCAAAATTATTATTGAAACAAAATAATATATATTATGATGAAATATTACTTGATGATGACGAAAAAAGAAAGGAGTTTTATGAAGAAATATCATTAAAAGAAAATAAAAACATTAATACAGTACCACAAATTTATATAGAATTAAATGATGGTGAAGTTGATTATATTGGGGATTTTAATGAATTAAAAGAAGCATTTAAACTTGAATTTAAATACGATGAATTACATTCTGTAACTAAAATTGTAACTGAAAATTTAAATAAAATTATTGATATTAATTTTTATCCTACTAATAAAACAAGAAGAAGTAATCTGTTGCATAGACCTATTGGTATTGGTGTTCAAGGATTAGCAGATACATTTTTTATGTTAGACTTACCATTTCATAGCGATGAATCATCTGAAATAAATAAAAAAATATTTGAAACTATGTATCATGCTTCTCTAGAAAAAAGTATGGAAATATCAATTAAAAGATGTAATGAATTATTGCCATTATATGACTATTTAAATAATTATACACCATTATACGATGATTCTAAAATAATTGTTGAATCTGGAAAAATGTATAATTCAAATATAAAATTATCTGATTCAAAAATGAATGAATTATATCATAAATTAAAACCCATTTCAAATGAATTATTTTATAAAAATGATGAAAATTCTAATAATATTAGATGTAGACCTGATTCATTAATTGGTTCTTATTCTAGTTTTATTGGATCACCAGTATCAACAGGTATTTTACAATTTGATATGTGGAATGTTACACCTGGTAATAGATATGATTGGAATTATTTAAAAGAACAAATTAAAATAAATGGTATAAGAAATTCACTACTAATTGCACCGATGCCAACAGCAAGTACAAGTCAAATTTTAGGAAATAATGAATGTTTTGAACCACTAACAAGTAATATATATACTAGAGGTACATTAGCTGGTGAATTTGTTATTGCAAATAAATATTTAATGTATGATTTGATACACCTAGGTAAATGGGATGAAAATATTAAAAATAATATTATATCAAATAAAGGAAGTATTCAACAATTAAGTTTTTTAAGTCAACATATTAAAGATAAATATAAAATTGTATGGGAAATTCCTATGAAATTTTTAATTGATATGTCGCGTGACAGAGGTGCATATATTTGTCAATCACAAAGTTTAAATTTATGGCAAGAAGACCCTGATTATAAATCTCTTACAAATATGCATTTTTATTCTTATCAATGTGGATTAAAAACAGGTGTATATTATTTAAGAAGAAAACCTAGACATCACGCGCAACAATTTACAATTGAAACTGATAAAAAATCATTTAATGAAATGATTAATAAAGAAAAAATAAATAATAATGATGAAATTTGTGAAATGTGTTCTTCATAATAAAATATAAAAATAAAATATAAAAATAAAATATTTTACTTATTTATTTATTTACTATAAAATATATAGTAAATAAATTTATCTTTTTTGTTTTTTATTAACAGGCTGTAAATCATTAACAAATTCATTAGTATAATAACCAAAATCTGTAATATTAGTACTTGATAACTTAGGTGTATCAATATTCATTATATTAGTACTATCAATAATATTATCTATCTTTAAATTTCCAATTTCATAACTAGTATTTATTTCGGTTATATTAAAATCATCATATTCTTCATTAAATAATGGTATATCGATATATTTTGAAATATCATATTCAAATAACATAGCACAATAACACCGAAGTGTAACTAATATATCATTTTTTGAATTATGCAAACCATCCGGTACTTTTTTAAAATAATGATAATATAATTCACTCAAAGTTGGAAATTTAAAATACTTATTTCCAGATAAATTAAAACGTTCGATTTTACATATATTTACACCATTTCTCATAGTACAATATTCTTTTTTTTTAATACCATTTACAGTAAAATTATGATAAATATTGTTTCTTATACATTCTACCATTATTAAACGCTTATCAAATGATAAATTATGACCAATAATACAATCACTAGTTTTTAAATATTCATTAAATTTAATTAGTGCTATTTTCATATTAATACCGTTCGAAGATTTCTCATTTGTTATACCATGAATGCTAATACATTCATCCGAGATAATAACATTCGATGGTAATTTAATTATTTCATCAACCAATAATGATATATATTTTGCTTCAACATGATATACTAGATAACTAAATTGAACAATATAAGGCCATTTATCAACATCGGTAATAGATGCATTTTTATCATTAAGAAGACCGGTTGTTTCAACATCAAATATTAGTACTTTCATTTTAATAATTATAAAAGTTATTTATTTAATATAATTTACTTTATATCACTTTATATCATATTATTTATGATATAAATATATTTCAATTTTTTAGTAATTTTATAATAATAATTAATAGCTCTTGCATATCCCAAAACTCTTTCTATGTTGTTCAGTTATACCATATTTAATAATGCCATCAATGTGTTTTTTAGTTCCATACCCTTTATTATTTAATAAATCGTATTTTTCAATCAATTCAGGATGTTTATTACATAATTCTTCTATATAACTATCTCTTTCTACTTTTGCCAATATAGATGCAGCAGCAATAGAACAATATTTATTATCACCACCTTCTATACAAACGTGTGGTATTTCTTCAAATTGGTCATCTTTATTTATATATGTATAATTTTTAAAATCATTACCATCTACTAATAATAAAGTTTCATTTGAACATATTGAATTTAAATCACATTTTTGTTTAATTTCATTTATAGCCGAATGCATAGCATTATGTGTAGCATTTCTTATATTTATATTATCAATCATTTTTTCATCACTCCATTTAATACTCCAATATAATGCATTATTTTTAATATATTCAGAAACTTCTTTTATTTTTTTCTTTGAATGAAATTTTTTACTATCTTTTAATAAATGATAGTAAAAATTATCATCATCTTTAGGTAGAATAACAGCTGCAGTATAAACTCTTCCAAACATAGGACCCCTTCCAACTTCATCTATTCCAATTTCTATTTTATTATTTGTATTATCATATGATCTTTTTAAAATGTTTAAATTTTTACTTTTTTTTAAATTAGTATCTTTAATATCTTTATCTTTATTTTCAATCATAGTTTATAATATATTATGTTATATGCTGATGATATAAATATTATATTTTATTTATATAATATTTATATATTATTTACATAAATATTAAAGATATTTATAAAGATCTTTATATTATAATTATTTTCCATATAAATTATATAGATTTATATAAATGAAAATAAAACCTATTTACTTATTAGGAATAATATTTGTTTCATTATTATTTTGTGGCTGTTTAGGTAATAAAATAAGAGAAGGTATTGATAATGCAATTATACCAACAACTACGTCTACATCAACTCCAACAACAGCAACACCTTCCACACAAACTACACAAGCTGGTACACCTTCTCCAACAAATACTAGTTTAACATCCCCAGCAACAACAGCTTGCCCTATTAATACAACATCACCAAGCCAAACTACAATCGCAACATCTTCAACAGGTACAACGTGCGGTTCAAAACCAGCAACTGTAAATAATACACCTCCAACTCAAACTAATATTATGCCTAATTATGTAAATGTAAATGGAATTAGATATGTTAGACCTGAATATTTTCCATATGACTCACATCTTAAAGGTGTGACAAAAGATATGATACCTATAGATGAAGAAGATAAATATATATTAAAAACACAAATTGTACCACCTGTATGTCCAGCATCACAACCTGTAATTTTATATAGAAATGACAATAGAAATGATAATAGAAATGACAACAGAAATGACAATAGAAATGATAATAGAAATGACAACAGAAATGACAATAGAAATGATAATAGAAATGACAATTATTGGAATTCAAACTCATCTAATCAAAATCCATATATGACGCCAGGAAATGTTAATAACTTAATGCCACCAGTAAATCAACCATTAATGAATAATTCTAATATGAATAATTCTAATATGAATAATTCTAATATTAATAACTCAAATTCTAAAATTACTTCTAATAATACTCTAAATAATAATTCAAACTCAGATAGAAATTATAATTACGAATTATATAATAGACTATATAGACCTGTAGAAACATCTGTTCCTGTTCCTGTTTTAAATGATTTTTCAAGTTTTAGTTAATATAAAATATTATATAATATTTTTTAATTATAAATTATATAATAGTTTGATTATTGTTTACGTTTACTACGTCCCATTATTAATGGCATAACTGCATATGGCTGATAATACATTTCTTCATTATATTTTTTACTTTTTTTTATTGTCTTGTTTTTTCTATTTTTAGTATTACGCATCTTTCTATTTGATTTATTTAGTCTATTTGATTTATTTCTTTTATTTGATTTATTTCGTTTACTTGATTTTCTAATTTTATTTATTCCCATTTATATAATTATTATATATTTTTTTTACTTAAACATTTATTATCAATTTGAAATGTTTTACATTTATTATCTTGAGGTACTATCTTAATGATACATTTTGATTTTTTCCCATATAAAGGTTCTGTGCAACCTAACTCTTTATTTTTTTTAGTTTTATTATTATGTTGATTATCTTTAATATCTATTTTACATCTAGCTCTAAAGTGTTCATATCGTTCCCTTATATCATCGTATGATAATTTTGATTCTTTACCTAACATTTTATTAATATGTTCATGTAACTTATAAATATATTTAGAAAATGTTTCTCTATTCTTCATATGTTTATTTGTTAATGGCAAATTTTTAAAATTACGTTTTAAATTATTCCTACAATATTTACAGGGTAAAACATTTTGTAAATTTAATATAAAATTCCTATAATTATTCATATCATCTTTACTTGGATTTATTGGATAATTAAAACTAATCATATGTATTGAATGCCACATAGCTGGACCCCACGATCTTGTTAACATACCATCTCCTGAATTATATTGATTTTTTGTAAATACATATTTTTTTATACTTTTACTATTTCTTATATTTTTATTAGATTTATTTCTATGATAATTTACATCTTTATGTTTCTTTCTTGATTTATTCCTCGTATAATTTATCATTATTAATCTATAATATTATATAACAAATTAAATATAATTTACACATTATTTTATAAAAATATTTTGTAATTTTATAATTACATTAATGGGTGTTTATTTTACAGATAAATTTTCTTTATTACATTTTGCATCCGGAATTATTGCATATTATTGGAATATATCACTCATTAAATGGTTTATTATTCATTTAGTATTTGAATTAACTGAAAATAGACCATATATTGTTAAGTATATTGATAAAATAACATTATGGCCCGGTGGAAAAAAAAGCTCAGATACACCGATTAATAGTATAGGTGACCAATTTTATTGTATATTAGGATGGTGGTTTACACACATATATTTAGAATATGTTTATGGAGGATATATATAATATTTATGGTATTATGTATAATATATATAAAATATGATATTATTATATAATAATTATGGCTATTGAATCATTTGTATACGATTTTACAAAAAATACTAGATATGTATCTTATTTAACAAGCGCATCAATATTAATTATATTTATTTTATATTTTTACCCAAATTTAACATCTTTTATTAAAATACCTAGTAAATTTATTTCTATAATAATATTAATATCATCATTTATTATTTTATTTAGAAACACTAATATTACAGTACAAAATATAGAACACATATTTGTAGATCCAAGTTTAAGTAAAATTAAAAATAATATGTTACTTAGTTATTTATATAGTTTTCTTATTTTAGTATTAATATATTACGTAGTATCAACTTTTTTTCATTAAAGAAATAACATATTCCATTACATTTATATCAGTATTTTCATCATTATATGTAATATTATAAATATTTTCTAAAATATATCTATAATATAAAGTATCATTTATAAAATTGTATTTTAATATTTGTTTGATATTTCCATTTTTATCACGAAATAACATTTATTTATAATTTATAATTTATAATTATTTTTATATCGTTTAAGATATACTAAGTTATATATACAATAATATATATAACAAAATGTTTATGAATATATTAAGAAATTTAGCATTATATAAAAAATTCTTAGTAATTTTATTTATTACTGCAGTATTTATAGTAGTAGCAGTTTATGTCTATAAAAAATATGTAGTTACTGGAAATAGAATTATAAGCAAAAATCAAAAATTAAATTTTGAAAATGGCGTAACTGAAGGAGAATCATCAAATAATGATCCTTCTATTAATTATAGTGTTGAAGATAAAGTAGCTGAACTTTATTTATTTTATACAGATTGGTGCCCACATTGTAAAAAAGCTAAACCTGAATGGGAGAAATTAAAAAATAATTATAGCAGTAATAAAAAAATAAACGGATATTCATTACAATTTATTGAAGTTGATTGTGAAGCAAATCCTGATTTAGGAAATAAATTTAATGTTACTGGGTATCCTACAATTAAATTAGTAAAGGGTAATCAAGTAATTGAATTCGATGCTAAACCTGAAGTATCTATGTTAGAAAATTTCTTAGCTACTGTATTAAGCAAATAATTATAAATATAAATACAAATAATAATATTTATTATAAATTATTATTATTTATAATTTTATTTCATTTTTTTAGAAGATGAATTTGAACTAGACATATTAGGTGTTTTTAATGAGCTAATAGATGATGGTATATTAGTGGAATTTGATGATGATCCGCTACTTGATGATGATCCGCTACTTGATGATGATTTTCTAATTGATGATGATTTTCTAATTGATGATGATTTTCTAATTGATGATGGTTTTCTACTTGATGGTGATTTTCTACTTGATGATGATTTTCTACTTGATGGTGATTTTTTAACTCTTTTTGTCTTTTTATTAATATTAACACATCTACCTTTCTCATTTCTCATTTTACCAGAACCACATATTTTTACACATCTACCTTTATCATTTCTCTCTGTTCCTTCTGCACAAGGTTTTATTTCACGTTCACGTAAAGGTTTAGGAATACTAGGATCGTTAACACATCTACCTTTCTCATTTCTCATTTTACCAGAACCACATATTTTTACACATCTACCTTTATCATTTCTCTCTGTTCCTTCTGCACAAGGTTTTATTTCACGTTCACGTAAAGGTTTAGGAATACTAGGATCGTTAACACATCTTCCATTTTCATTTCTTATTTTACCAGGACCACATATTTTTACGCATCTATCTTTCTCATTTCGCTCTGTTCCTTCTGCACAAGGTTTTTTTTGTTTAACAGTTCTTTTTTTTGGTTCTTTAAATAAACGATTAATTCCAAACAAATCATTACTAAATGATTTTCGTTGTTTAGGAATATTAACACATCTTCCATTTTTATTTCTTACCTTTCCAATATCACATTTCTTTACACATGAACATCTTTCTTTAGTACCTTCAGGGCAAGGTTTAATGTCTGTATTACTATGCATATGATGATGTACATATATAGTATTTGGTTTACCATTTTTTTTATTAAATTTTTCTTCCGCCCTTGCTTCTATTCGTTTACGTCTTGTATTACTACTACTTCGTCTAATACTATTTGATTTTGTACTATTTGATTTTGTACTATTTGATGTTGACGACATTTAAATTATTATATACTTACTAAATATTTATTTTAATTACAACTTTTTTTGAATTTATAAAATATATATCCATAATTTTCACCGGTTTTTATATATTTCTCTCTTGAACTTTTTTCAGATAAAATATTTATCCAATCATTATAATTGTCAACATCATTTAATATGCAATTCACAGTATTTACTATAATTGGATTTTTACTATCTATATTTATATATTTAATAAATAATTTCATCATATATACCCAATAATTATATAATGTAGTCTCGTTTGTTATAATTTTATTATTTGAATTACCGAATTCAGTATTTATAGATAAAATACATTTAAATGATAATATTTCTGACGGATTACAATTCGTTTGATTTAAACATTGATTAATTGGATGATTGTTTATTACACCACCATCAATAAAACAAGAATTATCCACTATATATGGTTTAAACATAAATGGTGCAGCTGATGACATATAAAGTGCATCTATTAATTTAATAGAACCGTGTGTTTTATACGATATATCTGTTACCTCTAATGGAAATACATTTATATCAAGTGAATACATATGTATCTCTATATTATTATATTCAAATAGTTCTTGTAAAGTTATATTAATTGATAAATCTTTTGCTTCTAATAATGGTCGTATAGCTTCTCTTATAAATTCTTGACCTAAAAATCCTTTTGAACTCCAAATATCAAAAATTGATTCTGGACTAATATTTATTAATTTTTCCCATGGTCTCTTTATAAAATATTCATCTAATACATCCCAATCATATTTTAAAGAAAGTATTACACCAATATACGCACCAATAGAAGTTCCATATATTGTTTTTATATTTGAAATATCCCAAAAACCAATTTTTGAAAGATATTTTGCAGAACCATAAATTGTAAATCCTACAGGACCACCACCTGATATAACTATATGTTTTATAATTCGTTCATTATCAATATTATTTTCATTATTAATTATTATATTTTCATTATCAATTATTATATTTTCATTATCAATAGTATCTTCATTATTAATATTATTTTCGTTATTAATTATAATTTGATAATTATTAGAAGAATCATTATTGTTTTTAATCATTTAATTATTATATTTAATTTATGTTTATTTATTATATTTTTTATGTTTATTTATTATATTTTTTTTATTTAAAATACTTAATTATAATTATAATTTATAAATGGATACTATTTTTACACTAAAAGATATAGATCATGATTCTACCGAAAAAATAAATTTAGATGATTTATATGAAAAGAAAAAAACATATGATCTGCAAACGTTAAATATATATAATAAAATATTAAATAGAATACATAGTAAAATTAGATTAACATCTAGACAATATATAGATAATCAATTTTGTTGGTTTGTAGTTCCAGAAGTTATGATTGGAATACCAAAATATGATCACGGTGATTGTATCGCATATTTAATAGATAAATTAAAAACGAATGGATTTATTATTAAATATACACATCCTAGTTTATTATTCATATCTTGGAAACACTGGATACCTAAATATGTTAGAGATGAAATTAAAAAAAAAACAGGAATTGTGTATGATGGTTATGGAAATAAGTTAGATGATAATAATGATAGTAAAAATAATTCGTATAATCAAGACCCTAATATGCTAATGTTACCAAAATCATCTATTAAAATTAATCAAGAAAATAGTGATAATGAAAAAAATTATAAAGATATTAATACATACAAACCCACCGGATTAATTTATAATAAAGATATATTTAAACGCATAGAAGATAAATTCACAAAATAAACAAATAATAATTTTATACTTTATACTTATCAAAATTAAAATTATTTATGCTATATTTTTTTCCTTGAATATTAGATATTTTATTTTTAACTGAATTATATTGATTTTCATCATATATTTTATTTTCCATTTCATTATCTTCATTTTCATTCACTTCATCGTCATCATCATATTCATTCTCATTCACTTCATCGTCATCATCATATTCATTTTCATTCTCTTCATCGTCTTCCTCATATTCATTCTCTTCATTTTCATAATTATTATTAGTTAATACAGATTTAGGTAATATAGTTTGTGATAGTGCAAATTGTGATTTAATTGGTTGTGATGGTGAAAGTTGTGATGGTGAAAGTTGTGATTTAATTGGTTGTGATATTACAAATTGTGATTTAATTGGTTGTGATAGTGAACGTTGTGATAGCATAGGTTGTGATAGTGAACGTTGTGATAGCATAGGTTGTGATAGTGAACGTTGTGATAGCATAGGTTGTGATAGTGAACGTTGTGATAGCATAGGTTGTGATAGTGAAAGTTGTGATAGCATAGGTTGTGATAGTGAAAGTTGTGATAGCATAGGTTGTGATAATTGTGAATTACTATAAGATTGATTATTTAGGGATGAATTATTTTTTTTAATCATTATTTTTGAAGGTGATTCTGTTATATCTGATATAACAGGTGTTATAGTATTACTTACTGATTTAACTACATCTTCGTCAGATACTTTATAATCATATTTAACATTTGATATAGCTTTATCTGCAATTTTTTCTAATTCATTAATCTGTGATTTAGATGTAATCATAATTTGATTCTCTATTATAGCTTCAAATATATCTAATCCTTTTGTAAAATCATCCTCACAATTTAAATATAATTCTGTTATTAATAATCTTGATTTATTTATTAATTCTTGTAAAATATCATCGGTTAATTTTGGATTAATAATTATATCTTTTTTATTATTTAAACTATCAAGCTTAAATACAAATATAGTATCTATTATTTCTAATAATTTATTATGACTATTCTCTGTTCTCTCCATCATTTGTTTTAAATGATTTGCATAATCTGCAAATAATTTCTCTTTTAATGTACCCTTTACTTCTTTAGTAAATAATCCATTATTAGAACAACCTTTTGTTTTATGATATGATTTTAATGGTATTTGACTAAATTTAGTTATAGCTGGAATGTTGTCAACATTACCATTTTTATTTACTTTTTCAACTAAAGGTATTTTATCATTACCTGTAAATTTTTTATAAAATGATAATAAATCTTTTTGATATTCCAAATACATTTTTTCACTCATATTATCCTTTATATACATTCTTCCGCCAAATACACCTTGATCATAATTATATTTATCATAATATAAATATTCTAATTCTGGTATACCACCTTCATCACCTAATTTCTTATTATTAATATTCATATTACAAAATTTAGGTTTTATTGTTATTTCATCATCATTTGAAACATCATAATTATAATTATTTAATAATGCATTTATTCTACTTGTACATAAAGATGCTTTATTTATTTCAACAACAACTTCATTTTGAATTGGAATATTTTCTCTCTGACTTAAACTTGAAACAACTTCTCTACCAGATGAATCTTTAAATGTATATGTAGGGTTTATAGTTGATACTATAGCTGCAAATAAATGTGCTATTTTTATATAAAATTTTGCTATACCAATACACATTCTTCTTTTATTTGTTTTATTTTTTATATCTAAATTATTTAATTTTCTTTTATCAAAATAAATAATATTATCCGTTGTCATTTCATTTATTTCTGAACCACTTTTAAGACGTTGTGATAAATATTTTATATCTGAATATTTTAAATTATTAGAAATAATGTCTGATGTTAAAATAATTAAATTATCACAATAATTAATATCATTTAATTTTTTCATATCTTCATAGTTTTGTGTTAAAATATAATTTGTAGCAATAAAATCAATAGTTTGACTTAATGTTCTATCACTTTTAGTTGATTTATCCTGAAATGATCCAATATTGCCCATTATGTAAAATATATATAAAATAAAATTGAATTAAAAATATATTTATACATATTCAAAATATTAAATGACTGAAAATAAAACTAAAAAGAATTATAATAAAAATATTAATAAAAAAATATTATGGGATCAATTTGATGAAGAAATTAATATATCAAATTCTAAAAATATAGAATGCATATATAGAAATGAAGGTGAACGAGAAATATGCGAATTGTGTAAAGCATCACTTGCTTTAACAGATGAAGGATTTCTTGCATGTTGTAATATAAAATGTGGAATTATATATAAAGATATTGTTGACCAATCTGCAGAATGGAGATATTATGGCGCTGATAATAATCAAAACGATGACCCTACGCGATGCGGTATGCCTATTAATCCATTATTGAAAGAATCATCATTTGGATGTAAAGTAATATGTAAAAATGCATCAAGTTATGAAATGAGAAAAATAAGACGATATACTGAATGGCAATCTATGCCATATAAAGAAAAATCGCAATATGATGAATTTCAACAAATTACTATATTAGCACAAAATTCTGGAATACCAAAAGTTATTATTGATGAAGCTATGAGATATCATAAGAAAATTTCTGAAACAAAAACATTTAGAGGATTAAATCGTCACGGAATTATTGCAGCTGCTATATATATAGCTTGCAGAACAAATAATAATCCAAGAACGGCAAAAGAAATTGCTACGATGTTTAATTTAGATAATACTAGCGCAACAAAAGGTTGTAAAAATGCAATTTGTATTATTAATGAAATTGAATCTGAAATGGATAATAATAATAAAACTAACTTATATCAAACTACTCCTTTATCATTTATTGAGAGATATTGTAGTAGACTTAATATTAATATTGAATTAACTAATTTATGTAAATTTATTGCTATGAGAATACAAAAAAATAGTTTGATACCTGAAAATACACCACATAGTATTGCAGCAGGTATTGTTTATTTTGTAGCACAAACATTTAATTTAAATGTTACAAAAAAACAAGTTAATATTATTAGTGAAATTAGTGAAGTTACTATTAATAAATGTTATAAAAAATTATATAGTATTAAAAATGAACTAATACCACAAAAAATTATCGATAAATATAGCTCAAATAGATAAATATAGCTAGCTCAAATAAGCGCATCAATATAGATCAAATAGACCAGACTTAAATATAATTGTTATTAGATATAAATATATATTTTTATTACATAATTTAATTTATAAAAATAATATTATTTTTTTTATATATTACATAATTTAATAAATTTAAATAATTATTATCAACTATATTTTCATATAATTCATTTAATGATTTGGATGTTAATAGTGTTTTAATCTCTCTAACAAAAATTGACTTGGGATAAACATTTGCAAAATAATCTATATTACTTAACATTATTTTTCTATAATTCATAGCAAATTCATAATTAATTGGATGTATTATTTTATTTAACATATAGACTTTTTCAATTATATATATTAAATCTAATAATAAAGGAATAGCTACTTCTTTTTTATAAATATCTTGAGGAAATGGAATAATTGGATTATTATTATGTTTACAATTATTCATTATAATTTTAAACATTTTTGTATTTTTAAACGATTGAGGTGTTTCATTCAAATGTATAAAAACAACATTTGTCATTTTATTTTATTACAAATTATTTAATAATTAGTATTTTGAAATATATTTAATATTTTAATTTATATTATCATATATAAAAGTATTTTAATTCAATTTTATTTAATTATATCTTTAATTATTTTAATTATCTGTAAAATAAATTAGAAATAAAATTATAAAATATAATAATAAATTTATAAATGATTAATAATAAATCTCATATATTAAATTATTTTGATCAAATCAAATCATATTTAAAAGATACTACAAAATCTCATCCACAACCTGGAAATAGAATTGATTATAATATGTATATATCAGAACAAATTGATTTTGTAAATGAAAATAATATATCGAATGATCCAATTTATTTAATACAACAATTTTATATTGATAAGAATCAAGAGAGACAAAAAGAAATATTAAAATGTTTAAAATTGAATGTATTTAATAATTCAATCGATAAAATATATCTATTAAATGAAAGAATATATGATAATAATGAATTAGGTATTGAAAGTGAAAAAATTGTACAAATAAATATAAAAGAAAGACTTACTTATAAACATACATTTGATTTTATTGATAATAGTAACAATAATGCTTTTTATATAATATCAAATTCTGATATATTTTTTAATAAATCAATATTAGAATTAAAAAAAATGAATATTATATCAAATAATAGAATATTAGCATTAAATAGGTATGATTATAAAAATGAAAAACTATTAACGGATTGTAAATTATTTGATAATGGTCGGCCTGATAGTCAGGATACGTGGATTTTACACTCGTCAAATAATATTAAACCACAATACCGTGATATATTTAATTTTAATTTAGGAAAACCAGGATGTGATAATAAAATATGTTATTTATTTAATATACTAAATTATAAATGTTATAATGAACCAACAATCATAAAAACATATCATATACATAATATATTATCAAGAAATTACACTTCTATAGATAAAATAAATAAACCATATACAACTATTTTCCCAATATTAAATAGAGATACTGATATAAGATGCAAAAATCAAACATATAATATTATTAATGAAAATGAGAGATTAACTAAATATATTAATGGAAAAATTAATAATAATAAATTTATAATACCTAAAATAGGTCAAAATGATAATAAATTGGCTTATTTAGGTATACTATATAATTCAGATAAAAAATTATTTAATAATCTTAATATAAATACTAATAATCTCAATATAAATACTAATAACCTTAATATAAATACTAATAACCTTAATATAAATACTAATAATCTCAAAATATTCTCTCAATTATATCTTGATGCTTTTCATAATTCAGATATTTATTTAACATGCGAACCTTGGTCATTAAAAGCGACGGATAATAATATACACGAATCTATTTTATTTATATATGATAACTTTAAAATACCTACTATATGGAGCGAAACATTATGTGTATATAATTTAATACAATCTAATACTATTTGGACTCAGGAGTTAAGGGGTAAAAGAATATTAATACTTTCACAATTTAATGATAAAATTAAAAACGCTATGACTAATAATAAAAATAAAATTTATAATGTTGAATTATTTCCAGAATGTGAATTTATATTTATAGATATTCCAAAATTTAATAATGAAAAAACAAATACATTAAATGATTTTAATAAAGATTTTAATAATATTATATCAAATATAAAGAGAGAAATAGATAATTTTGATATAGCACTTGTATCGTGTGGAATATATAGTAATTTAATATTATCACAATTATTTAATATAAACAAGTCAGGCATTAATATGGATGAATCATTACAATATCTTTTTGGTATATATGATTTAAAATTTGAAAATGAAAATAAAGAAATATTAAAATTATATAAAAATGAATATTGGCAAAAAATATAATTATAAATTATAAAGATTTAATAAATAAATAAGTTAAATATTTGTTATTGAATAATAAATAATATTTGAAAATAAAATTTATAATTTATGAATAAAAATAGTAATATAGAGAGAAAACCAATCTCATATTATATTGATATAATTAAAAATGATTTATTAGCTATGCTTATTATGGTTAAAAATGAAGAAAAAAGTATTGAATTAACAATAAAATCTGTTAAAAATCATATTAAACATATTATTGTTTTTGATACAGGCAGTACAGATAACACAATTAATATTATGAAAGAAACATGTAAAAAATATAATATGATTTTACATTTAAAAATAGGACAATTTAAAAGTTTTCCAGAAAGCAGAAATGAAGCACTTGAATTTGCAGAAACAATAAATATAAAAAATTTAATTTTAATGGATGCTGGAGATGAATTTAATTGTTATTTAAATCCAGATGAACTATATTATTGTTTAAGATTGAATTATAAAAAATTAGGAATTGTTAAACAACAATGGATTTATAATGATAAGTGTGAAGAACATACTGATATTAGATTTGTTAAAAATAAAGAAAATATGAGATATGATATATTATATCCGGTTCATGAAAAAATAAAAGATGCAGAAGAAAATGTATGTGATTTCTCAAATATTATATGTTTATATCAAAATAGAGATTTATATGGAGAAAAAACTAAAGCTAGATATATACAAGATATTGAATTGTTATTGAATGCTCAACCAAATAAGAGAAATTTGTATTTCTTAGCACAATCATATATGTCAATTGATGATTATAGAAATGGATTTAAATATAATGTTTTATCTACAGAACAAAATGATAATGATAATAGCAATAATAAATTATATCAAAGTGATTTAAAATCGAATGAAAGTGATTTAAATTATAAAAATAATATAAATAAAACTTATACATTTTCTGATTTTAATGAAAGTATAACATATGTAAGAATTGGATATTGTGCAATAAAATGTGATATGAGTGAATCAATTATAATGAAATATTTAAATAAAGCAATTTCGTGTAGTAAAGACCCTCCTATTGACCCTTATATTTATATTTTAAAATATTCAATAGAAAATAATAAAGATTATGGATTAAAGTATATAGATGAAATTATGAATTTAAAACATAGTAAAACAACTATGATTAATCATCATTTTTATAATTACATTCGTTGGCATTTAATTAGTATTTTATGTTTAAAAACAAGTAAAGAATTAGAAAAAGGATATGAATGTATTAAAAAAATTATTCATTATAAAGAAAATAATGATATTAACAATATAAAAATTTATAAAGCATTATTAAATAATTCAGATGAATATGATAATTTAGCATAGTTTTATTATATAATAAAAGATAAATCTATTATATAAATATAAATGACATTTATTCCAGAAGTTGTATCTAAAACAGATGTAAATAATAGCACAAATACAAATATATCTACAACATATAATGGTGTAGGAACAATCACAAATGGATATAATAGTATAATTATAACATTATATTCTGACAAAAATTCAATTGCAGGTGGATTAAAAATACAATTTTCTGATGATAATAATGTTTGGAATACGTACTATACTGATACATATATCTCATCAAATAATTTTATAAAATCATATAAAATAATTAAAAAATATTATAGAATTACTGTTACACCAGAAACAAATACAAATACATTTAATTTAACTTCTAGGATATCTACTGAATTAAATACAAATAATATTGCTAATAATTCAGTTTCTATTTTTGATAATTCAGTTGAAAATACGGTAGATGCATTTGGAAAGTTAAGAGTTTCTACACCAAACACATTATTAGACTTAAGATTCCCTGGTCAAACAGATGGTTCTTTATCATTTAGATCAAATGCATTACAAGTATCAACAAAAACATATGGTAGTTATACAGCTACACATACTAATTCAAAATTAATTATTAATGGTACAGGAACTGGTTATTTTATAAGTCAAACAAGAAATTATTGTGTTTATCAACCTGGCAAATCATTATTAGTTCTTTTATCTGGAATAATAAATCCAAATAATAATACATTTAAATCTAGATTAGGTTATTTTGAAAACATACCACACGTATTACCATCAACACAACCAACTGTATCAAATTGACTATATTTTGAATGTAGTGGTAATATAATGTCTATAAATTTAAAAAATAATGTTACAACAACAATATACCAAAGTGATTGGAATATTGACAAAATGGATGGAACTGGTTCATCTGGTTTATCATTAGATTTTACAAAAGCACAATTATTTGTTATTGATATGGAATGGTTAGGTGTTGGAAGAGTAAGATTTGGATTTTATGCATATGGTCGTATACAATATTGTCATCAGATTACAAATATAAATATATTAACATCATCTAACACTCCATATACAAATTCAATTAATTTACCTATTAGTTATGCATTAATTGGTTCAGGAAGTAATTCAAATACAGGAGAAATAACTCAAATATGTTCAACTGTAATATCAGAAGGAGGTTATAATCCTATAGGTAAACCATTCTCAATATCATCAAATACTACACCTGTATTGGTAGGCGCATCTACAGGTGAACTACCCATATTAGCTATAAGAGGTGGAGCAAATGGATATCATCACCATAATATAATACCAACAAATACATTACTAATTGATACTGGTAATAATAATACATTATTATATAGATTAAGACTATATCGGTCTGGTGATACACCTGCTACAGGTACTATTACATGGACTGATGTTAATTCTGATTATAGTGTTACACAATACGCAAGATATAATAATATGATATATTCTGGTTCGGTATTTAGAACATCTAATTCAATTGTTATTGATACTGGATATTTTGCAGGTAAATATAGTAATTTATATTCTAATTTATCAAATGTATTTTCTAATTTAGTTTTACAATTATCATCTGATATTGATAATATTTCTGATATAATGGTTATTACTGCCGTATTTGTTGGTACAGGAAGTACAAGTATATTAGGTAGTGTATGTTGGACTGAAGTATATTAGTTATAATTAAATTTATTTTATATTACTAACCACATAGATGGAGATGTAGTTGATGCATTTGATACTAATGTAATTGAAGAATAATCAATACCAATAATTATTTCATTACTTCCACATATAGTATCTGTACCACTTGTTTGTATAATTAATTCATTACTACTTAAACTCCCACCTACATCAGTAATATAGTGTATTCTTTTATTACTACTATCTAATAAAGATATTTCTGGTAATATTATTGTAATTGGAGTTAATGATGTATTTATTTGATATATATCATAAAAATCTGGAGATGTTCTTACAATAGGTATTGAAAAATTACTAGTTTTATATGTTAATGAATAATCTGCATTTACTGAAGATGATAATCCTTGTGGTCCTGTTATACCAGTCGGTCCCACCAATCCAATTGACCCTGTTATACCAGTCGGTCCCACCAATCCAATTGACCCTGTTATACCAGTCGGGCCAATTGGACCACCTGGCGGACCTAATGGTCCTGTTTGACCTTGTATTCCTCGCGGTCCATATGGACCAGTATCACCTTTTAAGCATATACATGAATCGATGCAACACACCTTACATCTATAATACGCATTATAATCTCTATATTTATTAGTATAACTGCTCATTAATATATTATAATATTTATTTGTATTATAATATATCATTTATTTATTATCAATTCATACAATCTTGTTCAACCATTTCTTTCAATAATTGATATATACTTGTTTTCGATTGCCATCCCAAAATTTCAAACGCCTTAGTTGAATCACCCAATAATAATTCAACCTCAGTAGGTCTAAAAAATTTCTTATCTACAAAAATTAAATCTCTACTTGTTTTTTCATCATATCCAATTTCATCTACACCATCACCTTTCCATTTAATATCAAACCCACAATAACTAAATGATATTTCAATTAAATTTCTAATTGTATTCATTTTACCTGTTGCTAGTACATAATCATCGGGTTTACTATGTTGTAACATCATCCACATACCTTCTACATAATCTTTTGAATTTCCAATATCTCTAAACGAATCTAAATTACCCATAATTAATTTATCTGATTCTCCTTTTAATATTTTAGATAAACCAAGTGTTATTTTTCTCTCAACAAAGTTATGCCCTCTTCTTACTCCTCCGTGATTAAATAGTATACCATTACAAGCAAAAATATTATAAGCATCTCTATAATTTTTTGTTAAATAATGTGCGTATACTTTTGCACACGCATAAGGAGATCTAGGATTAAAAGGTGTTGTTTCTTTTTGTGGTGTTTCTAATACTTCTCCAAACATTTCACTTGTCCCTGCTTGATAAAACTTAATACGATTTTTTATAGTTTCAGGTTGATTTTTTATAAATTCTAATAAATACAACGGGCCAATAGCATCTACTTTTGTAGTATAATCTGGAATTTCAAATGAAATTTGTACATGACTTTGTGCAGCCAAATTATATATTTCAAAAACACTAAAATCATTATTATCTTGAATAATTTTATTTAAATAAGTGTAAAGAGCACAAGGATCTGTTAAATCGCCATAATGCAATTCTATCTTTTCTCTCAAATGTTCTATACGAGTTGATGAATATAATAAAGATGTTCTTCTTACAATTCCATATACTTTATAACCTTTATTTATAAGAAATTCTGCCAAATAAGAACCATCCTGACCTGTAATACCAGTAATAAATGCTATTTTAATATTTGAATTTATTTCTGACATTATTTCAATAAATAATATATTTAATACTAATTTATTTTAAATTTATTATTATTTTATGTTTAAATTTATTTAATATTAAACATATATCAAATAATAATAAATATTACATCGAACAAAATAAAAATGAATATTTTAGTTACTGGTGGTTCTGGAATGGTTGGCTCTCTACTGAGAGATTATATTTTATCACTAGGAGATAAAAATAAAGATACATATTGGTTTATATCAAGTAAAGATTATGATTTAACTGATAAAACCCAGGTTGAACTTTGCTTTATAGAGAGAAAATATGATAGAATAATACATTTAGCTGCAGTAGTTGGTGGACTTTATATGAATATAAATAATAATTGTGAAATGTTAATTGATAATTTAAAAATTAATATAAATATAATTGAACAGTGTCATAAACATAATATTCAACGAGGTATTTTTTGTTTAAGTTCATGTATATATCCTCAAACACCATGTAAATTTCCAATGGAAGAAGAAACATTATGTGATGGAGTTCCACATAATAGTAATGAAGGATATGCGTATGCAAAACGTATGTTATATATAATGTGTAAAAATTATAATAAAAATTATAATAGAGAATATATTTGTTTATCACCAGTTAATTTATATGGACCATATGATAATTTTAATATTAAAAATGGACACGTCATACCTGGATTAATTAATAGAATGCATAAAACATTAAATAATATTAATCCATATAATAATAATATTTTTGAAGTATATGGAACTGGTATAGCAGAGAGACAATTTTTATTTGCACCTGATTTTGCAATTATAATATATAAAATATTGAATAGCTCAATTAATATTCATTTAATTAATGTATGCACAAATAAAGAATATAAAATAAAAGAGGTTGTATCTTTAATATCAAAAAATTTAAAATTTAATAATGATAAAATTATTTATAATAGTGAATATAGTGATGGAATAATTAAAAAGACAGTGTCAAATGATTTATTAATAAACATTATGAATGAAAATAACATAAACCACGAATTTATTGATATAAATGAAGGCATCCGTCTTACAGTTGAATGGTTTATTGATAATAGTGATAAAATACGTGAATAAATATAACTAAATATTTGTTTGTAATTTATATTTATATATTATGCATCAAGAAGATCAACTAAAATTAAAAAAGGTGGTAAATCAAAAGAAAATAATTAAATATAAAAAATAAATCTAAAAAATACAAAAAGAAATATTTGTAATTGAGAGATTTTTATATTTTTATTTTTCTCTCAAAATATTTCTCTCAATCTTTCAGAAAAATATTAAAAATAAATACTCATTTTTAACATTATTTTATTTTACCATAAATAATGTTAAATAATAATAATAATAATAAATATTTGTTACTTATCCTTTTATTTTTCTACGATTTTTCATTTTCAACATTTTCAAAAGTAATCTGGGGGATTGAAAAAAGGACATGTCCATTTTCAAAAAATCCTGGGAACTTTTGAGAAAAAAATTGAAAAATCGTAAAAAAGTGGTTTTGCTAGATATATCATCTTATTTTTATTTAACAAAAAAACAGTTGTTACCAAAAGAAAAATGTATTTTTTTGGAAAAAAACTTAAAGGCTCATTATTGTATTAATTATATAATACAACAATAATAAAATAATGAGTCAAACTCAATATGTATGTGAAGGATGTGACTATATTACAAGTAAACGCTTTAATTATAATAGACACGTTTTAAATGATAAACACAAAAACAGAGTAAATGAGATAAAAGTGAAAGAGCTTAGTGAGCGATATCATTGTCAGTGTGGAAAACATTATAAACATAAACAAAATCTATACGGACATAAAAAATTATGCAAATTGTTTTCGTCTGAAAACGATAAAAATATTTTAAATAATAACATTAATATAAGTTATGAAAATAAAAATATAATTATTGAAGAAAATCAAGATTTTAAACATAATGGAAATATAAAATTAAATGTAGATAATAATGAAAATATAAATACTAATGAAGATATAAGCAATATAACAGCATTTGATATAAATAATGAAAATTATAAAGATATAATAGAGTATTTAATAAATCAAAATAATGATTTAAAAGTTATGTTATTTGAGCAACAAAAACAAATAACAGAACTAATCCCAAAAGTTGGAAATACAACATTAACAACAAACACAAATAACTTTAATATAAATATTTTTCTTAATGAAAAATGTAAAAATGCAGTAAGTATAACTGATTTTATAAAAAATATAGATGTTACTATAAAAGATATAATGGTTACTAAAGAAAAAGGATTTGCAGATGGATTATCCAATATTTTTATAGAAAATATGAATAAACTTTCTATATATCAGAGACCAATACATTGTACAGATATTAAGAGAGAAACATTATATATTAAAAATGATATATGGGAGAAAGATGAAAATAAAGAAAAAATTAAAAATGCTTTACAAATTATTAGTCATAAACAAGTAAGAACAGTTAATAAATTAAATAAAGATGATTCTTATTTATTAACAGATAAAGATAAAGAAGATTATTTTACTATAATTAAAACAGTTACAATTCCTTTAGTTGATAATGAAAATAAAATAATAAAAAAATTATGTCAAAATTCATACATAAATTCATTTGATAAATTAAACAACTAATAAATTTATTAACAAATATACAAGACGTTAATTATATAGGTTTTTATATAGTTTGCATAGTTTCTCCATTTTTATATTTTTAACATTATTTAAAGTAATTTTTGGAAATAGTATTTTAATTCTATTAAATAAATTATACTCTGGTATTATTTGTAATAATTTTAAAATTTTACTTTTATTTTTATCAAATCCATAAATTATCAAATCATCATAATTATTATTATTTATTATATCATCTATATCATCATACTCATTATTCATATAATCAATAAATTCTATATTATCATTTATATTTTTTTTGCTCTTTTTTATTTCTAATATTACTAAAAATACAATTAGTAATTTATTATGTATATTTGATTTATCAAAATTATAGTTACAACTTATTTTATTCCATCTTTTTATATTACTTATCAAAATATCATCATCATAATAGGATAAATCATAAGAGTGTTTTAATATACATTTTGCATATATTGATATATATTCACGTATAGAATTTTCAATATCATTATATTTTTTATCTATTTTTAATTTATTTAATGTATTACACCATTCATATATATGAATGTAATTTAAATTATGTTTTGTGTAAAAATTAATCATAGATTGTTTAAACCCATACCAAAAATTTTCTATATGATAATCCGGGTCATTTTTATTTAATTCTATATTAGCATTTAATACTAATTTATTATCAAATAAATTTTCAATACTATCATCACTATTATAATTTAATGAATATACTGAATCAGAATCAATATCACATATCATTAAATCAGAATCTTTTATAGAAATCATATTTAATATTTATTTTTATTTTATTAAATTTACTTTATAGTAATTATTATAAATCAATTTTATAGAATTTATAATAATATTTATATTCATATTCTCAAAATGTATTATATTTAAAATGTTCCATTAAATTCAAATATATCATCATCTACCTTTTTATTAGCTAATGCATAACTTGATACCGTTTTTTCAAAGAAATTCGTTTTTTGTTCTAATGAAATCATTTGCATAAAATCAAATGGATTTGCAGAATTATATAATTTTTCATATCCCAATTGTCTAAGCAATCGATCCGCAACAAACTCAATATATTGAGACATTAACGTTGAATTCATACCAATTAATCTACAAGGCAAAGCATCGCAAATAAATTCCTTCTCACCTTCAACCGCTTCATTAATAATATTATGAACAGTACTTTGATCGAGTCTATTAACAATTCTACTATATAATAAAACAGCAAAATCTTGGTGTAATGATTCGTCACGTGAAATTAATTCATTTGAAAATGTAAGACCTGGCATAAGACCACGTTTCTTTAGCCAATAAATAGAACAAAATGATCCTGAGAAAAATATTCCTTCTACACAAGCAAACGCAATTAGTCTTGTAGAAAATGTAGAATTAGTATCATTAATCCATTTAATAGCCCAATCAGCTTTCTTTTTAATACAAGGGAAATTTTGAACAGCTTTAAATAATTTATCCTTTTCATCACCATTTGTAATATATGTATCAATTAATTGAGAATACATTTGAGAATGAATTGTTTCAATAGCAATTTGAAATGAATAAAAAGCTCTAGCTTCACTTAATTGAACATCATTCATAAATCTAACTGCAAGATTTTCAGATACTATACCGTCACTTGCTGCAAAAAATGCAATAATCATTTTAATAAAATATCGTTCATCTGAATTAAGACCATTCCAATGTACTAGATCTTTTGATAAGTCTACTTCTTCCGCACGCCAAAAACTATCAACAGCCTTTTTATACATATCCCATATATCTTTATCTTTAATTGGAAACATTACATATCTACCTTCATCTTCAATAAGTAAAGGCTCAGTTAATTTTTCATCCATGCTGTTATTATTTGTAGACATATACCCTAAATATTATATTGTTAGATTTTTATATTCTTTATTTATATATTATATTACATATTATTTATTATATAATAAAAATACCAAATCATATATAAAGCCATTTTATATAATTTATAATTAAAATACTTATAATTAAATAAAATACTTATTATTAATTAAAATACTTATTATAAACTAAATCTTATTTAAATATATAATAAATATATTGATATGGCTTATATAGCAAAAAATGATATGTTTATAGAAGATATACAAGATATTATTGAAAATAGAAAAAAACTATTACTTGATAAATTTAAAGAATTAAACAAAACTATGGAGGAAAATGATAATCTTATTAATGTTTATTCTGATAATTTATCATATTATGAAACAATTATAAATGATAAAAAAAAATTAATAAAATCATTAAATTATATTGTAGCATATTTAGAAACCATTATAGATGATAGTACAATCGCTAAAGAAAGAAGGGAAGATGCTAATAGAGAGAAAAAAGAAATTATAAAATTAATAGAAGATAAAGAAAATGAAATAACACAAATGTTATATAATTAATAAACACACTTACACACAAATATCTCAACCCACACAATTAACGCAATATACAACCATTTATCTCAAATAATACTCTATTCTTAATTTTTTTATGTAAATTTATTTTTTTTATTAGCTCACAATAATATTTTTTCCATTTTTTCTGAAAAATTCTCAACCAAAATGTTTTTAATATTGCTGTTGTCTCTCCAGTATCATTCATAATTACTTCTATTATATCTAATTTAATGTAATTCTTATCTTTAATAATATTACTATAATTACGAATAGTATTATGCTTTGTAGTATCTCTCGTATTATTTACATATATATAATAACCATCTACCAATAATGTTATTACATCTTTGTATTCATTTGAATATAAAGAATAAAGATCAATCGTCCAATAAACTATATACGTACCATCATCTATATTTTTACAACTTCTATTTGTATAACCATGTATTCTAGAATTATATATTTCACAAATACCTAATTGATATCTAGAACTCATTTGATTTTATATAAATACAAAAATATTGATTTAATTAGAAAATTAGAAAATATATATATAAATCAATATACCTTTAATTACTATTATTATATATTTGTTACAATTATTTATATAATATAATATTATATAATATGACATTTAATACTTTATTAAAAAATAAAAATGTGCTATATGTAGTATCATTTTTAGCATTAACAAATATATTTAGTTATTTAATAAACAATAATGTAGATGCTGTAATACTTTTTATTTTAATTGGCTATGTAACTACATATTTTAGCAAAAATATGATTCTTGTTTTATTAGTACCAATGTTAACAACCAATTTTTTATTAGCATTAAGAACTATGGGAAATAATGTTAGAGAAGGATTAGAAAATAATGAACCTAACGTAACTGTAACTAAAAGTCAAGATAATGAAGTTGTAAATAATAAAAAAGTCAACGAAAGTGAAAATGTAACTGCAGGAGATGAACCGTCCAAACAATCTCAAGTTAATTATTCTAAAACATTAGAACAAGCGTACGATAATTTAGATAAAATAATTGGAACTGATGGTATTTCTAAAATGTCCGAAGAAACTACGCGTTTAGCAGAACAACAACAAAAATTAATGAAAAATATTGAAAATATGGCACCATTACTAAAAAATGCAACCAAAATGTTAGAAGGATTACCACTCGATAGTATTTCAACTATACAAGAATCTATAAGTAATGTAATGGGTAAAATGAAAAAATAAAATAAAGACCTCTTTAATATCAAAGTCAAAGTAAAAATATATAATAATTAAAATTCAAATAGAATATGAAAAGAAAATTAAATAATAATGAATTCAAATACAAATTATATAATTATAATATATAAATACAAACGAAATATGGTTAAAAAATGTCAACCTGGTGTAATATGTATTGAAAATATTACATTACTTATTTTAATTATTTTATTTTCAGTTATATTTTATTTAATAATACAAAATAGAAATAACTCTTCATCGTCAGAATCCTCTTATAGTAATAAATATGCAAATCAATATAACCAATCTAGTTTGATAAATTCTTCTCTCTATAATCGGATTAATAATGTTCCTGATAGAGAGATATTAAGTAATGATAGTCTTTTTATTAGACCCAATCCATCGTACGGTTATACATTAAAGAATAATGACGTTTTATTAAATCCATATTCTGGACCATTAAAAGACGATAGATATTTTCAAGATTCATCATTAGATATTAGAGGACCACCAAATTCTATACCAATAAATGTAAAAACATCTGTTAATGCAGTAGATACATCATATAGACAAATCGGGATTGTTAAACGTTTAGATGGAACAGAAATGGTACTCCCTTTAATGGGTAGACCTCTTATGACATCGAGAGATAAATGGAATTTTTATACTATGAATGAAAATAATATTAAATTACCAGTAAGATATAAAAATCGTTCATGTACGGATGAATACGGATGTGATAATATATATAGTGGTGATGTTATTGATGTAGAAGGATTAGATAAACAATTCAAAGTAACAATGTATGAAAATTCTACGATGAAATATATTCCATTTCTATAGGTTATATTAGTAATTTATAGAGGTTATATTAGTAATTTATAAAAGTTTATAATTTTATAAATTATATTAGTAAATTAGATTTATTTTTATTTATTTTCTGTTAGTTTTATTTCTTAGAAATCTATTTTTAGATTTTACACTCTTTCTTTTACCACCTGTAAATTGTTTCAAATATTTATTCATTAAATCACTTTCTTCTTGTGTAATACTATTATATTGTTTTATTCCTTCTGTTGGTTGTTGTTGACGTTCTTGTACAACAGCTTCTGGGTTAGAAGTTTTATTTGATTCTCCATTTGTTAATACCTCAGCTACACTATCACCATTTTTTTGAGTTACAACAGACATAGATTTCTTTGGTAATCTTATTGTTATTGTAATTGTTTTATATTTATCATCTTGACTAAATGTTTGCTCAGTTGTAACATCGGGTTGTCCATCATCATCTTCCGCTACGGATGTTTCTTCCTCGCTAACAGGAACAGAAATATCACTCTTTTTTTGTCTATTAAAAATTCTAGAAAATACACCTTTTTTCTCCATACTAACTGGTTCACTAGATTCTACAACATCCGGTGTGGTTTCGCCAGTAGATACCGCTGGCTTACTATCACTGATAGTAGGGGATATTTTTTGTATTTTACTTTCAGTATTTTTAATATCAGTAATTATATATTTTTGCTCGGTTGTAACATCGGGTTGTCCATCATCATCCACCGCGGATGTTTCTTCCTCGCTAACAGGAACAGAAATATCACTCTTTTTTTTTCTATTAAACATAGGAAATAAAGAATTTTTATATGTAGTTTGTGATGGGGGAAGTTGTTCTTTTTCAGTAGTATCTATTGTATCATTTATAATGTCTGATTCTGAAGGAGAATCAACATCAATAGAATCTTCCTTTTTTAAAGTACGTCTTAAAGTTGGGAATAACGATCGTTTTTTTGGTCCATTAATTATTCCTATAGCAGTAACTAAATCTGGATTAATATTATTTAATAATTCATTATATTTCTCATTACGTAAATTATTATCAATATCAGGAATGTCTGATATTTTTTTAAGGATATTTAATTTACTTATAATTGAATCAGATACTTTATTTAATTTTTCCAATTTAATATTATTATCATTTATTTTATTTTGTAATTTTTTAATTTCAATATTATTAATTTCAATTGTATCAATTGGATTTTTTTTAGAAGAGTTAAAACCGAATCTAGCACCACCACGTTGTTTAATAGTTTCATTAATTTTGGTTAATGCGTCTATTTTATTTTGTTTTTGAGTATTCTCTTCAATTAATGTGTTAGTCATATCTTTTATTTCATTAATTTTTTCATTAATAACCGTATAGTTATTTAGAATATTTGATACATCAGATATTATCTTATCGAACTCTTGAATTTTATTATTAGATATATTAATTATATTATTTTGTTCTTGTTCTGCTGCTTCCTTAACTAATTCTAATTTTTTTTCTCTTGAATTTCTTCTTGATCTTGCTTCTCTTACTGCTTCAGCTTCTGCTTCTCTTACTGCTTCAGCTTCACCTTCAGCTTCAGCTTCTGCTTCTGCTTCTGCTTCAGCTTCAGCTTCTGCTTCAGCTTCTGCTTCAGCTTCTGCTTCAGCTTCTGCTTCTGCTTCAGCTTCACCTTCAGCTTCTGCTTCTGCTTCTGCTTCTGCTTCCGATTCACCTTCACCTTCTTCATCTGCTTCTGCTTCCTTTTCATCTTGAACATCTTGTTCATATGGTACTAAAACATTGTTAATTTCTATTTCTTTTTCTTCATCTATTATTAAATCATTTATTGCTTTTCTAAAATTTTTATACTTTGGTTCTTTAAACTGATTTTGTGTCATTAAAACATTTATTATTTCTTTAAAACTATCAAATTTATTTTTATCTAATTTATCTAATATATTAATTTTAATTATATTTTTAAAGTCTATTTTATAATTTTTTAATTCATTTTCATAATCTTTTATTTTTTTTTGATTTTTTTCTAATGCACTTAGTTGTTTAATTTCATTTAAATCTTTTTTACCTTTATTTAAATAATTATTAAAAATATTTATAATTTCAGATGATAATAATGTATTATCTATTTCATTAATTTTTTCTAAAAATAAATTTAATTTATTATATTGTTCATTTTTATCATTATATATATTATCTAATGTTGCTTTATATCCACCATATAAATTATTTTCATATTCACTATCTAATTCTTCATAGCTAATATTATCTTCTTCTTGTTCATTATTATTCATACCACCCTTCTTTTCAAATATTTCATTATAAAATCCCCCAACTGATTTGAATCTATGTTTTAGATTTTTGAATGTTTTTTTTTTAATATCATATTTTTTATTTCTCCTAAAGCTTTTTTTGTGTTTATTTACCTTATTTTTAATACTCTTTTTATCACTTTTTTTAATATCAATAGTAGATTTATTTTTTTTATCAGAAGTTTTCTTAATTAAATTACCATTTTTATTATGTTTACGTGTATTAGATTTAGATTTACTTGTCTTAGATTTAGATAATTTATTTTTTTTAGACGTGTTAGTCTTTTTCATTATCTATTATTATATAAATTTATTGATATTTTTTTTATTGTATTCTTATATTAATGGCAGATATAGTAAATAATAATAATGGTGTTTGTGATTTAAAATGCAAATATACATTTAACTATAAAGATAGTTCAACCTCAATAAAAGCATTACCTTTTAATTTAAGTTTTACATACGAATCATTTAATCCAGAACCAGTAACATATAATTCTAAAAAATATCAAGTTTCTACTATATCCATTTATACACCATCAGTTAATAGTTATAATGGTAAAAAAGCGGATGCTGAAATAATAATAATTCATCTAGCTCCAACAGGTGGTTATTTGTTAGTATCAATACCAATAATGAAATCAAATACAGTTAATAAATCTTCATTATTTTTTAGTAAAATAATAGATTATGCATATTTTAATAAAAATACTATTAAAAATAATTATGTTAAGATACAAGATAAGATTAATTTAAATGATATTATACCTATGAAAAAATATTATGCTGATACATCAAACGAAGGTATAGATGTTATTGTTTTTAGTATAGATGATAATTCATATATAAATATGACAACATCCAGTTATGATAAATTGATACAATTAATAACACCACATAAATTCTCTGTAACTAAAAGTGACCCCAATAATTTGCCATATGTTAATTTAGGAGGTCCATCTACCTCAGATAATACAGATAGTAATATATATATTGATTGTAAACCAGTAAGCGAAGATGGTAAATTAATAGGTGAAAGTAAAACGAATACTTCTTCTATGTTAGACAATACTAAACTTGATAAAATTATTAAATCAACATGGTTTAAAATATTAATACCTTCTCTTTTTTTAATATTAATATTGTTTTTTATTATAAAATTAATGAATAATTTTAATATTAAAGATGCATTACTAGCAGTAAGAGAAAAAGTAAATTCTAATAAAGTAGTACCGATTGTTGCACCTCTTGCTGTTGCACCTACTGTTGCTACACCTCCTGTTGCACCTACTGTTGCTACACCTACATCATCTAGTATTACACCAGGTGAACTTTCTCCTGTGTCAGGTCCAGATGTTTCAGCAACATCAGTTATAAAAGGTGGTAAATCAATAATTAATGCTATGAAAAAAAATAAATAATATTATAAATTTTTATAAAAAATATAAATTATAATATTATAACAGTATTATGTCTAAAAAAGATGATAATTATGAATTAATATGCAATTCGACTGATGATTATAAACATGATTTAAAAAATAGTGTATTAGTACCGATGAATCGTTTAAAATATTCTGGTAAAAAATATTCATTTAATGATTTAAAAAAAAATAATATTTTTATAATAATTATAATAATACTTGGTACTTTATTAATTATCTATATGTTATCAAATGGTGTTAAATTACTTAAAACGAAATATAGTGTAAATAAGGCAAAATAATAAGTAAATTACTAATCTAAAAAACATCAGGTTCATTAATATCACTACCATTAATATTACTATCAATTATAGGTAAATATGAAGGTGTTCCTAAATTTTCATTATATACGGGTGGTGCCATATTAGATACGACTTGTTGTTCTAGCGAAGGAGAATTATCAAGAGTATTTAGACTTGTTGTTGAATTATAACTAAGATTATTATCATCAATATTATTATTTAATTCCATAGGTACTGATTGATTAATATTTGATAGGCTTGAGTTAGAACCCATACCTAAACCTAAATTATTACGACTAGAACGTCTTAATAACTCATAAACAGCTAGAAGACCAACAACGCCGACGATAGGATTTGATACAACAAATAACGATAATGCAATACCAATTAATAATAATTGTGCTAACATATTAGCTTCAAATATATTACCTAAAATATCAGGAACATCCAAATTAAATACAATAAATATTAGAAATACAGCTAGTAAAATACTATCATAACGATCAAGTGATTTAATTTTTTTTAAAAAGTTCATAATACTATATATAAATAAATATATTTTACTTATAATATTTTTATTTTATTGATAAATAAAATTATAATTTATAAAATTGATATAAATTATTCAATATATTCTTAAATATAACAATAATATTATTAATCTCAATATTATATCAATAATATTATAAATGAAAAATAAAATTCAAGCAAGTAATATACATCAAGCAAGTAATATATGTCAATCAAGTAATATATGTCAATCAAGTAATAATATAACTAAAATTGTGAATCAAATAAATAAAGATAAAGATATAAGTAGTTATATAAATAATAGAGGGTATGTTATTTATAAGGATGCATTATCCTATGAAGAAATAAAATATATTAAAGAAGAATTAACGGTCCGTCCATATATTCCGAATTCTTTAATACAGGCATCATCGTTTCCTATATATCGAGAATCTAAAAATAAATTTTATCTGCCTCGTTATTTTGGGTTTGATAATTATGGGGAACCAGATGATAATAAATTACCTGTTGGTGATAATATAAATCTTAATTTTAATGGAAATTTACGAGATTATCAAGAGACTATAGTAAATACTTATTTAAATGTTGTTTTAAAAAATGATTTTGGTGGTGGTGGATTATTGGATATAATGACTGGTATGGGTAAAACTACTATTGCATTAAATATAGTATCTAGATTAAAAAAGAAAACCTTAGTTATTGTTCATAAATCATTCTTATTAAATCAGTGGATAGAGAGAATAAACCAATATTTACCAGGTGCTCGTATTGGTCGTATACAAGGTCCTGTAATTGATATAGATAATAAAGATATTGTAATTGGTATGTTGCAATCGCTCTCTATGAAAGAATATCCTGAAGAAACATTTGAATCATTTGGCCTAACAATTGTTGATGAGGTTCATCATATATCAAGTGAGGTATTTTCCCGTTCATTACTAAGTGTTGTAACAAAATATACATTAGGTTTATCTGCTACTATGCAACGTAAGGACGGTCTTACTAAAGTATTTAAAATGTATTTAGGTGATATTATATATCGATTAAATGAGCGAGGTGATCATAATGTTATAGTGAAAGCAATTGAATATAATGCACCAGATACAGATTACGAATATGCTAATGTAGAAACTGATTATAGAGGTAATCCATTATTTAGTACTATGATATCAAAAGTATGTTCTTATAATAGAAGAAGTGATTATATAATAAATATAATTAAGAATGAATTTGAAATTAAAAATGATCAACAAATGATATTATTAGCCCATAATCGTAATTTACTAACATATTTATATGATGGACTGAAATATCAAGGTATAGATAGTGTTGGTTATTATGTTGGAGGTATGAAGGATAAAGATTTAAAAGCGAGTGAAAAGATGAAAGTGATATTAGCTACATATCAAATGGCATCAGAAGGATTAGATATACCATCATTATCTACTTTGATATTAGCTACACCTAAAACTGATATAGTTCAATCTGTTGGTAGAATATTGCGTGTAAAGCATGAGAGACCATTAATTATAGATATAATAGATCAGCACGGTATATTTAAACAACAGTGGTCAAAAAGAAAAGCATATTATATCAAATGTAAATATAATATAGTTAAGTGTAAAAAATACAATTTAATCGGTAGTTCAATCGAAGATAAGTGGGTTGAAGTATATAATCCCAATTCATCAATTCAAAAAAATACAAAAACAACAAATAAATCAACAGTCAAAACAATAGCCAAAACTACGACAAATAAAAATACCACATCTATCACAAATAAACCTGCAAATAAATCAGTTATTGATATATTAATTAGTTCTACAAATAAGATTAATATTAATAATATGAATAATATATTCGATGATGATATATCTAATAATGATAATAATGTCGAAATTATTTTAGATAACAGATCTAGTAATAGTAATAGTGATAGTGATAATAGTGATTCTGATGAAGATAAATATAGTAAAAATAATAAAAAAGATAAAAAATGTTTAATAGATATAAATCATTTGAAATTAAATTAATTTATTCAAAAATTAAATTGAGAATTATATAAATCATAAAATTTTTCTAAAAAATATGAATTATCATTTAAATGAACTGTTTTATCTAAAAATTATATTCTAGACACAGGTTGACAATTATTATATCTCTGAATAGGTATAGGATTAGCCATAGCACTATGGGGCAAATTATTACTTAAACCATATCCATATGATAATGGTTGATTATAAATATTACCACCTCTCATTTTATGTCTCATAGACTTATTTTTTCTTTTTCCACCAATTAAAGATTTAAATAAATTAGATCTCATAGATTTTTTTTTAGTATACATAGGCATATTCATATTCATTCCCATTCCCATTTCCATATTATTTTGCATCATTCCCATTTTTGACAAACCATTTTTTTTATTTCTTCTATTTACTTTTCTTGAATGTCTCACTTTTCTACTTTTAGAATGTCTCATTTTTTTCGAGTTTTTGCTTTTTCGTGAAGATTTTCTGGAACTTCTAGATTTTCTAAGTCTTCTTTTACCACCAACTTTATTTATAGAAGAATTATTTCCAAGTGTCATAGGTGGATAAGAACCCATAAATGGTCCCATATTTTTATCAACTCCTGTAAATCCGTAAAAGACATCATTTGCGCCTCCCTTATATTTTCTTCTTCTTCCCCCAGATATAGGTACTAGTAAATTATCAGGTATATATTGTTTAGAAGCGCCTAAATTACTATTTGAATTAACACCTACATTTAAATAAGATTTAACTTCTGGTAATCTAAAACCAGGTATACTTTGTTCAGCAGAAAAGCCATACCCACTTCCTCCGTTTTGATAATTAACACATTGACCACCACATGATGAATTACTGTTATTTGGTATTTGATTGCTTGAAAATAACATACTATTAGTAGAACCTGTAGTATTTACAAATTGACTCATTTATATATTATTATAATTATAATAATTTTATAAATAAAATAAGATAAATAAATAAATAAATAATTTTAACTTTTTATTAAAGTTGATTTTTATATAAATTATTATTTTTATTACGAATATTATTACGCATATTATTATTCATATTGTTACGCATATTATTACGCATATTATTATTCATATTATTATTCATATTATTATTCATATTATTATTCATATTGTTACGCATATTATTATTCATATTGTTACGCATATTATTATTCATATTATTATGCATATTATTGTTTGTACTATTAATATTATATTTTTTAGAAGTAAAATATTCATCTTTTGTTTGATTAATAACTAATTTCATCATTTCGTGTAATTCATTTTTTGTGATTAATTTATCTTCATTATTAATTTTATTATCATTAATAATTTTAATTGGTTTCCATTTTCTAAATTTTTCTACATATGTACAAGCCATTAATAAAGATTTATCTAAATTAACAAATTTATTTTCATCTATATTTTGAAATTCTTCTTCGTCATCACTTTCTTCTAGTAAATCTAAATTCATATTCTCTTTAATAGATCTAAATAATGAATTCATAAAAACGCTTGTTTTATAATCAGGAATGCATGCTAATCCATAATAATAATCATTATCCGAATTATCGCAATATAATTGGTAAATATCTTGTTTAGGTGTAGCCTTTACCTTAAATATTACATTATTTATATTAATTTCATTTTTAATAATACCGATTGATTCTATTTTATTAATATTTTTTATATTAATACCATATACACTATATGGTAAATATGATGCTTCTAATAATATATCATTTAGATTACAAACATTATACATTCTCATAATAGGTAATGCAATATTAAGATTTTCTTTTTTATTAAAAAAATCTACATTTTTAATTTCATTTTTAAAAATATATTTTAATAATTCTATTTTTTTTTTAAATATAAAATTTTGAACATTTTTATTTTTATAATAAAAAATATCTTCGCATATAAAAAAGTTATAATTTTTATTAATATCATCATTATTTACTTTTGTAATAAAAGTTCCATATAATATTGTATTGTATGCTAATTTATTATCAAAACAATATGGAATTTCGTCCATAGAAATAATATTTTTATTTTTATCTAGTTCTATTAAAAAACATACATTTCTATCTTTTAAATATGTAAACCATATTATATATTTTTTTCCTTTTGGTATAATACTTAGTAAGATATTATCTTCCTTATCGTTGAGATTATCATTATCATTATCATTATTATTATTATTATTATTATTATTATTATTACTATATTTATTATATTCTTGATTTTTATAAGATAAAAAATTAATAAAAACTTTTCTATGTAAAATTTTATCATAGGAAAGTTCAATATGAGGAAATTTATTTAAAATACTTATCATATCTTCAGTTGATAATGTATTATTATTGATATTCATAATAAAATATAAAATAATATTAATATAATCTCAAATATAATTAATATTATTTTTATATATTTATATAATTTTATTATAAATTATATTATATATAATAAGTATTACAAATAAGTATAATCGTTTGAATTTATATTATTATTAAAATTATCAAAATTAGAATTATTGGAATTATTGGAATTATTATTTATATTATTGCTTTTTAAATTATCAAAAAAATTTTGAAGTTCTTGTTTCATATCATTTGTAAAATTGTTATCAAATTGATTATTCATACTAAAAGAACTATTATTATTGTTATTATTGATATTGTTATTATTGATATTATTATTATTGATATTATTATTGTTGTTATTGTTGTTATTGTTATTAATATTATTATTGTTGTTATTGTTGTTATTGTTGTTATTGTTATTAATATTATTATTGTTGTTATTATTGTCAGTATTATTAGTATTTAATATTTTATAAACATCATTATAAATATCATTTGGTTTATTTACTAAATCAATTGTTTTTGGTATAGTAAGTGTTAATTTTAAAAAATCATATATATAATGTAATGTAATAATTATTAATAATGAAAAAATAACATATTTTAATATAAGTAAAAACATAATATATAAATATTGTAATTATATATTTATTTCATTTTTAATTGTAATAAAAACGAACGTATATCAGAAATAAAATAATGATTATATAATTCTTCATTTGTTCCATTAAATAAAAAATAATAATCAATAATTTTGGTATTAATTATATTATTTATTTCACTATTATCTTTAAAATTATTATTTTTATTAGAGAAAATATTTTTAATATTTTGTTTATTATTACTCTCAATATTATTATTTATAATTTCTTTAATAATAATAAATTTAAGTTTATTTTTATTTTCATTTTCTGTTAAAAAATAAGATTCTTCTATAAAATATTTTTCTGTAAATTTATAAGGTAGTTGTGTAGTTATATATTCATTTATATAACTATTATCAATAACAAAATTAAAATCATTAATATTCATATAATTATCATCTTTAATTTCATAATCTATAAAATTAAGTTTTAATAAATTATTAGAATTATAATTTACTTTATATATTCCTTCTTCTGTAAAATATTGTTTAAATAATTTTTTATTATTAAATTTACATGATAATATTATTTTTCCAATAGAATCAACATTTAAATCAATTAAATAAAGTTTTATGTTTTTTTTTATTTCTAAAAATGTATTTTTATTTTTAGTCATTAAACAATTTTGAATATGATATTATATTTATGATAGTTAATTATGTTTATTATATTTATGATATAATATGTATGATATAATATTTATGATATAATATTTATGATATTAATGATATTATATTTATTAAATAAACTATTTAAACCTATTATAAAGAAAAATATCATATTTATTCACATATTATTTATATGACTAAACAAAATATAAAAACCCCCGATTTATTAAATAATTATAATCATGTATCATCAAATGAAATAATATTAAGTAAAAATTCAACAAGTGATACATTAGTTTCTAATAATAAAAACATAAATTTTGTATTAGTTGATAAATTAGGTGAATTAAAAGATGTATTATTTAATAATTTTAATATAGAAGAATTATATAAAAAATGCGGTTTTAGAAAAAAGGAGAATTTTTTATGTAAAACAGTTTGGAATGATATTAGGGTTGGTAAATATAAATACACAATTGAATTATGGGCAAAAGATGATGGTAAATCTAATACTGAGAATAAATATGATTTTCCCCCACCGATTGATAAAGATTTATATTTTGGTAATTGTGCATTATTGCAAGTTAATAAAAAGAATAATATAGAAAATAATAATGATAATAAATATTCTAATTTAAATAAAGAATTATGGATTAAAATTTATGAAATATTATTTGGTGGATTTGATAATTTAAACGATACATATGAAAATGATGAAAATGAGAGTGATGATTTATTAGATGTTAAAAAAGAATTAAAAACAAAAAATGCAGGTTATTTAAAAGATGGTTTTGTTGTTGATTCCGATGAAGAACTATCTAGTATAGAAGATATAGAATCAATTGAAGAAGAAAGTGATAAATCAAGTGATACCGATGATGAAAGTTCTAATGATAGTGATACTGATATTGATATTGATGATACTGATTATGAGGAAGATGCGAGTAATATAGATAATATAAAAAATAAAAATTATAATAAAACATCTGTAAAATGTAAAAAATCTAAAAAAATCGAAAAGCCAATAGAAGAAGTATATAATGAAATTATAAAACAAACAAACGATACATATATAGATGATAATATATCAAATGGGTCTGAGTTAACTACAGAAGATTATGATTATTGATATCAAAAAATGAATAATAACAAATGAATAATAACAAATGAATAATATGAACTGAATAATAATAAATTATAAAATTGAAATAAAGTTTATAAATTATATTATATTATAAATATTTTATTACAAAGAATAAATTACAAATAATTTAATAAATGTCAAAAATAAATGATGCGATTGAGTTTCGTAAAAATATTATTAATAATTTAAAAAATAAATTAAAAGAAAATAATTATATTACAAATGATTGTGAAAATGAAAAATTAGAAAATAATGAAATAGATGAAATGTATACAAAATATGCAAAAAATCTAGAAAAAGGTATATATAATTATTGTATAAATCAATCAACTGAGAGAAATATTGTTAAAAAATGGGAAAACCAATATTTTGTTCATTTATATGTTGATAGATTGCGTTCAATTTATATGAATATAAATTCAGAATCTTTAAAAGATAAAGTTATTAATAATACAATTAAAATTCATGAAATTGCATTTATGAATCATCAAGAAATGCAACCGATTAAATGGCATAAATTATTAGAGGATAAAAAAATTAGAGATGAATATAAATATGCTCCAAAAATTGAAGCATCTACTGATAATTTCACTTGTTGGAAATGTAAGTCAAAGGCTTGTACATATTATCAGTTACAAACACGTTCTGCAGATGAGCCGATGACAACATTCGTAACATGTATTAATTGTGGTCAACGTTGGAAATGTTAAAATATATCTTATCTTATATTGCTTATATTATGTTATATTATATATTATATATTATATATTATATAATTTTATTTTTCATACATTTTCAACATATCAAACCATTTTGTTTCAGATAAATTAAATAAGTATCTATATTTTAAATATATTTGTAAATAAACTGCTTGATCATCATCAACTATATTTAATAATCTAAATTCTTTTAATATTTCTTCATACTTTTTTAAATACCATTCAATTAAATGATTTGGTACTATAAAAACACCTCCTGTAAATATTTCTTTTGCTTGTATACAATTATCTATAGGTGATATGTATTCTATATTTTTATTAGAACATAATATAGAATGTTGTATTCTATTTTTATCTAAGTTATTCCAACTAAATTTTTTAATAATATATTTATCTTCTCTCATAAATCCAAAATCAATCCATGAATAATGGCTATAATTTTGAAATAAATCTTTTGCTCTTTTTAAAAATATAACTTTATTATGATTTACAATATTGTATTCAGGAATTGTACATTCTGGATAATATTTTCTATGATTTATTAAATTATTAAAATCTTCAGAATTTATAATTTCTCTCTCTTCTTTTAAATATTTAAAAAATGTATTTTCAAAATCATATGCATAAACATTTTTAAAATCATACATCTCTCTCAATATAACAGCAATATCATATTCACAAAAACATATTAAATTAAATCCGCATTTAATTAATCTTCCAAATTGTTCAATATATTCATCTATTTTTCTTTGATAATAAGCATTCCAATTATCTCTTCCTATATCTTTAAATGCAGTAATAAATAATATATCATTCATATTTAACTTTATTATTAGTATTTTAATATTTAACTTTTATTATTTAACTTTATTATTATTTTATTATTATTTTATTATTATTTTATCATAATATAGTATTATGATATATATAACTGATAATTTATCAAGAATAGTATTACTTATTATAAATTTATTAATTATATTTTATTTTTTATCACCATTATTATTAAATACTTTATTTCCAAATAAAGAATTAGTACCTGATATTCTTAATGGGGTTGTTATAATAATCGGATTATTAGTTGCATTTTCAATTTTAGAAATAAATTTAAATAATAATTCAAATATGAATGTACATCCTTCAAAAATAATAACTATAGAAAATTTTGATAATAAAAAAATGCCACCACAAGAATTGATAAAATTTATTAAAAGAAAGAAAGAAGAAATAATTAAAAATAGTACGTCATCTTATGTTGAATCATTATGTAATGGTTCACCTGCAGAAATAGAAAGTAAATGTAGTAAATTAACAGTTAATAATTGCAAATTAACAGACTGCTGTGTTTTACTTAATAAAAATAAATGTGTTAGTGGTTCAAGTACAGGCCCCACCTTTTTAACAGATGATAAAAATAATGATATTACATTTGATAGTTACTATCATAAAAATACGTGTTATGGTAAATGTAGTTAAAACTATATTACTATTTATTATTTACTATTTATTATTTACTATTTATTAATTATAATAATTAAATTTATATATCAGACTAACAGTATAATTATATGTATTATACTTATATTTATTTTATTATAGAAAATTGATTTAAATTAAAGTAGTTATATTATTATAATCAAATAATATAATATATAAATGATTATTCCTATCAAATGTTTTACATGTGGAAAAGTATTAGCGGATAAATATAGATATTATCAACGAGAAGTAAGAAAAATAAAATTATCTAGAGACATGCAAATAAGTGATATAGTATATTTAACTAAAGAATTTAGTGAAAAAACTCCAGAAGGAGAGATTTTAGATAAATTAAATCTAACTAGATATTGTTGTAGACGTCATATATTGACGCATGTTGATATAGAATAAATAATGATAAATACTTATAAATTATAAAATTATAAAATTATATTTTTATTTTATAATTTTTATATTATAATTTTTATATTTATATTTTTTACAATAATATTTAATTATTTTATGTTTATTATTTTATTATATTATAATATAAATGAGTCATAATAAAAATAAATTACGTACAAAACGTCACCGAACTAATAGACGTAAAAATAAGAATACTAGACATAGAAAAACATTAAAATCTAGTAGAAAAGTAAATAGAAAACGTAGTGGGTCTCGTATGAGAAAAATGTCATATGCACGTAGTCGTCGTTATCATGGAAAATCGCGTTCTAGATATCATCGCCAACGAGGTGGAAGTGGGTTGCGTTCACTTTTACCAACAGAGTTAGTAAATTTAGGTGATAATATAAGATATGGTGTTTCATCCGTTGCTCATGATTTAGTAGGTTCAGTAAATAACCCAATAAATCCTATGCCTCATAGAGGTCACTTAATAGATACAAACGAGCGAATTATATTACCCAAAGTAGCTGATTTAGGTAAGATATATACAGAATCATCTGTTGCTGTTAGTAATTTATATAAATAAATTGTATACTAGTTAATAATAGTAGTAATATTTTACATAATAATTTTGTATTAAAAATATTAATTTTAATATAAAATATTAATTTTAATATAAAATACTAATTTTAATACAAAATACTAATTTTAATACAAAATACTAATTTTCTTTATGAATTATATAATGAATACTTTAAATTCAATAAAAAATTTATGTAGTCCAGCTTTAGTATATTTAAGCATAGAATCAATAATTTTATTATCTATTATATTACAAAATATTAATAGTCAAAATCGTTTATGTATTGGTAATTATTCTTGTGATATGAGTAGTATGATTCCATTTTACATAATTAAAATTTTGTATATATCATTTTGGACATTTATATTGAATTTAATGTGTAATGGTGGTTATTCATCATTTGCTTGGTTTTTAGTATTATTACCAATTCTTTTATTTTTTGTAGGATTAGGGTTTTTTATGATTGCAAAATTACCAGGTATCAATTAAGTAATAATTAACAATACATCAAATAAAGAAGTGATTAAATAATAAATAATTAAGTATTTTAAATATATAAAACTATAAATATAATTATATTTATACTTATATTTATATAATAATGAACGAAGAATTAACATGGAGGATAATCGATAAATATTTTAAAGATAATCCAACAGCTTTAGTTACTCATCATTTAGAATCATATAATGATTTTTTCAATAATGGAATTAAACGAATTTTTAAAGAGAAAAATCCAATTAAAATTATGAAAGAACAAAATGAAAAAACAAATGATTTTAATTTAAAATGTGAATTATATTTAGGTGGTAAAGAAGGTAATAAAATTTATTTTGGAAAACCTATAATATTTGATGAAACGAGAGAACATTATATGTATCCTAATGAAGCTCGATTAAGAAATATGACATATGGTACTACAATACATTATGATGTTGATGTAGATTTTTATATAATGAATAATGAAGAATTAGAGAGAAAAACAATAACATTAGAAAAAATTTATTTTGGAAAATTTCCAATTATGTTAGGTTCGGACTTATGTATATTAAATAAATTACCAACAAGTGTTCGTTTTAATATGGGGGAATGTAAAAATGATCCAGGAGGTTATTTTATAATAGATGGTCTAGAACGTACAATTATTCCACAAGAAAAATTTGCGGATAATATGTTATATATTAGAGATAAGATTAATGATTTATATTCACATAGTGCAGAAATACGTTCTGTATCAGAAGACGCATCTAAACCTATGAGAACTACATCAGTAAGATTAGCTTCTCCAAATGCTAAATATAAAAATGGTCAAATTGTGGTGGAGGTACCTAATGTTAAAATGCCAATTCCACTATTTATATTAATGAGAGCATTAGGTATAGAATCTGATAAAGAAATTATCCAATATTGTTTATTAGATTTAAAAAATAATGAGAATTATATAGATTTATTTATACCATCTATTTACGATGCAGGTAAAATATTTAACCAAGTAAATGCATTACAATATATTTCATCTTTAACAAAGGCAAAAACAATACCATCAACATTAAATATTTTATCAGATTATTTTTTACCACATATAGGTGAATTAAATTTTCAAGATAAAGCATACTTTTTAGGTTATATGACATTTGAATTATTAAAGGTATACAAAAAAGATAAATTACCAACAGATAGAGATAGTTTTAAATTTAAAAGAGTTGAATTGGCTGGTATGTTAATGTATGATTTATTTAAAGAATATTATACACTATATCAAAAAAATGTATATCAATCATTTGATAAGGAATATTATTATAATAAAGCGATGTATCAAAATAATTTCACAGGACTAATCGAGTTGAATTACAGAGATGCATTTAGTAAAAGAATTGTAGAAGATGGATTTAAGAAAGCATTCAAAGGTAATTGGGGTGCTGAAGAACATACTAAAAAAATGGGTGTAGTTCAACCAATAAATAGATTATCATATAATTCATTTATATCACATTTAAGAAAAATAAATTTAGAAATGGATGCTAGCGCAAAAATAGTAAAACCTCGTCTATTACATTCATCCCAATGGGGTATAATAGACCCGGTGGATACACCAGATGGTGGTAATATTGGGTTGCATAAGCATTTAAGCATTACCGCTAAAATCACAAACTCTTATCCATCTATAAATATAATTAAATGGATTCGTAATTATACAAATATGTTATATTTAAATGAATGTACACCAGAATATATGTCTCAGCTAACAAAAGTATTTGTAAATGGTAGATGGATTGGTGTAATTACAAATCCAGATGAAATAACATTAATGATGCGACAATATAAAAGAAATGCCCTTTTTCCAATATTTACTAGTATTCATTGGAATATTCAAACAAATGAATTAATTATATATACAGATGCAGGCAGATTATGTAGGCCTGTTTATTATTTTGATGAATTAAGTAAAAAAATAAGTTTTGAAAAAGATTTTATTTTGAATAAATTAAAAAAAAATGAATTTAATTGGGGAAATTTAATTAGTGGGTTTAATAATAAAAAAGATCCTAATTTTAATTTAAATAACAATACAATTTATGATGTACCAAATGATTTATATGATTATAATAATCTTAAAGAATTAAATGATTTTCAGAGTGTAATTGAATATATAGATACAGCTGAATCAGAAACATCTCTCATATCATTAAATCCGATAATTGATGAAAATGATAAAAAAAAATATACTCATTATGAAATTCACCCATCTTTATTATTAGGTGTATTAGGTAATCAAATCGTTTTTCCAGAAAATAATCAATTACCTAGAGATGTTTTTGCGTGTGGTCAAAGTAAACAAGCTATTTCATTATATCATTCGAATTATCAATCAAGAATGGACAAGATGGGTGTTGTATTGAATTATGGTCAAATACCATTAGTTAAAAGTAGATATATGAAATATATTAATAATGAAGAACATCCATATGGTGAAAATGTGGTTGTTGCAATTGCTTGTTATACAGGTTATAATGTAGAAGATTCTATATTATTTAATGAAGGGTCGATTAATAGAGGTTTATTTAGAACAACATATTATTCTGTGTATGAGTCTAGAGAAGAAAGTGCAAAAATAGGTAAATCAAATGTAAATAGTGTTTTCTCTAATATCGAAAAAGAAAATGTAGTTGGATTAAAACCAGGGTGTGATTATTCCGATTTAGACAAATATGGTATTATTAAAGAAAATACGGAACTTAATGATAAGAAAGTACTTATTGGAAAAATAGTATCTAATATAGAAAACCCCAATATATTTTTTGATAAATCTGAAGTTCCTAAAAAAGGCCAATTGGGATATGTAGATAAATCATTTATAACAGAGGGAGAAGAAGGGGTTAGAATAGCAAAAGTAAAAGTTAGAGAAGAGAGAATGCCGTCAATTGGTGATAAGTTTTGCAGTAGATGTGGTCAAAAAGGAACAGTTGGTTTAATTATTCCAGAAGAAGATATGCCATTTACTAGCGATGGTATTAAACCAGATATCATAATTAATCCACACGCTTTACCTAGCAGAATGACGATTGGTCAACTGATTGAAACATTAATGGGTAAAGCGTGTTCTATATATGGTGGATTCGGTGATTGTACAGCATTTGTTAATAAAGGAAGTACTCATAAACGTTTTGGACAATTATTAAATAATGTTGGGTTAAATTCATCTGGTTATCAAATACTATATAATGGTAAAACAGGTGAACAATTAGAAACAGAAATATTTATAGGTCCAACGTATTATATGAGATTAAAACATATGGTCAAAGATAAAATTAATTATAGAGCGCAAGGACCTAGAAATGTATTAACTCGTCAAACAGTTCAGGGTAGAGCAAATGATGGTGGATTACGTATTGGTGAAATGGAACGTGATGGTATTATTGCACATGGAGCAACTAAATTTTTGAATGAATCTATGATGGTTAGAGGTGATCAGTATTATGCAGCTGTATGTAACCAAACCGGAAGTATTGCGATTTATAATAAATCACAGAATTTATTTTTAAGTCCTCAAGCAGATGGACCACTTAAATTTGAAAATATAACGGAATATAATGCAAATATTGTAAATATTTCTAAATTTGGGCGTGAATTTAGTATAATCAAAATTCCTTATGCGTTTAAATTACTAATGCAGGAATTAAAAACTATGAATATTGAAATGAGAATTATTACAGAAGATAACATAGATCAATTAACAAGTTTATCATTTTCAGATAATATAGTAAAACTTACAAATAATAATGTTAATAATTTACTTAAAAATACTAATAAAATTATCAAAGAAACAGAGAAGTATAAAGAAAATATTGTTTTAGAAAGAGAAAGAAATGAAAGAAATTTTGAGGGATATACACGACGCACACAATATAATCCATCATCAGAAAGTACACCGTCATTACAATATAATACATCCTCAGAAGGCACAGCATCTCCACAATATAATCCAGTAACGCCAGAAGGCACAGCATCTCCACAATATAATCCAGTAACGCCAGAAGGCACAGCATCTCCACAATATAATCCAGTAACGCCAGAAGGCACATCATCTCCACCGTATAACCCATTAAATTTTCAAGCTACATCATCCCAATCGCCTCCTCAATATAATCCAGCAACACCAGAAGGCACCCCACCATCAATAGAATCACAAGAAGGTGGTATGTTAACTACCACAATAAACAATAATAATTTTGAACCTATAAAATTAGGAATAGTATTATTGAATGATAAAATAAAAACTGAAAGTTTTAATTCTAATAATATGAATAATATTAATATGAATATAACAGATAAACCTGTTGTAAATAATAAAATAAATAATTCAAATTCTTCTTCTATAATTAATAATGATTCAATTCTTACAAATTATTCTTCTAGTGAAGATGATAATTTAAATAAAGTAAATAATAATGAAAAAGAAGAAGGCGAACTAAAAAAGATAATAATATAATATTATTTATTTTATGAATAAAATTGAAAGATAATTTAAAAATTTAAAGGTATTATATTATAATATAAATAAACAATATGGCTCAAAGTGGACATATTCAATCGTTATATAAAGCAAGAAAGAATATATTGGAACATTTAAAATATCAAGGTTTTAATATAAATGATTATTCAAATTTCAGTATAAATGAAGTTTATACTATGTATCAAAATAAGCAATTAGATATGTTATTGGAGAGAAATGAAGATATCGATAAAAAAATAAAAGCAAAAAAAGTATATGTTAAATATAATTTAGGTAAATCTCTAAGACCTAATAATATAACAGAATATTTAGATGAATTATTTAATGTTGATAATACTTTATCAATCGATGATGATTTAATTATAATAACAAAAGATTCACCTAACGATACAATTATTAAAACATTAAAACAATTGTATTGGACAACAAAACAATTTATTATTATTTGGCATATAGAGCATTTACAATTTAATATTTTAGAGCACTCTAAAGTACCAAAACATATTGTATTATTAGAAGATGATAATAAAGAATTTAGATTAAGATATAATATATTAAATGATAGTGAATTACCAGATATATCTAGATTTGACCCAGTTTCTATGGCTATCGGAATTAGGCCAGGTGAAATTTGTAAAATAATTAGGTCTAGTAGAACCTCAATAAATACAGATTTTTATAGAATATGTTCACCTTAATTATATATAATTTACAATAACAATATATTAGTTAAAATTATTATAGATTTATTTTTTATTTTTATAATAATTTTATAATAGTTTATTATAATATGTCGTTAGAATCATCTAGTAATGGTAATAATATATCTATTATTTTAAAGAAATCATTAGATAATAAAACAAATACTTTTAAACAAATATTAAATGATAAAGATGTTGGATTTTATTTAGTATTAAATGATATTGTTACAACATATATAAATTATAAAAAATATCCAGATAATCAATCATATAAAATAACAATGAATAATACAGAAACAAAATTGTCAGATATTAAATCAGAGATTTTTTTACTTAAAAATGAAATTGAAAATGATTTAGATAATATGAATAAAGATATTAAAATATTTGATGATGAAATTAATAATATAAGTAATTTGAATGAAATATTAAAAAATGAATATGATACATTAATAAAAAGTAATAATGCTTCTTATGGAAGAATGATAGAAAAAAAAGAAGTATATAGATTTAAATTATTTGACATCATACTATTAAGTGTATTTATAATTTATATATTATACAATTTATTTAATATTATAAAAGAAGATAAATTAAATCCGTTGCAATTACCAGGATTACAACAATTACCTCAATTAAATAATTTTAGAAAAAAAATGAATGATATAAATTTGAATAAGTTAGTACCTAATATAAAAAACTAATTATATATCTAATAAAAAATAGAAAATCTATTTATTTTATAATTAAATAATATAAAATGAATTCTTTAAACGATGGTATTAACTTTTTAAAAATAAAGGAAAAAAAATATTCATTATTAAATAATAAAGATTTAAAACAACAAAATTCATCAGGTTATGAATCTATTGTAGAATCTTTAGAAAATTTATCTAGTGTTTCTCCTTTAATGAATATTGATATAAATTCACCAGAAGTAAAAAGGTTTAATGATTTAGAAAATCTATTTAATTCTAAATTATCATCGTATAAAAATATATATGATGAATTATCTAATACATCAACTATAGAGGATAATGAATCTCGTAAAAATGAAGTAAAAGATAAAATTTCCAAATTAAATGAATTAAATAATGAATTAGTAATTATTGCTAATGAAATGATTAAAGAGATTGATATATTAACAGAAAAAAATAAAATTAATCCAAATGATAACATATTATATAAAAAAAAATTAGAAGATAAAATGTCTTTAGAAATTGAAACAATTAATAAAAGTATAAATTTATTAGGTGATATAAATACTTACAAACCTGCTATTGGTAAAATAAAGCAAGGTATACATAAAGAAGAATTTATTAATACAGATGTAAATAAATATATAACAGATAATTATAAATATGTTACTGATAGTTCTCAAGGACGTCAAGAAGATTCGTTATCATTTAATAAATATGCAAAATATCAATATATTATATGGTTTATATTTTTAATAATAATTATATTAATGATTTATAGAAGTGTAACAGATACAGGTCCTTTAGGATTAACAAGCGGACTAGTTTCATTAACTATTTTATATTTATTATACTATTTTGTAACATTAATTATTAAATAAAATTAATATTTAACTATATTATAATATTGTATGAATAGAGTATCATCGAATAAATATAATAATATAGTAACTCAATTTGATAATTTAAAATATAAATTAAATCTAGATATAAATAATTATAAAGAATTAAAAAGCAAATATGATATTTATATATATAATTTGATATATAATTATAGTGTAGATTTATCATATAAACAAAATATTAATCAATTTGATAGTACTATATCTCCTATTATTTTTAATAAAAGTAATAATAGTATTTTAATTAAGCGTTCATCTGGTGGTTCATTTCCAAGATTTGCATTTAAATCAGGTGATAATATATTTCGTGGTAATGATTATAATAGAATAAAAGTTACATTTAGATGGGCTGGAACTCCAGAATCATATGATTATTATGGATTAGATAATAAAAAATGGTGTATTGGTATTGGTAATTATCCATCACTGTGTAGAACAACTGACGCACAAATGCCCCCAAAAACAGGTGAATATGTTAGTTATATATTAACAAGTAATCATGGTGGATGGACTAATAATAATTTACAATGGTTAAATTGGATTGGCCCGTCAATTAATTATAATTCAAACTATGATGCTATTTGGGAGTTTAAAGAAATTAATATTTTAATGAATAATACATATAAAGATAAATTGTTTAGTGAATTAAAAAAAAAATATCAATTAGTTAATAATACTATAAATGATATGAATAATGTAATAAAACAATTATTAGGTTATGATATAATTGGTAAAAATGAAATAAAAAAAACATGGGGTAAAATGATAGAACAATCAAATGAATTAAAAAAAGATTATAATAATTTATTAATTAAAGATGATTTATCCGGTCAAAAAATAGAACAAAATTCATTTTTAATATTAAATAGTATAAAATATACTGGTTGGATATTATTAAATATAATATTATTAACAACTTTAATTAAAAATATCAGAAATAATTAGTAACTAATTTGTAAATATTTAATAATTATATAATTTATAATAATTATATAATTTATAATAATAATTTATAATGTCATTTACATATGATTCTATATTAAGTGATATTTTAACAAAAAAGAGTGAATTAGAATTGTTATTAAATGATTATAAGAGACTTCAAACTGATTATAACAATTCACTTAATAGTATTAAAATAACTATGTCACCAAATAATATACAACAAATAGATACAAGTACAAACAAACCTATATTTTATCCATCATTACAAACATTTACAATAGCAAGAGGTAATGCAGGAACATTTCCGAGATTTAGATTTAAACCAGATAATAATATATTAGATGGTACTAAATATAAAAAAGTAAAGGTAACATTTAGATGGGCTGGAACAATAACTTCATATGAAAAACATAATTTAGATAGTAAAAAATGGTGTATAGGTATTGGAAAAATAGTATCGTTGTGTAAAACAACTGAACAACCTATGCCCCCAAAAACAGGTGAATATGTTACTTACACAGTAAATGCTACTCATGGAAATTGGAATAATACCAATTTAGAATGGTTGAATTGGAAAGGACCAGTAACTGATGAAAAAATAGTAAGTGATTATCCATTAATATGGGAATTTAAAGATATTACTATTTATTCTATACCAAATACTACTGATTTAAATAAAAGATATAATGACGTAAAAAATAACATTGAACAAATTCAATCATTCATTTCACAATTTTCTACATTTGATATTAAAAATAAAGATAAATTACAAGAACATTTAAATGCATTAATACATAAATCTGATGAATTAAATAATGAATATAATAATACATTAAATAAATATAATAATTATCATACAACTTTAGGTCAAAATAAAGATAAAATAATTTTTTCAAAATCAAATAATATAAGTTATATGGGGTGGATTATTTTAATTGTTTCAATAATATGGTTATTAGTACGTAGTATAATTATTAAAGAAGAGACAACACTAGAGAAACTAATATTTATTATTATGATATTAGTAATAATTTATTATACTTTCATTTTATATGGCAGGTTGATAACAAATAAATTATATAAATATATACCATCTTTCTTATATAAATGGATACCGCCATCTGTAATTGATTTTATAAATACATTTATTGATTTTATAAATAATAAGTTGTTAGTATTTGATTATGTTAAATAATTAGTGTATATAGTTTAGTTATATTTTATATATTTTATAACTAAAATAATTATATATTATATATTATAATATATTTATATATGTCAAATATAAATAACAATCAAGGGTTATATTATAAAAATAACATTATTAATTTAAAAAGAAATAAAATGAGAGAAGGTTTTGGTACAATGAATGATAATGATTTTCAAGATGACGGTGCTTCTTCAGTTGATCCTTCTGTTGATCCTTTTGTTGATAATAATGAAAATACAGATAATCAAAATAGTGGTGATAATCAAAATAGTGGTGATAATCAAAATAGTGGTGATAATCAAAATAGTGGTGATAATCAAAATAGTGGTGTATTTAACAAACAAGATCATATTTTATATTATAAAAAAGTAGATACTAGTATATTAGATAATAAAAACAATAATGAATTGAACGAATTAAATATGTTAGAAACTAAATATAACAAGGCATTATCTGATTATACAACTCAAAAACAAGTACTTGATGGTATGATTAATAATTATTTTTCGTCAAAACAAAGTTCACTTAAAAATAAAAATGTAAAAATAGGAAGTTCTATTGGTTATGTTACAAATAATGGTGTATGGAAACATTATCAATCAATGGATCTATATGAAAAAACAGGTGGTAAAAACTCTTGTCCATCAGCAAATAATCATTATGAATTAAATGCTAATATAGATAGTCAAAATAATCTAATAAATGGATCAAATAAGACGTTAAGAATTGGTACACCTATGATAGAGGGGCAAGGTTGTGGTTTATCAGGAACTAATATATATGTTACAAACACAGAATCACCAAATACAACACAAACATATTCTGGATGTTATAAATTAAATGAATCAAATGGATTAGCATATCAAAGTGATATGGGTAATAATGTATCATTAGATAGTTGTAGAACAAGAGCTTTTGATACAAATAATTCAGTTTTTGCTCTTTCAAGCTCTAATAGTTTAAATAATGCAGGGAAATGCTATGTTGGTAAAAATATCGATCATGTAGTTTCTAATGGAAATGCAATATATCAACAAATAATTTGGTCAGCAACCGCATATCCATTACTTGGTGCTAAGTCTGCTATATTAAATTATGCTGGACAATTACAAATATTTAATAATGAAGGTAATGTATTATGGACTTCTAATAATGCAATAGTTCCATGTGATCCAGTAAACGGGGGGCTAATAACAGTTGATAGAGCTATGTGGGGTGGTAATTGTAATGGTATATACCCAACTTCATGGATATATAGTGCTACTGCATCTAATTTTATTAAATCATCCGGAATAAATACTATACTGCCTGAATCAACCAAACCTTATATTGTTTCAGAGAATAATGTAACTAATTATGCAAAATCAATAGCAGATGGTAAAGAGAACACCAATTTTACAATTAATTATAATATGTTAAATGAAAATGGAGAACAAATAAATGATCCTGCATTTGGATGTAGTAAATCATTTCGTAGTTATTATAAATGTGGTAATGGTAATTTAAAAAATATAACTCTTAGTTCAGAATCATTTGGAAAAGAAGTCATATATGATTGTACTAATGAATCGCACCGATGTAAAAGTTTTATTTTAAATGTTCAAAATGATTTAAATTTAGTATTATATGATTGGAACAATCAAGTATTTAATGCGGTATGGTCATCAAAAACATATAATATAGTATCAAATTCAATTCAAAATAATGAATTTAATAATGTTTCAGGAAAGAATGGTAGAAGTCATTTAAAAGCAGGTGAATCCTTATTACCTGGTGAATTTCTAGGTTCTGAAAATGGTAAGTGTCATTTAATATTTATAGAAGATGTTGGACTACAATTAAGGATAAATGTATCAGGGTGTAAAAAAGGTGAAGATAATAATTACTACGGTGGAAATATAACTGCTGATACTGTTGGTATGTATTATACTATATATGATGGTTATTTTAATGATGATTTATCCTTTTTTAATAAATTGAATATTACAAATAAAGGTATATCAAAAAATATAAATAAAGGTATATCAAAAAATATAAGTAGTATAAGCAATGCAACAAATCAAGCATTAACACCTAGTCATACTAAATATACTGTAATGTTTGAAGGTAGTATTTATGTAAATAAAACAGGTGAATGGAATTTTAAATTAAGTTGTGATGATGCTGGTTATATGTGGATTGGTGATAATGCTATAAATAATACAAGTATTAATAATGCATTTATATCAAATGGGGGACTACACGCTATGACTGAAATTTCTAATAAAATAATGTTAGAAGAAGGTAATTTTTATCCAATTAAAATAATATTTGGTAATAATGATGGTCCAGGTAATGTAATATTTAAATATTCAGGTCCAGATGTATCAGAAAGAACAGAGTTAAATGGATATATATATACATATACACCAAAAGATGGTTTAGCAACATATACAATAGATATAAATCAAAAAAATACATCAAATTTAGGTAAAGTTGGTTATATTACAGAAGATGGAAAATTAAAAACTATTTCAAGTAAATTATTGTCACTTTCAAATAATTATATTGAAATAGGAAATTATAATAATATTGGTTCTGATATATCAAATACAAATGCAACAAATGTTGATAAATGTAAATCAGATTGCAATAATAATATGAATTGTGCGGGTTTTGTATATAAAGAAGGCAAATGTTATTTAAAAGGTTCAGGAATGTATCCAAATACATTAAGAATATTAGATAATAGTTCAAGATTATTTAAAAGAAATGTAAATGTAAGTAGTCATTCTTCTTGTAATAAAAATGTGGTTTCTGTTTCAAGTAAGATGTGGGATTTATATCCAGTAGATGGTGAATTAGATGAAAATATTAAATGTGAATTATCTTCTTATATAGATGAACAAAAAAAATTAGTATCTAATAGTGAAGAAAATTTCAAAATTATTTCAACTGAATTAAAAAATAGATTAATAAATTTATCTGATAATTCAAAAATAATAGCTGATAAAAATGGTATAACTATACAAAAAATAGATGATGATTTAATTGAATTTAAACGAAATTATGATATATTTGATAAAATGGATAAAAATACTGTAAATGAGGATGCTATGAAAATGAGTAGTTATGATGATTTATTAAGTGATAATTATAATTATCTAATTTGGAGTATTTTAGTTGTAAGTATTGCAATTGGCGGTATTTATTATATTAAAAAAAAAAAATAAGATTAGTCTTTATAATATTATGAAATTATATTATAAAATTATATAATATATAATATATAACTTTATATTATGAGTACTGCTGATATTAGTTCTGACCAACAATATAATAATATAATAAATACAATCTCAAAATTACAAGAGCTTGAGCAAAAATTATATAGTGATTTAGAAAATGCTTCTATTTCAAATAATTTAGCGGAACAACAAAATATAAGAGATAAAATCAATAGTTTATCTCAAACGCGAATTGATCTTTTTAATTCTTTAAAAGAAATGCATTCTATGTCTCAAAATAGTGTTATTAATAATAGAAGTACACTATTAAATAGTTTAATTTCATTAAATGTTATGGAAAATGAATTAAATAATTTAAAAGGTAATTTAGATGAATTGAATGCTAGTAAAGAAAATAAATTGAAAATGGTACAAATAAATACATATTATGGTAAAAGATATAAGGCACATTCTGATTTAATGAAATCAATATTTATTATATGTGCTGTTATATTATTTGTTGTTATATTAGATAAGAAAGGATATTTACCAAATAATGTTGGACCTTTAGCAGTAATTATTTTATTAGTGCTTGGTATAATTTACGTTTTTAATAAAATATTAGATTTAAATAAAAGAGATAATTTAGATTTTGATAAATATAAATGGAGAAAACCCGCACCTAAAATATATGATACTAATAGAGTATTTAAAGAAGATTCTATTGATACCTCATTTGATACATCTGTATGTAAATTAGCAGAGGCAGCATCTAGAGTAAGTAAAAATATAGTTGACTCTGCAGTAAATGAGGCGAATAGACAAGCTGCTCAGTCAGGTAGTTCTAGAACAGAAAATTTTGATATATTGGGATTTAATATATTAGATAAAAATTCTTCCCCTGCGCCATACTAAATAAGTAAGTAAGAAAATAAGTAAGAAAATAAATAATTTAATATCAATACATAAACATAATAACTTAATCTAAATATTATATTATAATATGAGTAAACCAGATGAGAATGATTTAGACCCTATATATGATAAATTAGGCGAAGCTATATCAAAAATAAATAGTATAGCAGATTGTGATGATAAATGTCAATTAGATAAAACTAATTCTGAACTTAGAAGTGATTATAACAATGCATTAGATGAATATTTAAATGGTAAAACTAAAATAGAGGATGCTAAAAAAAAATGGTTAGTAAGTGAATATGGTGAAAATGAATATAATAAAATAAAAGAAAATGAATATAATGAAGAAATAAAAGATTTAATAGATAATTATAAAAATGCGCACACACAAATAGTAATAGATATTAATGATAAAATAAATGAATATGAAAATACTATTATATTTTATAATAAACTAAAACAATTATTAATTAGAATTAAAGATGAAAATAATACATTTAATCAAAATATTGATGAATATAATAAAATAGTTAATACAAGTGATAGAAAAACATTTTATGAAGATGAAACAATATCGCGTGTATCAAGATGGGAATATTTATTAAAGATTGTATATTTTATTTTATTGTCTATGTTATCAATACGATTACTTTATTTTAGAAAAGAATATAAAAATTATAATGTAGTAGTAAAATTAGTTATTTTATTAATAATTCCAATTTATGGATTAAAATATTTAAAAAATATATTTATTTATATTTATTCTAAAATTAAACTATTTTATGAATCATATATAAAATATGATTATTTACATATATAAATATTAAATTAGTTTTTATAAAACCATTAAAATTAAAAATATAATATAAATTTAATATTTTTAATTTTATTTATTATTACTTTATTAAGTTGATTATTTATTATTAATTTATTAAGTTAATTATTTATTATTATTCATTAATCTCATTATTCTCATTATTTTCATCATCATATATAATTGCAACATTAACCCATCCACCACTTTTATATGTACCATATCTTTTATCCATAAAATCATATAATTCTTTAGCCTTTGGTATAGATCTTCCATAATTGATAATAAACCATTGCTTAAATGTTTCCATAAGTTCTGTTTTCTTAATATTCTTACCTTCTGTTCTTTTAACTTTATCTCTTGCAAATTCAGATAAATAATCTTGTCCGTCACGATAATTATCACTAGCCATAAGAACGTGTTTACAATCAATGACATTACCTTTTGTCATAAATCCAATATTAACTAATTTGGAAATAAATATTGGCGCCCAATCATTAAATTTAGAATCTAATTTTTTATCAATTTTATACTGATACGGATAATAATTTCTAGGAAATTTAATTTCATCTGAATATGGTTTATCAACAAATTTAGACATAAAATCACAAATTCTAATTCTTCTCCATGTACCATCATCATTACTTCTAATATCAAATAATGTATTTGTGGTAACCACTAATTTAAATTGTGGTATAAATGTAACTACATCTTTAAATAATGCTCTACCTTGAATAGGGTCACCTCCTGTAATTTCCTTCATAATACCTTCATTAATTGTGTCACCTTTTGACGGTTCTTGCATAACCGCCAATCTTTTTCCTTTAAGTTCAACAACTTCGCTGGATGTTCCTCCAATATTATTACGTTTTTGAGTAATTAATGTTAATGGTACTGTTCCTTTATAATCACCTAAACACTTAGATAATAAATCAACTAATTTACTTTTACCATTTGCACCAGAACCAGTATAAATATTAAATGTTTGATTTTCATTTGTACCAATTAAACATGATGCTAAATGTTCCCACATGTATCTTTTTAATTCATCTTCTGGAAATAATTGATTCATAAAATCATTAGCTTCATCTAATATGTGAGAATATTTAGATTCAACAACTGAATATTGAATATAATCATTATTTGTAGACATCGAAATATAATCATCTGGTTGTCCTCGTCTAAACAACGTATTTTTAAAGTCAATTACACCATTATTAAAACATAATAAGTATGGATTTTGGTCTAATTTATTAATAAAATATTTATCATAAAATAATTCTTGTGCTTCTCTCATAATATTATTTTTCCATGCAGTTTTTTTAAGAAATATACAAATGTCAGCCAATTTATTTGTCTGTTTTTGTACATCACTATATCTTTGATCGTTTTCTGCAAGTGATGCAAATTCATCTGTTTTATCAATTAATTTTTTATAATATATATCGTGCATATCTTTTGAAATTAATATTCTTAATGTACTACCAGAATCAATTTCTTCCCATTTATGACCCTTATATTGATACCATAATTGAGATTTTATACTTGCACAAACAAATTGATCTTTAAATATATTATATAATACTGTTGCAAAATCAAATTCAGTACACGTTTGAATACTTTGTATTATAAAATAATCGATTGTTTCATTTCTAACCGATTCATAAATTTCTTTTACGCAATTATTTTTAGCCCAATACATAATTGATCTTCTAGTTAAACCATCCCGATTTTTATGTTCAAAACTCTGCCATTTTTCAAATAAATCTGATACTTGATCAAATGAAAATTCTTTAGATTTACTACTAAATTTTAACCATGTAAGAAACATTTTTTCACTTGTATTTTTTAAAGCCCATCCAACTCTTATCCATTTATCATAACTTCCAGAACCATAATAACTTTCTGGTAATATCATCGTATAATCGTGAGCTTCTTTTAATTCATATTCAACTGGTTGAATATTATCAAATAAATTTTTAATTTTTGTATCTAGTTGTTCCATATTTATAATATCATTATCATCAATAATTTCATTTGAATCATTTATTCTTTTAATTGTAATTTTTTTATTTCCATTTTTTCTAACTGTTTTATTTATAAATTGACTTAATACTTCATTATATTTATTAAGATAATCATTTCTAATTTCAAAATATTCGTGATTTTTATATTGTGCTGATAATATACTATAATTTTCTTTTATATTAAATGTTTTTACACTTTTTTCATCAATATTCCAATCTTCAGAATCAATATCATATGTTCCATAATATACGCCTGTCAATTCATATGCTTTATTTCCAGGTTTCCGAGAACCAAACATTTGCCAATTACAATGACCCTTTGTAATTCCTTCATCTAATATAGAATCCCACGTATTTATAACTTGTAAATCATCCCACATAGTAGGAAGTTCTTCTTTTATCATATCTCTTAAAATTAATTGAAGAGCTTTATGCATTTTTATACCAAATAATAAATGAATACCATCTTTTGTTTTATTTTCTAACATGTTAACTGATGGTTTTTCAAAAATAAATACAGGTATTTTATGTTCCTTATTTATATTTAATAATTTTCCTATTTTTTCAAAATATATTGAAACTAAATCAATAATATGTTCCTTACTATGTTGCCTAGATTCTACACTAGGATCATAATGTAAATCTAAATCTACTAAAATTGGTCCATCTTCTATTAATTGTTTTTCAGTTAAATATTCTTGTTTTTTTTTAATAAATACATTATCATAATATTTTTCATAAAATTCATCTAATTTATCAGTTGGAACATAGAACGTACCGCCACTAACATGTAAATCTTTATTGGGAATACGTGTATGTGTAAATATATTAGATGAATTAGACGAATTAGACGAATTAGAGCATTTAAATTGTTTTAGATAATCTTCAAATGTTATATTATTAACAACTGAAGTCATCTTTTTTTATAAGATAATATAATACATTAATATATTTTTATCTCAATTTTTTTATTAATTAAATAGAAATTGAATTTTAAAAAAATAAAATATCAGCAAATATCGTTTAATTATTAAAATATTTTTTTATTATTTTAGATAACTAATATATACTAAATTAGATATAATTATATTTGGTTACTAAAAATATTATATAAAATAATATATAAACATAATTTGATGATATTAAGATAATAATTATAAAATTAATTATCTATAAATGAATGATAATGAAAAACTAGATAATGAAAAAAAAAATAACATAATTATAACTTTAACGCAACAAAAAGAATATAAACCAGAATCTGCTATTATAATTTCATCGTCTACAATAAAACGCTTAGCAAGTGATGTTAGAAAAATTATTAAAGAACCATTAATAGAACAAGGTATTTATTACAAGCATGATGATACAAATATGTTATTGGGATACGCTATGATAGTAGGTCCTAAAAATACGCCTTATGAAAATGGTTATTATTTTTTTGATTTTTCATTTCCTATTAATTATCCATTTTCACCGCCTATTGTAAAATATCATACAAATGATGGATATACTAGATTTAATCCTAATTTATATAAATCAGGTAAAGTTTGTGTTTCTATATTAAATACTTGGCACGGAGAACAATGGACAGGTTGTCAAACAATATCATCTATATTACTTACATTATGTACATTATTTACAGAGAACCCATTATTAAATGAACCTGGTGTTTTATCTACAAGTTATGATATTATACCTTATAATAAATCAATTGAATATAAAAATTATGAAATTGCAATATATAATAATATGATTAATATTAATAATTCAAAAATATTTAATATTTTTTATAATGATATGAAACTGTTATTTTTGAAAAATTATGATTCTATTATTACTAATATAAAAAATAAAATATCGTCTGATGATAACAAAGAATATATAGTTAAATTATATCATATGATAACCCGATCTAATTATTCTCCTTTATTAACAAAAATAGAAAATTTTAAAAATAGTATAGAATAATTATATAAAAATATTATTAAATAATAAAATTGAATTAAATTAAATTTACTTAAAATAAAAGTATCATTTAAATATATATTTAAACAATATGCATTTTTGCAGTAAATGCGACAATATGTACTATATTCGCATATCAGAAGAAGATGGAAATAAATTAATTTATTATTGCAGAAATTGTGGAAATGAAGATGAATTTCTTAATAAAGAAAATATTTGTGTATCTAAAATAGAGTTAAAAAGAAGTGAACAAAAATATTCTCATATTATAAATAAATATACCAAATTTGACCCTACTTTACCTAGAACAAATAGTATTAAATGTCCAAATCAAACATGTTTAAGCAATTCGACAGAAGTAGATAAAAAGGTTGAGAGAGAAGTTATATATATTAGATATGATGATATTAATATTAAATATGTATATTTATGTTCTACTTGTGATACATTATGGAGAACGAATGAAATTAAATAAAATTTGAATAATATTATATAAAATTGAAATATTTTAAAGTTATAATAATAATATTATATAAATATTATTATTAATATTATTATTAATATAAGTAAAAATGAGTGATTTAGAAGTATCTAACGATGAATCTAATTCTGAATATGATAGCGACTCACTAAATGAAGAAAATAGTAATTTTGAAGATGATGAGGAAACGGTTAATGAGGAAACGGTTAATGATGAAAATGATACTTTATTAAAAAATAAAATAACAGATATTAATTTTATTGATGATGAAGATGATGAGGATGAAAATGATGAAAATTATTTAAAAAAACTTGATAAAGAATTAAGAAAAAATTATCTAATCGATTTTCATCCAGATTCTTTAGTAAATAATTATATAGAAATTCAAACATTATCACAAATAATAAGAGATAGTGATGGTAATATTATTGATGATTTACATAAAACAGTTCCATTTCTAACAAAATATGAAAAAACTAGAATATTAGGTCAAAGAGCAAAACAAATTGAAAGTGGTTCTAAACCATTTGTTACTGTTCAAAATACTATAATTGATTCGTATTCAATTGCATTACTTGAATTAAAAGAAAAGAAAATACCATTTATAATAAGACGTCCTTTGCCAAATGGTTCTAGTGAATATTGGAAAATTAGTGATTTGCAACTATTATATTAATTTATATTGAATTATATTAATTATATTGAATTATATTGAATTATATTAATTATATTATAAAATATTTTTTATAATATTAATATTAAAATACTAATTTTTATTGTCTATATTTTTTCATCTTTTTAGACATATTAATTTTATGTTTTTTATGTTTTTTAAAACCTTTCTTATTTGTTTTATATTTTTTACTATTTTTATGTCTGGATTTTTTACCTCCAAATAAATTGGTAATTTTATCAAAAAAAGATGATTCACTAGCAACATTATCTAGATTTTTCATATCGCTAATATTTATCTGTATATCATTAACATCTCGTTTCATTACATCAATAATATCTGATTTAAATTTTGAAAAATCTTTCATAGCATTTATATCATTTTTATATAATTCATTTAATAATTCTTTATTATATACAGTTTCTGTATTTTCAAACTTAGTATCAAGCTTTTTTTTTACATCAATAATATCTGATTTAAATTTTGAAAAATCTTTCATAGCATTTGTATCATTTTTATATAATTCATTTAATAATTCTTTATTATATACAGTTTCTGTATTTTCAAACTTAGTATCAAGATTTTTTTTATATAATAAATCATCTTTATTTTGTAAAAATGTAGTATTACTATCTTTATCAATATCAATATCATACCCACCTCTTATTTTTCTGCTATTTTTATTATATTTTTTATTAAAATTATTTGATTTATTTGTTTTTTTAATTTTATTTTTTTTATTTCCACCTTGTCTTCTATAATTAACTAAATCGATATTCATAGGAGCAGTATTAGGATATGATATTTGCATAGGTACTATATTATCACGTTGATTAAATGGACTAATATCCATAGATATTCTTTGAGATACTAATCTTTCTTCTTCTAATCGTTCTCTTTCAGCAGCTAGTCTTTGTCTTTGTCTTTCAGCAGCTAGTCTTTGTCTTTCTCTTTCTCTTTCTGCCGCTTCTCTTTGTCTTTGTCTTTCAGCAGCTACTCTTTGCCTTTCCGTCGCTTCTCTTGTTGCTCTTTCTGCAACTTCTCTTGTTGCTCTTTCTGCAACTTCTCTTTGTCTTTGTCTTTCTGCAGCTTCTCTTGTTGCTCTTTCATCTTCTAGTCGTTGTCTTTCTCTTTCAGCAGTTTCTGCAGCAACTCTTTCAGTTTCTAGTCGTTGTCTTTCTCTTTCAGCAGTTTCTGCAGCAACTCTTTCAGCTTCTGCAACTAGTCTTTGTCTTTCTCTTTCAGCAGCTTCTATTCTTCTTTGTTCAGCTTCTCTATTAATATTATTTATTGCTATTAAAGTATTTATTGGAAATTGTTGTAATGCATTTCGTAAATCATTTTCACGTTGTCCAGTTAAACCTATAGCTATTTTATAATTATTAGATACATTAATACGTCGTGCATTTAATATATTATATATATTAATAAATGAATTTCTATCTCTACCTCTAATATTATTATTATAATTATATATATTATCTCTGATATAAGTTAATCCTCTATTCCAATAATTCAATCTACCTGCTCTAACTAATTCTCTATCGTTATAATATGTTGATATAGTAGATATAGGTTGTGGTTGTGTAGTTTTATATAAGTTATTTATTCTTACAGTTCTTCCAAAATCTATAATAAGTGCTCTACCAGTATATTGAGATGTTGTATTTTCAGTAAAATATAGTGCATTTGTATTTATCATACAATTTCCTTGATGAATATCACAATGTACAATACCTAAATCTAATAATTTTGTTAATTCATATAAAACATAATTTTCATACATAAATAATGTTTCTGAATTTCTAGAAAGTCTTAAATCATCAACTACATTAGAAAATGTGTCATATCCATCCATAAATTCCATTAATATTATGCTAACACCAAAGCTATTAGCTAAACCTGTATTAACAAATGAAAATACTTTACTTATATCATTAGTACTTCTATTCCTATTTCTAAATACTAATCTAATATAATTTAATATAATACCTATATAATTACTCTCTTCTGCACGTTCTATATATCCTAATACTGCTGGAACAAATGGGTCAAGATAATTAGTAATAGATAAAAATGATTCTCTATAAATTTCATTTTGTAAAACAACTTCTTTTCTAATATCAATTCCTGTATTAACTTCAACTATAGGATTAGCTCCTATTTCTCTCGCGCCAGGAATATTAATTGTTGTTTGAACAGCATATATGGATGTTACTCTTAAAAATAATTTTAATAATATTTTATTCATAGGCATATCATATAATCCTCTACGCGTATGTACATAAGGAGGATTTGGTACAGAAGGTTTTATTGTTAATAATAATGTGATACAAGATATAGATGAATTTGTTAAAATTCTAGCTGATTCTAAATTTGAAATAAAATACTGAAATGCATCTACTGAACTATACTTAGAGCCGTCACCTTTTGTTCCGTATTTAAATCCACCTTCTTGTGAAAATTCTATATTTAAATGATTTGGTTTTTTTTTACTTTTCATTTATTTTTAATTATATAATATGTTGTTAAAAAAATTTATATATGGTATTATGTTAAAATACTAAATTTATAAATTAAACAATACTTACAATTTTTTATACTTCTAATAATTTATATCCATCAGTTGTTTTAACTTTTTTATATTGTTTTTGTTTTGACTTAGACATTTCATGAAAATTATCATGACATAATTCACATACAGTCAATAAATTTCCAGGATGATTTTTATGAAATGAATCTATATAATTATTATTACCATTTACATTACTTTGATGTTGTAAATGATGTACTTCTTCACCTATATTTTTTTTACAAATTTCACATATTCCAATAACTTTTCTTTGATTAAAATGTGATTGTTTAAATGATGTTGTATTTGCAGATTCTGGATAATACTTCATTCTTAATTGATGAGCTCTTTCAAGAAATTTATCAGGTAGATTCAACGATTTACAAACTTCTAAACCGTACATATTATCACCTGGTCCTTCTTTTAATTTTCTATCATATATTAATTGTTTCGTAGATTTATCATAAAAAACAGTCATATGCATCATTTTTAATCCACTAATATTTGTAATTTCAGGCCAATTATTTATTTCATGGAAATGTGTTGCAAATATATAACTACTATTTAAACTATTCAAATAATCAATCCCTGATGCAAAAATACTCATAGCTGACCCTTGTTCAGTACCAGAACATAACTCATCCCCTAATATTAAACTATCTTTATCTGCCATATTTAATATTGTTCTTAATTCTGACATTTCTACTGCAAATGTTGATTGGCCTTTAAATAAATTATCATTACCCAAAATACGTGTAAATATATAGCTATATGGATAATAAATAAATTCACTACATGGTACATATAATCCTGCTTGAGCCATAATTAAACTTATTCCAATTGAACGAATAAGACTTGTTTTACCAACTGCATTTGTTCCATATAATAAATAACCAGTTATATCTTTACCAATTGTAATATTATTTGTAACATATAATTCTCTATTTTGTATATGTTCTATTAAACAATGACGTATATCTTTTATTTGCATATATGATTTATTATTTTCTTTAATATCAGTATTAATATATTGTTCATTATTTTCATTTTCATTTTCATTTTCATTTTCATTTTCATTTTCATTTTCATTTTCATTTTCATTTTTATTATTACTAAATTTGCTCTTATCTTGTAAATCTGTTTCTGTTTTCCTAATAATTGGTTTACAATAATTATATGTATATGCAATATAACATCTATTTTGTAATGTATCTATTTTAATAATAAATTCACATATATTTGATAACATACACTCATAATCCATTAAATTTTTAATAAAAATATGATAATATTCAATTGTTTCTTTAATGATTAATTCTTTAGAATTTTGAATAGTACCAGATATTTGTCTAATTTGTTGACTTGTAATATACATATTTGAATCAGTTGAACCATTCGAATTATAATCTAATGAAGAAATATCAAATATAAATACTTCTTCTTTATTATCAAATTTAGATACATAATTTAATGTAATTTTATCACAATTATTATTATTTATAAATGTAGATAAATCATTTTTTAGTAGTCCTACTCTTCTTTTTGTACCGATTAATAAATCTTCACTTTTTGATGTTTCATGGATTTTTATATATTGGGTAGATGTATCATTTTTCTTTTCAATAGATGCAATTCTATTTGATAAGAATGTTCTTATACATTCAAATTTATCCTTAGAATCATAATAATTTTTTATACTATTGTCGAGAGATAGAGAGATACCTTGTTTAATAAATGTAATGTTATTAATAGAATATGATGATAAATTATCATTTGATATATCATTTATATTTTCAGCTTTATTAATATCAATTTGAGATTCAATAAAATTAATTATATTTAAACAATTTGTATTTATGTTATCATTATCTAAAAACAATCTTAATTTTTCATCGTTTAAAACGATATTGTTGAGAGAAATAATACTATTAATAGTATTAAATAATATAGATATATCTCTCGGTGATATTTTTTTTAATATTAGTTTGCGTGTTAATTTCTCAATATCTTTTATATTATATAATGATTTTCTGTAAACTTCCCACATTTTAATATTTTCTTCATTTTTAGTTCTCTCATTAAGTAAATGGTCTGTAATATCGTATATTTTATTTAAATATTCAATATTTTTTGTTGGGTTTAATAATTCACAATTAAATTTTCTTTTACCCATATTTGTAATACAATTATTTAAAAAATTACAAACAGATGATAATTTACCACTATATCTATTATCATTTATAATATTTAATTGAACTAATGAATGATTTGCTAATACTAATCTATCTGAACAATTTTCAAAAATAGGTGGTTTTATTTTATTTATTAAATTTGGATTATGACGACTAATATAATCAATTAAAAAGCAAAATGATTGAGTTGCATAAGAATAATTAATATATGTATCAAAAAATATTTCATCATTAAATGATGGTATATATCGTTTAATGATTTCACTTTGATAAGTTTGTTTTTCACATTTTTCTGCAGATTTTGTTAATTCAGATTCGTTATTTGAGAGATCAATCTTTAATAATGAATTACATTCAATATTAGTAAAATTGATAATATCATCAATAATATTATCATTTAAGTTATGAATAATTAATATTTCAGAAGGTTTATTTATAGATATATATCTCTCTAATTCATCATATGTAGATGGGTCATGTTGATAAATATTTGTAAATTCAAATATAGTTGATTTACCTGTAAAAATATCAAGATTTGATAAACCAATTGTTATTCTCTCATTATTAACTTTTTTACTTCTTATTTTATGTTTATTTAACCAAATACAAGTTGTACTATTTGAGAGAATATCAGGTTCGTTTGTCCAAAATGTACCTGGCGACACAACATTTGTTAATTTACGAATAAATCCACCTTTTTTATTTTCTTCTTGCTCATAAATCGGTATAATATATCCATAATTACTTAATTTTGTAAGATATTTATCAATCGCTTCTATTTTAAAACCAGCCATAAGTACATTATCATTTCCAGATTTAATATTTTTAGTTGCAATTTTTAAATCACATATTTTAGATATTTCTTCAATATTACTGCCATATATATATCCTTCATTATTTTGTAGTGCAAATATTTCAAAAAAAGACCCATTTTGGTATAAAACAATAATCTTCTCTCCTCTTTCGGATTTCCACTGTTTAGTAAGATTAATATATTCACTTACAATTGACATTAGAAAACGTAGATGTATGTAGTAAAATTATAACTAATATATTTATTTATATTCCTTTAAACATTTTATTTATTAATTAAATTAGTATTAAATAAATAAATTAGTAATTGAAAATAGGATAATCAAATTGACTGAAATTACCACTATAAGTTCCTGTTGCGCTATATTTCCATCGATACATCATATCACTAATACCATTTGGAACCGCAGCCATCGATGTAGTCATAAACATAAAAACTAAATATCTATTATTTGGAATATATGTAAAATTTAATTCTCTATATCTACCGCCTAATGTAAGTGTTGTATTCCAATTATTATTACCATTCATTTCAAATTGTATAATATTCATATTTTCAACATTAATTATATATACTGCATATACACCTGTTCTATTTGTTATAGCACCCATATCAATAAAAAACTTATTATCGCTTGTAGATTGTGGTTTAAAAATAAAACTAAATCTAAATATCCAATTAGGTCTATTGTTAGATGTTCCAACTTGCGATGATGATAATGGAAACTCATTTAAAATACCAATTGTATGTACGTTTAGTGATTCATTAAATAATCTACCAGTATTAATGTACATTGCATTTGTAGGATTTGAACCGCCAATATTTATTGTATTATTAACAACAGATGTAAGTAATCCTTTATTCATATATGATGTAACCTCTGAACTCATTTTAACACCTTTTACTATCTTTGTAATAGCTGATATATCAGGTGTATATGCAACTGCTCCAGAAGAATTAAGAACACTATACATATATAAGTTTATTTTTGGTACATAATCAAACCAAAGACCTGATGTATTCATATAAGTTACTCGTGTATAATTTGAAGTAAATGTATTGTTTAAAGTTTCTGTAACTAAATTTCCATTATATATTTTAGGTTTTAAATCGTGTGGTATTACATTAACACCATCACTATGAATATAATCATTTGTAACACTACTTTTAAGATTAATTCTTATTTTATAACTTCTCTGAGGAATAGGTGTGCTTTTATTTAATAATAAGTGTTGATTTTGTGTAGATTGTAACGTTAATTTAAAAACAATAGAGTCACCATCAAGTAATGGTAATAAATAATATCCATTACTAGCATCAATAGAATAAGTATTCAAATTTTGCAATCTAGACGGCTGATCTTTAATAATTTGATTTAATAATTGTCTAGATATATTTGTATTGTTGGAACAGTCATTTGTTAAATAATAACCATATGATGGATCATTACCAAATAAATTCAAATATGTTGTTTGATTAAGCGATAAATCACTAATATTATTTATAGAAGACCATATATTTTCCCATGCATTATAGTATCCTTTATATGTTAAATCATATTTTAATTCATCTTCATTACTAAATAAATCAACTGCTAAATGAGTATTAAATAATGACTTTGCTATATGTCTTATAAAATCGTGTTTAACTAATTCTTTATAATCAGGTATATTACCTAATCTATTAGTACCTGCTATTTGTTGAGTAGATTGCACCCAAGCGTGACAAGGATTTAAAATTAATCCGGTTGGCCATTGATTCTTTCTTACAAAATATTTAATATCTGTATTATTAGTTATACTATCTATATCATTAGAATCAGTTTGAAACATAAAAACATTTCTTAAATCTGTTGTTTTAACATAATATTCAGCGGTTGCATCAGATGTAATAGTTTCAGATGGTATTTTTAGTAATTCACCTGATGCACTCATTAAAATATTAACATTTAGTGCAGATAATGTAAAATCTATAAGTGTCATTATAAATTATATAAATATAATAGCTTTAATTTTCATCACTTATAAAATTATGAAATAATACATTATTATTTCTATTTGTTAAATCGCCAGATAATATAGACTGTTCAAATATTTCTCTCAATATATTTGTTGGTGCAATTGTTCCTGCTTTTATTAAATTTTTGTCTCTAAGATATTGTTTAATATCTCTTATTGGTTTTTTTCTTAATAATGAAATCTCGTGTTTTACTTTTCGTTGTGTTTCATTATTTTTTAATAGTATAGATACAGTTTTACCTCTTTTCCCTAAATTATATTTAATTGTTCTAGTTTTTATTTTTTTTAACCTTAACAATTTTTTATTTTTATTTGAAATACTATTATTACTATTATTACTATTACTATTATTACTATTATTACTATTACTATTATTACTACTATTGATACTACTACTATTATTATTACTACTATTGATACTACTACTATTATTATTACTACTATTGATACTACTACTATTATTAGTGTTTTTATTAGAATATTTATATTTTAAATCATTTAAACGGTTAGATCTTTCAGATTGTTCATTAAATTTATTATAATCTTCTATATTAATTTTTGTATTTTCTTTTAAATAATCACTTTTTTTTAATGTTTGTCTATTCCATTCTTTATAAGTTGGTTTATTACCACCTTTTAAATTGCTATATGGTGGTTCTATAATAGTAACATTTTGTTTATTATTAATTACATCATTGTTAATTACATCATTATTAATTACATCATTATTAGTATTCTCTATTTGTATATTATTTTTATTATATTTGATAATGGGATCATTTAAAAAATTTGGAAATTTAAAATTATTATTAGATATTGGTGTATTATTTAAAGAGTCTTTTAAATTAAAAAATATATCATTTGATGGATATATATCTTCTTTTAATTCATTCGGTAATTCTAAATTAATAAGTTGTTGATTTTCAGGGATATTAGTAATAGTATTTTGGTCAATTTTTTTAAATATACTAGTATTTCCACCAATTATATTTGTATTATTTGTGATGGTGTTATTTCTATTATTTGTGTTTCTATTATTTGTGTTTGTATTATTTGTGTTTGTATTATTTGTGTTTGTATTATATTTTTTTTCATAATTTACAGAAATAATATCATCATTTTTTATTTTTTCACTATTATTTTGTTTATTTGTATTATTATTTTTTTTATCTAATATTAATTCTATAATATTATGATCTTTTTTATTGGGTTTAATATTATTTGAATTATTATTTAATAAACTAGACGAAATAGAAATATTATTTATTTTACTAGGCCTATTTTTTTCACTTTTTTTATTTGATAATGATTTTAAAAAACCTAATGTTTTATTAAAATCATCATTTATATTTAATTCATTAGTATTATTACTATTATTACTATTATTATTATTATTACTACTTTCATCTGTTTTCTCTCTATCATTCATTTTTTCTTTGTTTTGAAACTCTTTAATTTTTCCTAAAAGAGCTTTTCTAAGTGTGGTTGGTCCTTTATATTTATTAACTAGACCATTTTTCTCTCTTTTTTTAAATGTTGTATTTTTATTTGTAGATGATAAATTATTTTTTGATGAAAATAATTGAGGATTAATTTTCAATAATTTAGTTGGGGTTGACATTTATTATATACTTAAAAACTAAATTTATTATTACTAGATAACTATAATTTTATTATTATTTTTAAGTTAGTAGTTAAACATACTTAAATATTTATTTATATTAATTACAATATATTTGATATTGATATTTGGTATATTTATCTCATATAAAATCAAAATGTCACAATTTAAAAATATATCGAGATTAGTACAATTATCTAAATATTCATATGAATCACTTGCTGTATTCAATAAACAATCAGTACTTTCAAAATTAAAAATATGGAATAAATATCTTCCTCAGATTACACCATACTATGCAATTAAATCGTTGTCAGATACGCATATATTGAATACAATTGCACATAATAATATAATAAATGTAGGGTTTGATGTAGCAAGTAAAAATGAAATAGAACTAATTAAAAAATATAATAGGCCAGCTATTTTATCAAATCCAATAAAATCAATTGAAGATATATCATACGCAAAATTTAATAATATAAAATATATAGTTTGTGATAATATTGAAGAATGCAATAAAACGCTTTCTATATATCCAGATGCACAATTGATTTGGAGAATTAAATCAATTGAATCTTTTTCTTTAATTAAGTTTAATTCTAAATTTGGTGCTTCAATTGATAATACAATTAATATGTTTAATAGTAAAGATACACATCATATAAAAAAAAATATAGTAGGATTATCATTTCATGTGGGTTCTAGATGTTCAACTTCAAATGCACATTTAGATACAATTGATGTTATAATAGATGAATTATTAAATTATTTAATAATTAACAAAATAAACTTAAAAATAATAAATATTGGAGGTGGATTTGTTACCGATGATGATATTATTAATTTAGGTAATTCAATTAAATATTATACTATTAATACCATTAATCCTATTAAAAATATAGAATATATTGCTGAACCAGGACGATATTTTAGTTTAGATTGTATAGACTTATATACTAAAATTATAGGTATTAAAGACGAAAAATCAATTTGTAATATATATGTAAATGATTCAATATATAATACATTCAGTGGTAAAGTATACGACCATCAAACATTTACACCAATACCATTATATAATAATAAAGAAATGAAAAAATGTATTATATGGGGGAACACTTGTGATGGTGATGATATTATATGTGAATCAGTATATTTGCCTAAGCCATCTATTGGTGATGTTTTATATTGGAAAAATATGGGGGCTTACTCTTTATCAAGTTCGTGTGATGGTTTTAATGGTTTTAAAAAATCACTTACTCTTGATTATATTGATTATGATGATATTTTATAAATAATCTAAGAATATTAAAAATAGTAATATATTATAAATTGTTAATTAAATCATTATATAGTTATATAGTTAATTTGGTGTGAATTATCTATGCAGTGTAAATATTTATTATCATGTATAGTCAATTTTGGTAATATATAATTTCCACATATTATACAATTTATAGCTTGAAATTGTAACCATAAATCTTCATTTTTACTTATACTTGAAAATTCCCAATGACCCTTATACGTATTATTTATGTTACGTATAAGTTCATTCTTAAATTTATTATTTATTATTGATTTGTATAATTTTTGTTTGTATATTTGTTGATAATATTTTTTTTCATAAAATATGAATGATTTTACAATATCTATAATATCTTTATTTATATTTATTTTATTAACAATTAATTGTGTTTGAATTGATTTCTCTTGTGCTTTAGAAAATTGTAAAAATTGTAACATTATTATTTGTATATTTATGGAAGATATGTGTAAAATTAAATATTAACATTATATTTCAATTTTTATAATAATAATTTATGTAAATAAAAAAAATAGAAAAATATATAAACTTTATTTTTTACTATTATCTAATATAAAAAATAACTATTTTTAAATAAAATATTTATATAATATAATAAAGTATTTTATAAAATAACTTAAATAATGAATAAAGATATTGTTAACATAGAAACAATTAGTGCAGAAAGTATAGAACCACACGCCCCCCCATTAGCAACTGTATTAGATATTAATAGTTGCAATAATAGAAATATTTATTATGACCCAATAGAAAATACAAATAATAATTCTTCTAATAGATTAACAATAAACCCTATAAAATGTTTGAAATTAACATCTAATGCATTATTATCTGGTATATTTATTACTATATTCATTTTTGAATCAGATGATATTTCTAGAAAGGAATTATTATATTATATATTATTATCAATAATTGCTATAGGTAAATAATTGCTATAGGTAAATATTTTTTATTAAATAATTATTATCATTTAAAGATAAAATTGAAAATAATTATTAATTATATTATAAACATAAATACGAGTAAATAATACAAATATGTCTCTTACAGAAGACATAATAAATAATATTGATAATACTAATATTGATAATACTAATATTGATACTACTAGTATTGATACTAGTAATATTGATACTACTAAGATTGATAATGATACTACTAAGATTGATACTAGTAATATTGATAATAATAATATTGATATAAATGAATATATTGAAGAACCCTGGGATATAATTGGTTCATATTTTAATGGTCACCATTTAAAACAATTAGTAAGACATCAAATTGAGTCATATAATGACTTTATAAATTATCAAATACAAAAAACAATAGAAATGTTTAATCCAGTACATATATCTTCAGAACACGATTTTAACAAGGAATTAAATAAATATGGTCTTGAAATATATATTACATTTGAAAAATTTAATATTTATCGCCCACAAATACATGAAAATAATGGTGCTACTAAATTGATGTTTCCACAAGAGGCACGATTGAGAAATTTTACATATGCATCAAATATGACTATTGATATAAATATTAAATATGTTATTAGAAATGGGGATAATTTGGAAAATATTCAAACTATTCATAAAAAACTCAATAAAATTCAAATTGGTAAATTACCAATTATGTTAAAATCAAATATTTGTGTATTAACACAATATGGGCATATTGATAGTAAAATTAGTGGTGAATGTAAAATGGATCCTGGTGGTTATTTTATTATTAATGGCTCTGAAAAAACGTGTTTAGGGCAAGAAAGAGCAGCAGAAAATCAAGTATATTGTTTTGATGTATCTAAAAATAATAATAAATGGAGATACATGGCTGAAATAAAATCTGTTCCAGATTGGAAATGTATATCTCCTAAACAAATATCTATTATGATTTCATCTAAAAATAATGGATTTGGCCACGGTATAATGATTCAAATTCCTCGTGTTAAACAACCGATTCCTATATTCATATTATTTAGAGCGCTTGGTATTATAACTGATAAACAAATATGCAAATTGATTTTATTGAATATCGAGAATAAAAATACTGAACATTATTTAATTGAACTAAAAGGTTCAATTGTTGAATCAAATAAGTATTTGACACAAGAATCCGCAATATCATACATAACACATCACGTTATGTATACTCCTATGAATATGGATAAAGATACTGGTATAAGGAAAAAGAGTGAATTCACATTAGATGTTTTAAATAATGATTTGTTTCCACACTGTAATACTATGCAACAAAAAATATATTTCCTTGGTTATATGACAAATAGATTATTAAAATGTTATTTTGGCGAAATATCGATAGATGATAGAGATTCATATTTAAATAAACGAATCGATTTAACTGGTACATTATTGAATAATCTATTTCGAAACTATTTTAATAAATTAGTTAAAGATATGCAAAAACAAATTGTAAGAGAAATTAATACAGGTTCTTGGAGAAGTTCTGAAGACTATTCAAATATTATAAATTTAACAAATATATATAAAATAGTTAAATCTACTACAATTGAAAATGGAATTAAACGAGCATTAGCTACAGGTGATTTTGGAATTAAACATTCAAATAGTAATAAAGTGGGTGTTGCTCAAGTATTAAATCGTCTCACCTATATATCAAGTTTAAGTCATTTGCGTCGTATTAATACACCAATTGATAAAAGTGGTAAATTAATTCCACCGAGAAAGTTACATAATACATGCTGGGGGTATTTATGTGGTTCTGAAACACCGGAAGGAGGTTCTATTGGTGTTGTGAAAAATATAGCATATATGACACATATTACTATACCATCTAATAGTGCATCATTATATGATTATATTAATGATTATATTGAAAAAATAGATAATTTAGAACCAGAATATATTTATGATAATGTTAAAGTATTTATTAATGGTGCGTGGGTTGGTATTACTAAAACACCAAATGAATTATATATTTCACTTAAAACAAAAAAATTAAAGGGAATTATTAATATATATACTTCTATTGTATTTGATTATAAATATAATGAAATTAAAATTTGTAATGACGCTGGACGATTGATTCGTCCGTTATTATGTGTAGAGAATAATAATTTAATAGTTACAAAAGATATTTGTTCTAAACTAAAGAAGAATGAAATATTATGGAATGATTTATTAACTGATATTATATTAAATAAAGCAGTAATTGAATATATTGACCCATACGAGCAACATTATAGTTTAATTGCGATGACACCATCTGATTTAAAACAATCAGACCCCAATAAAATTTATAAATATACACACTGTGAAATTCATCCAAGTACTATTTTCGGTCTATTGGCATCTTGTATTCCTTTTCCGGAACATAATCAATCACCTCGTATTACATATCAGTGTGCTCAAGGTAAACAAGCTATGGGTATGTATGTAACAAATTTTGATAATCGTATGGATAAGACAGCATATGTTTTAACATATCCTATGCGTCCCCTGGTTGATACGCGTGTTATGAATTTAATTCAATTAAATGAAATACCATCTGGATGTCAAGTTATTGTTGCAATTATGACACATACTGGATATAATCAAGAAGATAGTATATTATTTAATAAAGGATCAATTGATCGTGGATTATTTCAAGCAACTATCTTTCATACAGAGAAAGATGAAGATAAAAAAATTCATGGCGATGAAGAGATTAGATGTAAGCCTGATCAATCAAAAACAAAAGGAATGAAATTTGGAAATTATAGTAAAGTAAATAGTAGTGGTGTTATTCCAGAAGATACATTAATTGAAGACAGAGATATTGTTATTGCTAAAGTTTTACCAATTAAAGAAAATAAGAATGATCATTCTAAAATAATTAAATATGAAGATCAGAGTCGTATTTATAGAACAACCGAAGAATCATATGTTGATAAGAATTACATAGAGAGAAATGGTGATGGATATAATTTCTGTAAAGTTAGAATAAGAACTATCAGAAAACCAGTAATTGGTGATAAATTTAGTTCTAGACATGGACAAAAAGGTACAATCGGAAATATTATTCCAGAAGAAGATATGCCTTGTACTAAAGATGGAATAAAACCTGATATTATTATTAATCCTCACGCTATACCAAGTCGTATGACGATTGGACAATTGAAAGAAACTTTGCTTGGTAAAGTTTTATTACAATTGGGATTATTTGGCGATGGTACTTCATTTGGTAAATATGATATTAAAAACATTTGCAAAGACTTACAAAAATTAGGTTTTGAATCAACCGGTAATGAAATATTGTATGATGGTACTACTGGAGAACAAATTGAAACACCTATATTTATTGGACCTGCATTTTACCAAAGATTAAAACATATGGTTAATGATAAACAACATAGTCGTAGTATTGGTCCTATGGTTAATTTAACACGTCAGCCTGCTGAAGGGCGTTCACGGGATGGTGGATTTAGATTTGGTGAAATGGAGAGGGATGCTATGGTTTCGCACGGGGCATCTAAATTTACAAAGGGTAGATTATATGATGCGTCAGATGCATTTCAAGTATATGTTTGTAAGACGTGCGGTTTGATTGCAGCATATAATGATGTCATTCATATTCATCATTGTAAAACGTGTAATAATCGTGTAGACTTTGATTATGTTGAGTTACCATATTCTTGTAAATTATTATTTCAAGAATTAATATCAATGAATATTGCACCAAGAATTATGACTTAATAAAAATATATTAATATAGTAGAAAATATATTCATAATATAAAATAATTATTTTTATTTTATGAATATTTTATAAATATTTTATAAATATTTTATTTCATACGTTTATCATTATCATTATAATTAACTAAAGGAATATCTGGATCTAAATACAAATTCATTGGACGTCCAGGAACATTAGATGATGTTGTTGATGATTGAATAATTATATTTGGTGTATTATTACAAACTAATACGGTTGTACTATTATCTGCAAATTGTAAATTTAAAACATTTGGATTTGTTACATTATAATTTTGAACAGACCAAGAACGTTTTCGTGACATATTTCCTTTATTTAATTCAGACCAAATTTGTTTTTGTGTTAAATTGTTTTGATTTTTATTATATTGTAATACTTCAGCTTTTCTACGCATTCTTAAATCATCATATGTTATATTTGTAACATTATCCTGTAATACATCTATTAATCTTGTTCTTCCCCACGGTGGTACATATGTAGTATAAAAATTAGTATTTCCACTACAATCTCTTATTCTTTGCATAAATATATTAAATTACTTATATAAAGTATTTAATATATTTATATATAACTGTATTTAATTATTCATTAAATACCATCTCGTTGATAAATAACCAGGTGGTTTAGTAGAAGTAATTCCAAGAGAAGACGATACTTTTAGATTAGGACCATCGCTTAATATTGATTGAATATTAGATGTTCCAATTGCATAATTAAAATAACGTAAAGAAGATGTGTATCCTCCAAAACCTCCATTCATAGATATGAATACATCACCCATATTTTGTTTTGGTACACTTTGGAATACGTGACGTCTAGTTAAAACACCATTAATAAATACATCTAAATTATTTGAATTTGTTCTAAGAATAACATTAATCCATTTTTTAATTGGTATGTTAGGAATAAATACTTTTTCAATTATATTTGTAAATGTATTCATTACAACAACCAATTTATTAGAATTTTTATCAATATATAATCCAGGTCCATTATTAGGATAATTCATTCCTTTATTCTCTCCATCTAATGAAATATTATCATCTCCTTTATGGAAAATATGTCTATAATTTCCTTCTCTATATGTAATATCATCTATATAAATCCATACAGACCACGTAAATTCTATACCACCGGATTCATTAAAAGATCTATTAATAGGAACAGCACCTGGTACACCAGGATTTTGTGGTATCACTATCATTTGTTTTGAATCAATTAAACCATCTAATAATATAGGATTAGGATTAGAAGAAAATATCCAATGTAATAATGATATGCCTAAACGTAATAATAAAATAAATACAATTACCATTATAAGTAAAAATGTAAATTTTGCAACGATGCTATTTGATTCTAAAAATTCTTTTGTACCGCTTAAATATTTATTTGATTGGAATTGTTCAAAAAAACTCATACACTTTATATAATATATATAAGAGAAATTACATATAAAATAAATAAATGTAATTACTTAATTGCTATTTTATTATAATTATTTTATTATAAGTATTTTATTATAAGTATTTGTTAAATAGTAAAAGAACTATACTCTCTATCATCTTCTAATACAGCAACTTTTACTTTGTACTTATTAAATATTTCTCCAAAATAACTTCCTTCACCATATCCTGCTACATAAATATCCCATGCCTGTTGAGGATTCATAGAATCACCAAAATATTGGATATTAGATGTATAACCTGCAAAACCACCTGTAGGTGTAATATTAATAGTAGAAGACGGATCAATCTTAGCAACACCTGGTAATATGCAAGTCTTTACTAATTTACCATCTAAATAAGCATCAATTGTTCTAGTATTTACACTTACTAACAAATGTGTCCAACTTTGTATAGGTATATTATTAATTGTGCATGTATATTCGCCTTGAGATGTAGATGTACTACTATCAGCATATGTATCTAATGTTATAGCTATAGTATTTTGATAATCACCTAAAGTAATTTGAGGATTAGCTTTTCCATCTTTATTTATTCTTCGTAATATTACTTTCTTTTGACCATATTTATAATTCCAGTCTTCAATATAGAACCATACAGAATAAGTATAATTACTACTATTTGCAGCTGCAGGTAAATCAGTAGGGTTTATAATAGTTTCAACAGTAGCATCTTTAATTGCGCTTATTCTATTTGGATTTCCAAAAATATAATTAAATATAAAAATTAATATTAAAATTAATATTACAGAAACAATAATTTTCATTAAAAGAGACATTTATATTATATTATTAGAAATTTTCTAAATTACTTATAGTTTTTCATAATTATATATCCAGCTTATTTCATTTTTAGATAAATTATTGTTAAAATATGTCATATTTTTAATTAATCCATGTATTCCATTATCTTTACCGGTTGTAATAGTATCATATGACATATAATATATTACACCTGGTGTAGATGATACTAATTTATTATCTATAAATATGTCTAATATACCACCATCATAATTAAATATTATATTTGTCCATTTTTGATATGGTACATCATTTGTTTTATATATTTCTTTAATTTCATTATTTGATAAGACTGATATTGTTATTTCATTATTTTTACCATTATATTCTATTTTAGGTTTATTACCATATGAGAATATATTACTGTTTATATTATAAGAATAATTTGTTGATGGAGGTTGTGCATCTAAATAAAACCAAAATGATAAAGCATATTTATAATTATAACTTTTAATATTATTATTTTCAGGAGCAGCATTCAAATCTTTATATAATTCATCAAATGTACCAAACTGATTTTCTTCATTTAAATAGTACATATCACCAGTTTTTGATAGATATATCCCATTATGTTTTATTAAATTACTTGTTAATTTGGGTAAAAAATATCTTAATACAAATAATAAAATTGTTGAAATAAATAATATCCATTCATTTTTTGTTGTAATATTATATTGTTCTCTAAAATAAGTTATTAAATCATTTACTAAACAAGGTAAATAAATTAGTAAATTTATAAAAAATTTTAATGATTTTGGAAAAGTTGGTGAATTTATATCATTTAATGATTTAAAAAAATAATTTGATACTATTTTATAAATTAAAGTAAATATTCCTAAAAATATTAAAATATTTAATAAATATATTATTAGACCTGATGCAACCGGTATATTTTTAATTAAATAATATATAAGATATATTATACCAATTGCTAAAGTAAATATAAAAATAGAACTAAAAAAATTTAATAAAAATTTTAAAGCAGTTGGTGCTGAATCTGTAGTATTTAACCCTACATTATCATCTGTAATATTTATTGATTTATTAAAAAATTCCTCACGTTTTTTATAAAAAAATAATAATAATAATATTAAAAACCCACCAAATATTGAAGATACAATAGCTATGCCATTATATTTTAATATTAAATCAAAAGGATTTTTAATAAATAAATATCTGACTAATACTATATATACTATAAAAAACGCTATAAAAATCCAGTATATTTTTTTTATATTTATTAAATAAATTCCTAATTGTTTTATTGCATTAAATGAATAAATACCTGATTGTTTTATTGCATTTAATAAATAAATTCCTATCTGTTTAATAACATTTATTATTGTATCAACAAACATTAAGACCTTTTATGTATAATATATTTATAATTTTTATAGTTTATAAATATATTTTATAACTTTATATTTCATACTTTATAATTTATAAATTTTCTCTTGTAGTTTTCTCTCCATGACATTCTCTACATAGCGCTACTAAATTTCCTATTTCATTTGAACCGCCATATTCTAATCTTACTTTATGATCAACTTCAAACCATGCATTTAATTGATTATGACATCCACCACAATTCCAACCTTGTTGTGATGCTACAAATTTCTTTTTAGTTTCACTTACAGAACGTTTTGTTGATGTTTTACCTGATGATATAACTTTTTTTTGATTGCTAGATAAATTATAATTTGTATCATAATTAGTATTAAAATTATTGAAACCACTATTTTGATTATTTAATCCATTATTTATATTATTTCCAATTGGTTTAATTTCCTTTTTAAAATATGAGTTTGATGTTAAATCTAATAGTGGTGATAATAAATCACCTGCTTCTTTATCAATTGGCATATATTTTATTAAATTATTTGCGCTAACAAATAAATTTTTACCTTGTACAGGATTCTTCTTAATAAATAAATAAGTTGATAATCCTAAAAATCCGACAAATGCCATTTGATAATATTTTTTCCATGTTTTTAATAAATCTACATATTTTCCTTCATGATAGATATTTGCTACAAAAAATAAAGTTAAACCAAAAATTAATATTTCTGATTTCATTATAATTAATATAATTAATATAATTTTAACTATAATGTTGTTTATTATACTTTTTTTAGATATCAAGTTTATCTATTATATTTTATTTTAGAGAGATATTATCTACTTTTATTTCTTCTCAAATCTTCAAATTTAACTCTTCTGGTTTTATTTTTATTTTTATTTGTATATTTATATTTATAATTAGGAGTATATTTATAATTAGGAGTATATTTATATGGATAATCGGTTTTATATTTATTAAGATATTCTTGTTCATATAATCTTCTTCTATATCTATTAAGCTGATCTTGTTCTCTCTTTAATCTAGCTCTATAATCAATTATTTTTCTAGTTTTATTTTTTCCATTATTTTTTCCATTATTATATTTTTTTATATAATTAATTTCTTCTTTATTGTAACCTAATAAATCTAAAAAATCATCATATAATTTCTCTTTTTTTAATTTACAAGATATTTGTTGACCAAATATTTTACCTTTCTCTTTTATTTTGTCTTTGTCTTTACTTGACAATACATATAGTTTTATATCAACAACATAATTTCCTTTTGTTGTTTGTATAGTTTTTCTATCATTATCTTCATCATCTGTTTCAAATACTAAATTATACTGATTATCCCATCTATATGAATAAATATCATATGTTATATTATTAAATTTAAATTTATTTTTAGAATCAAAAAATGAATCTAATATAAATTTTATATTATTATATAATATTTTTGAAGATTCAACTTTTGTATCTGGAGTAGATTCTGGTTTAGATTCTGGTTTAGATTCTGGAGTAGATTCTGGAGTAGATTCTGGTTCTGGTTTAGATTCTGCTTTATATCCAGTTTTAGATTCTGGTTCTGATTTAGATTCTGGTTTAGATTTGGTATTAGTTTTAGTTTTATTTTTATTTTTTTTTGTTTTAGATATTATATTCTTACCACTATTATATATTTTACTTCTTTTACCTCCTTTAGATAGATTAATTGTTTGTTTTTTTCTTTTTAAAAAATCAAATAAATTAAATTTAGTTTTATTTTCAGATTTTTTTTTATTTAAAATATCAATTTGTTTTACATATTTCAAAAAATCTATATATTTATTTATATTTGTAAATAAAGGTTTAGTTTCATATTTATATTTTATAGTTTCATTAGTTCTTAAATATAAAAACTTTCTTATTTTATCAAAATTTAATTCTACATCTGGATTAAAATAAATTTTATTATGGTAATCTTGATTCGAGTTAGCAATCATAGATGGATTAAATTCGCGTATTCTATATTTAAGATCTCCTCCAACATCAAGCCTTATTATTAATTTTTTTAAATTATTGTTTTTAATCTTATTTATTCTATTTCTATTATACTGATCAATTTCATCAGATATATCATAATATCGTCTTCTTGAAAGAATAGACATAATATATAATTAATTTATATTATAATAATTTATATAATAGTAACAAAATATAAATTATTATTTTAGTATTTTAATTTATATATTTTTTGTAAATTATATATTTAAAATTATTTCAAATCTAACTGTGTATTATCAATATAATTAAGCATACTTAATTGATTAATTTTTTTCTTTTGTTTTTTTGCGTTTAATAGAATACTTTCTGCTTGTTTAATTTCTTCATCTGTTATTATTTTGTCATTATTCGAATCAATAATTTGTTCTAAATTTTTATATTTATCTGGCATTATACAATATTTACTTTTTTCATTAAATAAAAATTCTGCTAATACTACAAATGATGCTGTCATTAAGATTGATATAATTATATCACGTGTACCCATCCATACTATAGAAAATATTAACATCTCTCTTGCTATAGAATTTCTTATATATTCTTCTTGTGATTTACTAAAATTAAATGTAGCATATCTAGAACCAATATTGAGTGTTAACATTATGATTGCCGCAAAAAACTTATTATCATTTAATGATTTTAATGAATTAAATATAAAATTTACACCGTAAATTAGCATTATATTATATAAATTAATATATATAATATAATATTATTTATATTAATTAATTTATAATAATATTTATCATATAAACTTTTATTATAGAATATTTTATTATAAATTATATATGAGTATATATAAAGAAACGATATACAATTATATTATTTATATTTGGTTTATACTATATATATTGTCTGTATTTGGTTTATACAATAAAGCGCCTGAATATTTACTAGATTTAGATTTTTATTTAAAATTATATATAGGAATATTTCTTGTATTAAGATTTAATCCATTTGTTAAAAGTAAATTAGAGGATTTTGATAAAAAAATAATATTTGCATCTGGAACATTCATACTATTTACAACACTAATTACAAACTTTTTTATTCCAAAAGAAGAGAGAGTTAATATATTAAAACAAACTTCTGCTATTAAGAATATAGTAAAGAAAAATAAATAGAAATAAAATAAACTAAACTATTATTTTAAATTATTTTATAAAATTTACACATAAATAACTAGTTTAGTTTAGCCCAATAGAGAGAAATGTTATTTATATAAATAACTATTTGAATAGTAATAAATATGTATATTATAAAATAATAATATCTTATTTTTTTATAAGTAAATGTTTGCAATAAATGCTGCACCCTTTAATAATAATTCAATTGAAAATTTTTCAAATAATAAAACAGAAAATACAAATAGAAATAAAACAATAAGAAAACGTATTGGTGGTGATTTTTCATCTGTAAATGTTCCAACTAAAACAATTGATTATGATTCTGAATTAACAAATAATTCAACAAATGATAGTTCTTATTTAATTAATCAATATAAATTGCCTGTACAACAAACAAATATTTCAAAAAATAATATTGAATCATTAATTACTCGTTTACATAATAAAAATGATGATTCAAATGAAGAATTACCTGATTTTAATCCACCGCCAATTCCTAATTCATCGGGTGTTAATAGACGCGAAGAGAGAAATAATAATTTAACTAATATAAATATAGATTCTACTGATTCAATTAAAACAAATACATTAAATAATAATTCTAATAACACAGACGACCCTGTTACAGTAGAAGCATTTAATAATAATGCATTACAACGTGAAAATAATAATGTTAATAATTATTTTCAACAATATCCATCAACCTATTTTTCAAGTGATTTAAATAGTAATAATAATGTAAATAATAAACAATTAATAGAAAAATTAAATTATATGATTAATCTATTAGAAGAACAAAAAGATGAAAAAACAGGTCATGTTACTGAAGAGATAATATTATACTCTTTTCTTGGTGTATTTATAATATTTATAATTGATTCATTTGCAAGAGCTGGAAAATATGTTAGATAAGATACAGTTTATTATATAATTACACGATTATATAATAACTAATATAAATAATAATTAATTAATAACTAATATTTTATCTGACATTATCGAGGTATGAATATAATTATAAAAAAAATACGCGGTTGGACTTTCAGCAAAGTATTCATTTACACTATTTAAACTATTGATTAATATTTTATTATCAGATATATTTTCTATTAATAATAATTTAGATTTTAATATTTTACATAAATAGTAATAACATATAGTAAACCCATTATAAAAAATATTATCATATGGACAATTTGATATAGAACCAATACATTCTATAGCATTTATTTCTTTATTATTCATTTTATAAACTGTATGTGTATTTTTGAAAATATACATAGCTATTATATCATTATTATTACGTAATACATAAACATATAATATATTATTTTGAATCATATCCAGGAAATTAGATATATTTGGCGTAATTATACAATAAAATTTATGATTCATTTGTTTAATAAAATCTAATAATATATGAACTGTTTGCTTTGTTATTAAAACAATATTAAGTTTTGGATCTAGTAATCTACTAATTTTTATCTTTTTATAAGCATATGTATTATAAGCAGTTAATGGTACAATTCCAGTTAATTTACCTTCTCTCTTGAATAAACTAACTTGAATATTTGAATTATGTCGATGATACCATTCGTGTGTTTGTATTATTTCAGGGGCTAATCCGGATTTTCTATAATTTTTATGAACACATAAATAATCTATATAATAAATAGGAAATTGTTTTTTTATATTTTTATTTGTATTTAATTTAACATTTAATGGTTTACCAGTCATAACACCTAATATCTCTCTATAATCAAAATTATAATTGTTGGATATATCAAATAAAATTTTATTATCACTATAAATTGATATATATGATGGATTGTTATTTAAAAAATTAGTTGAGAAAGATTCTATTGTAGGTAAATAATTTGCTTGTTTGCTTCTTAAGAAATTTAATCTTAAAAAATTAACTATATATTGTAAATCTAATTTTGTTAATTCATTATAATTAAATGTTTTAATATTTTTAAAATTACAATATTTATTTACTAATGGATAATTTTTATCGATTACATCCGGCGATTTAAACCAATAAAATATATTATAAAAATGAAAAACTGGTTGATATGCCCAGAATTTATATGTAAATTTTATATATAGAGTAAGACATAAATATAATATTATTAATATAATTATAATTGAATATATTAATATAACCATAATTAGTAATATAGTATTTTAATTATATAACTTTTAATTCAATTTAATATTAAATTAACTATATATTATAAAATATATTATAAAATATATATTATAAAATATATTAAACAAAAAAAGAATCATAAATATTATGATAATATAGTATGATAATATAGTATGATAATATTTATTTATAATAAATCAATTATTTTTTTTGCTATTAATGAAACAACTGGTACTGATACTGCATTTCCAGATAAACTATATAATTTAGAATCTGATATAGGAGGAAGTTTATAATCATTAGGAAATCCTTGTAAATTAAAACATTCTCTTGGTGTTAATTTTCTAATACCTATGTGATCTAATATTAAAGGTACATTATGCCCACCACTACCCATATTTGCTGTTAATGTTGGACAAACACTATTTTTATTTTCTCTAACATAATATCTTCTGTACTGATAAATTGTATTTGTAGATATATCATTAATTATATTTTTTTTTAATTCATTATAAATAACAGTTGAATTATTATAATAATATTTATCTTGTATATCTTTTTCAAGAAATTCAATTATTGTTTTATTTTCTATTTCTTGAAAATTAAAATTAAATTTATTATATAAATTAATGTCTTTAAAACATATTATATATATTCTTTCTCTATTTTGTGGTACATTAGTGATTTTACAAGTATTTAAAATTGAATACTTAATATGATAATTTAATTTTTCTAAATTTTCAATAATTATTTTAAATGTATTGCCATTATCGTGACTCTGTAAATTTTTTACATTTTCTAATATAACTATTTCTGGTGAATTTGTTTTAAGTATTGATAAAATTTTCCAAAACACATTACTTCTTTCATCATCAAACCCTTTTTGCATTCCTGCAATACTAAATGGTTGGCAAGGAAACCCTGCTGTTAATATATATGATTTTGGTATATCATCAATTTTTATTTCATTTAAATCTTTATTAATTAATTTTAAATTATTATTTAAATTAAATATTTTTTCTGAGCTTTCTAACATATCATTTGCAAAAATTGTTTTTACTTTATTTGTTAAATGAAATGCATATGAAAACGCACCAGTACCAGCAAATAAATCAACTAATGTTAATAAATTATTATCAATACTATTATCACTACTATTCCCATTACCATTATTTTCATTAGTAATTTCTAATTTAATATTTTTTTCATTTATTAAAAATATTAATTCATTTTTATTTTTAGATTTACATTTTGTAATTCCAATATCTTGACATTTTTGTAAAAGTTCTTTTTTTGATAAATTATATAAATCCATAATAATATTATGAGTTTAATATATTTAATTCAATTTTATATATTATAAACTTATAAAATTGATTATAATATATAAAAGTAATAATTTTACATATTGTATTATATCTATATCTACTATAATGGAAACTGTCATATATGATGAATTAATTTATCAAGAAATAAATGTAGTAATTAATGATATTATTAATGAAATTACACAGACCGAAAAGAAAAATGAAAAAATTATTATTAAATTTAAAAAACATAAAAAAGTATCATATGATGATTTACTAAGTGATTTTTCTAAAATAAGTATTACAAATAAAAATGATGATATTGATACTATTGATACTATTGATACTATTGATAAAGATAAAGATATTAGTTTTACTGATAAAGAAATAGAGAATTATAAACGGCAAAAAGAAAAATGTATTTTCAAAACACCAAAAGATGAATATTTATGGGCAAAAGAACAAAATAAAACTTGTTCAAAATGTCTCAAAGAGAAAAAATTATGCGATTTTAATGGTAATACATCAGGGACAGATGCATTTGATAAATCAGGATACAGATTGCGTAGACCAGAATGTATAGAATGCACTAAGTTAATATCCAAAGGTAAATCTGAAGCAAAGAAAAAAGCAAAAGAATTAGGTATTTCATATATTGCACCAAAAGGAACATTATGTGGTATATGTAATAAACATGAATCTAAAGGTAATTGTATTGTATTTGATCATTGTCACAAAAAAAATATATTTAGAGGATATTGCTGTAATTCGTGTAATAGAAGTCTTGGAGTATTGGGTGATGATATAGATGGAATATTACTCGTATTGAATTATTTGTTAAAAAATGAAGAATGTAATATTATCCAAAATGAAAATGGAGAAGTTATTAAATGTGAATAAATATAGTATATTTTGTAGTATATTTATAGATTTTTTATATTACATTTGTTATACGATATTTTGATAATTTAAAATATTTTTCTTCTTTTTCAATACCAATAAATTTTCTATTTGTATTTAAACAACCTACTCCGGTTGTTCCCGAGCCCATAGTATTATCTAATACAGTATCTCCTTCATTTGAATATGTTTTAATAAGATATTCAATCAATTTAACAGGTTTTTGAGTTTCGTGTATTGTATCAAATTCTATATCAAACACTATAAGTTCATTTGGATAATTTGTAAAATTTTGAGTATATTCACTATTACTAATTAATTTATTATTTTTACCCAAATGATGTTGTTGATTTAACATTTTCCCTATTCTCTCTTTACTGTTCCTTTTTTTAATATTAGTTGGAATTAAACCTTGTGGATTATATGTCATATTTCCTGTATTTTTTGAAGCAGCAGCAGCTCCACCTTTTGAAAAAACACAAATATCTTCTGTGCATTTCATAGGTCTATAATTTGCTAATAAGAATTGAGTTGTTTTATTTTTTTTCCATATTAAATTATATTTAAACCATTCATAATTAGATGAAACTAACATACTTGTGAATGGTTGTTGACCAAATAACAATATTACACCTGATGGTTTTTTTATAATTCTTTTATAATGTTTCCATAAATGATTCAAATCAATAATAGTATCCCATTTACATTTAGTTGTTCCATAAGGTAAATCACATAATATTAAATCTACACTATCATCTTTAATTTTATCCATTTCTACAATACAATCCCCATAATATAAAGTAACATTATCTGTTATAATATTGTTTGTATCCAGATTTTCTATATTGATTAATAATTTTTCTTTTTTTTCTTTTAATTCTTGTTTTGTTAGTTTTTCAGAATTAGTATTAGTATTATCTAATATATTAATATCATTAATATCCGTATTATCTAATGTATTAACATCCTTATTATCTAATGTATTAATATCTTTATTATTAATAATTTTAAATTTTATTTTTTTATCCTTATTATTTTTACTATTTTCATCATTTTTACTATTTTCATTATTCATTATTAATTCTATAATTTCATCTTTATTTTTTGATTTGCAATTAATAATACCATTTTTTTCACACATTATAAGTAATTCTTTTTTTGATAATTTTTTTAAATCCATCAATAAATATATATTATTATAAATTTATAATATTTAATTCAATTTTTTATTATATAAAATGATTTACATAATAAAAATATAATTTATTATTTAATATAATTTATTTAAGATTATAAAAATTAGTTTGGACGTTGTAAAACATATAGATATTGATCATCATATTGACAATCAGACATATCAATTTGAGCTAATTCAATAAATCCAATACTCTTAGCGATTTCTAATATAGATTTTTGAGTATCCATATATAGTGTATGCATATTAGAACGTATATTACCAGATACTTTATCTTTAAAATTTTCTTTAAATGTTGCAATATTTTCACTATTAGCTGGTATAAATTCACATTTGTAATCAAACTCATTAAATACTACAGACGACTTAGTAATTCTTTCTTTTGCATATTTTTGAGGTGATACAATAATAAAAGGATCTCCTGCAGGTACTATTGGATTAAACTTATCCCTATTTACTAAATGAATAATTAATGATCCGCCTGGTCTTAACCAATTATAACAATTTGAGAGAAATAGTTTTTTATTTTTAATATAATAAATTGTAAAATAAAAGCATGTAATATGTGTAAATTCTTTTTCATTAAATATCATACTATTAAGTGCATCTCCTAATTTTATGTTTACATCAGGATTATTTTTTTTAGATATTTCTACCATAGATTCAGATTTATCTAATCCAGTAACATTTAATCCAGCTTGTTTCATATCATATATATGTTTACCAGTTCCTGAACCGATATCTAATACATTTGCATTTTTAGTTTTATTTGTTATAGCTAATAATTCTTCTATTTCAAAATCATTTTTTAATTCACTAAATAATAAATCATCATATATATTACTATAAAAATCATCAAATATATCATTGCCTGTTTTTTCACTATATTTATCCATAAATGTAAAACCTTCTACTGTTTTATTACTTGAATTAAAAACGAGAGCTAAAAACATAAGTGTTAATAAAATTATTATTATTTGAAGCCATATCGATTTTTTTAATATATTCAATAATGGATTTAAAAAATTATTTTTTTTCATAAATATAAATATATTTATATTTATTATTATTATTTTTATTATTAGTTGTAAAACATTATATTATATATTTAGTTATTAAATCTGTATATTTATAATCACATACATATATTAAAATTATGAGTGATTTTGATATCAATGATATTAGAACATCACACGAATTTAGAACAATATCTTTCTCTCAATATAAAAAAACATTAGTTGTAAAAGAATTATTAAATTCATTGACAAATTCTAAAGTAGAAGAAGCGTGTAATTGGTCAGCAGAATTGATATGTGCAGGTCATTATTCTGAATTATGGGAAATAATTTTAAAATATGTAGGAAAACATATTCATTTAGGTAATCCTAAATTACCAATTTATATTGATATGCGATTTGATAAATTCAAGGATATTATGTTTAATGGATATATTGGAAATGAATTATCTATGAGAAATAGTACAAAAATAAGAAAATTATTTGGAGAGATAATTTCAATTCTTTGTTATTCTAGAAAAAATTTATCATTTGACCCGATTAAAATAAATAAAAATGAATACGATATTACAAATATGACAAATAAATTAAAAGCACCAAGTATTGAGTATGTTAATAAATATTTTAAACCAGAAGATCCGAAAGAATTATTTATTGCCATAAATGAATTTGCATATAATTTACATAATACAGTTAAAAATAAAGTAAATGCGTGTTATTGGATAGAATGGATTATAGAGTTTGAATCTTTATGTAAACAGAAAAAAGAAAAATGTCTTTGCGAGACAAGAACATTTCCACCAGTTCAAGATACATATAAAAATGATATTATATGGATAATATGGGAAATATTATTAGATTTATGTAATTATACAAATAATACACTTACAATTAAGATAATGGAATCTTTATTAAAAATATTTTCAATAAAATATAAACCTGGAACTAAAAAGAAACGAAAACATTTGCTTTATTTTGCAGTATCACTTATAACAGAAAATGTAGATTATACAATAGAAATGATTTCTAATAAAAAAAATGTAGATGTAATTGTATCCAAAATAGATGTTATTTATAAACAAATTAAAAAAAATGAAGTATCACCACAAACAGATTATTTATTTAATAATGTTGATAAATCAACAAATCTAAAAAAAACGATTGAAAAATTAGAAAAAATGAAAAATTTAACAAATCCAATAAATATGCAAAAAATTATGAATAATAATGTGAATATGAATAATAATATGAATAATGATAATATATCAGATGAATCTGATAATGATATAAAAAAAATAATAACAAATAAAAAATAATTTCTTTATTTAGTTGATGTATTATATAAATATTATATAAGTATTTATATAACTAATATGAGCGATGATGCGATGGATTTAACAAAAATAGCAGAACCTGATTATAATATTTTACAACAATCAGGTTTAGAACAAAATGTACAACCAAGTAGTGAAGGCTCTTTCTTTTCAAATATATCTTGGTTTAGATATTTAGTAATAATAATAATTTTAGCATTTTTAGGAATAAATTTATTTGGATATTTAGAAGTAGTTACTGATTATTTTGTAAGAACATTAAAACCTTTATTAGCACCAATTTCTTCTTTTTTTGGAATTTCAATAGCTCAAACTACAAATAAAGCGGTTGATGTAACAACTATGGGTTTAAAAAAAGGTATAGATGTTACTGGAGAAACAATTAAGAAAGGGACAAGTTTATTGGAAAAAGCAGTTACCCCTAGCAGTTTAAAAGAAAATAATCAAAATTTAAATCATGATAGTATAATTGATAAAATGAATAATGATTTAAATGATAAAAATAAAAGAAATAGTAAATTAATTGTAGAACCATTACCTGATAATTCAAGTAGTTTAATACAAAATAATAAAAAAAAGAATTTCTGTTATATTGGTGTAAATAATGATGGTAGACGTACATGTTCAGAAATGGAAGATTCTGATAAATGCATGTCTGGTAATATATTCCCAAACTTAAATGTTTGTATAAATCCTAATTTAAGATAAATATGATAAAAATAAATAATATTATGATAGCTTTACAATAAATAATATTTATTTACTATATATTATAAATGTCTGGAAATATTTTAAATAATACGATGTCATCTATTTTAGGGGGCGCAATACCAGGTTCACAAAATAACAAAATTAATGATAAAAGTTCAGAAATAAATTATAATAGAACTATTTTAAGACGATCATTTGGAAATTCAAATTTATCAAGCTCTGTTCGTTCACCATTATATTTTGTGAATCAACGACAATCTAAAACAACACCATTCAGAGCGATTATGGCAGCTGGTGATGTAAATGGTACGGTTAATTCAGGACCGGCTCTATCATCTAATAATCAAGTTGGTAGCTCATTAATACAAAATATAGGTTCATCTAGAGGTGGTGTAAGACCTGGTAATTCATATTATAGTGGAAACCCTAAATTTGTATATGATAGTTCTGATTATATTAAATATAAAAAACTAAGAAATCAATTAATGAATTATGATGCTACTTCATAATTAAATAATTAAATAAATAACTATCAAAATAAATATTTATAAATAAGTGAATAAATTATATAACTAGATAACAAAATAATTATATAATTATATATTTTAGAAAAATATATTCTAATTAGTTAATATAAAGAATGAGTAGTTGTTCATTAAATAATATGTATGGTGGCAAACGTAATAGAAATAGAAAATCAAAAAGAAATAATAAAAGTAAAAATAATAAGAAACATAGAAAAAATATGATGAGAGGTGGAGACTATTATAATTCGGATGGATACGTTTCTAAATTATCTGATACATTATCAAAAGCTAGTAAAGATGTATCAAGCTCTGTTTCAGAGTTATCTAGTGGAATTAGTGAAAGTATTTCTAATATTACAGGTACAAACGAACCAACATTTGAAGATAAAATGAAAAATATTTTTGGTTCTGCTGGTGATACCATAAAAAATGCAGGACAATCTATAGCTAACATATTTTCATCAGAAGAAGAAAAAGAAGAATCTAATAATAATAATTCTCTTTTTGTTGGTGGTAAAAGAAGACACAAATCTAAAAAGAATCGTAAAAATATAAAACAAAAGAAAGGTAAATCTAGAAAACTAAAATCTAAAAAAAGAAGAAATTCTCGTAGACGTTCTTCAAAGTCTAGAAAACATTAATTTAGTATTCTATATTTAGTATTCTATATTTAGTATTCTATATTTAGTATTCTATATTTATTTTATTTGTAAAATTATTTTAATCTATTTTTTGTTATTTTTAATATTAAATATGCCATAAAAACACTTAATACAGTTATATATAATTTATTATATTCTTCATCATATGATTCATATTCACTATATGATTCGTATTCATCATCACCATCATATGAATTATTTATATTTGCAAATGTTTGTTTACATCCTTTATTTGTTATAGGATTTTTACCATTTGGAAACCAACATGAAGACATATTTTGAAGTTCAACTAATGTAAGGTAAGCACTTGTATTTGTTGAAGCATTATTAGCATTAATCGTTTCTAAAACTACTGATTTACAATCAGGTGGATTTCCTCCAAAAAATGATTGTAATATTTGAAATGGTTTAATTCTATTTACATTACTTATAGTTCCTGGAACCAACCCTCTAAAACTAGTAAAATTAACACCACCTAATCCAGACGATATAAATGGTATATCACCATCAGGGACATTATTAATATATATTGATCTTTCAACTTGTCGATTTGTATCAACATCTTTACATTTACCACCTGTTTTCATAAAAAATTTATTTCCAAGTGGTTTACCTGTTTTACTTGCTCTTCCTCCACCTGAAACTAATAATTCTATATAATTTATTAATCCAGAGACATTTGTTGCTATTTTACTACCAGATGAATTCATTCCTAATTCATTAGGTGTTTTAATGTTTTGAACATAATCATAACTTTCACCGAATATAGATTGTTCTACCTTTGTTAAATCACCCAATACACTTTTAAATATATTTGTCATTTATTATTATTTATATAAAATAACAATAAATTATATCAAATAAATTTTATTATTAAATTATTTCTATTCTTGCATAATATCTTGATTTTCTTTATTTATATCTTCAGCTATTTTATCTCCAGCTTCTGTTAAATCATTTTCCATTTTATTTATATTTTTTTGATTATCACTTACTATTTGTTGTAATCTAACAATTGAATTTTCAATTTGAGTTAATTTTTTACTATTTAATACATTAGTTTTATCGCTTAAATTTCCTGTTAATTTATTTATTCTATCATTTAAATCAATAATATTAGATGCATTTTTAATTGATAAATAATAAGCATTTTTATCTAATTCAGAATAATTTTTAAAATTTTCAATTATATTATTTTTTTTGTAATTAATTGATTCATCGTCACTTGAATATTCATCATCACTACTATCAATATCTACAAATGATTTAATATTATTTATAATTTTATTATCTAAATTTAATGTATTTATTTTTAATAATTTTAATAAACCAACTAATATAATAACACTAAATAAAAATATTAAAAAAGTATGAACAAAATACATATTATATATATAATTGTGGTTTTATTTTCTCTTTAGATGTATATATTATTATGTCATATAGATGGAAAACTAAAAAAAATATAGAATGGAAAGGGTTTTCTAGATACGAAGCTGTACCTATTAATGCTAGACCTCTTACAAATGGTTCTTGGATTTTGAATCAAACTACAGATAGTGTTTCATCTACGCCAGGTATGGATGGGAATGCATTTTTACCAAGACCAATTAAACATTGGAGAAAACAATTAACAGTAGACCCTGCTATAGGTGGTACTATTCCTAAATTAATTAAAACTTCTGCTCCTGGTTCAACTATATACTTATCAAGTAATGTAAATACTAATAGAGAATGTTGTGATGATAAAGGATATTCTTTAGTAGCATCAATAGATACAAATAAAAATAATACTTGTTGTAAATCAACACCATCTGTTATAAAATCAGCTACAACTATATTAAGTAAAACATATTATACAGATAGTAGAGCATATTTAAGAAGTAGATGTAAATTATATGATCAAAAATTATCAACTAGACGAGTACCAGGTAATACATATTTTGATAACGAAGGTAATGAATTATATCCATCAAATGAAGATACAGGTGCCCAAAATTTTTTAATGAGAAATTGTAGTAATAAATGTACAGAAAATAATCAACCAATTACTATATATAAACCAAATAATCGTAATTATTCAACCCAAGGTGCTGTAACAAGTGGAACAAGACTAGTCAAATTAAAATATGATACAATTAATCAAAATGGTGCATCATTTAATAGTGCATATGGACAAGCAGCAGCTAATGCAGGTAAATATTCTGATAATACTAATGCACCATATTTTATAAAAAGTAAAATATCAAAACCAACAATATTTTATAAAAAAGGTACAAAAATAAAATGTGTATGTTAAAAATTTGTATTTATTTTACATGTATATTATCTTAAATTATTATAGTATATAATATTTTGAATTATATACTATAATAGTATAGTTATATAGTATAAGTATATAGTATAAGTATATTATATGAATAAAAATAAATCTATTAAGGGAAAATCAAAAACATATAAACACAATAGAAATAAAATTAAATTAAGAAAAAAAAATTATACAATTAAAGGTGGTCAACATACTCTTCAAGAGATGGAAAACTATAATACATATGAAGGTAGTTTATTTAAAAAAGGTACAAATATAGATGATGTAAATGAAATATTTAGTGATTTTTTACAATATAAAAAAGGATTAACAGAAACTTTACATGATTCTTATTTAATAAAAGAAAGCAGACGTGACGATTTTTATACATATGTTAATGAAGGCTGGTTAAATAAAAAAGAAAAAGAATTAAAGAAAAAGCTAACATATTATGTTCAAGTCGATGATTTTAGAATGGTTCAAGAAAAGGTTTATTATGAAATAATAGATTTGGTAAAAAAATTTATAAAAAAGAATAAGTATTCAAAAATAGCAAATGAAATAGAAAATGTTTATAATTCTATATATAACACTACAAAAAAAGTAGGTTATAATCATGTTAATAATATAAAACAGAATATTGAATATATACTTAAAAATGGAAATATGTATCAAATGTTAGCTTATATAAATAAAAATGAAGTATATGCTTGGTCATCACCAATAACTTGGAATATTTTACCAGATGAAAAAAATGTAAAAAAATATATATCTCATTTATCAAGAGGTGAACTTGGAATTTATGATTATATGATTTATATTGATGATAAAAAGGATGATAAAAAAACTAGAGAATTTAAAAAACAATTTAAAGAAAAATATTTTGAATTTATAAATAAAGTATTTAAAACAGTATTACCAAATGATCACGAGAATCATAAAGCAGAACATATTTGGAATGTAGAATTAGAATTATTACACGCTATGGGATGTAGAAAAGTTACTAGAAGTGAAAATCCAGAATATTATTATAAAGTTAGTAAAGATGAATTAAAGAACAAATATGGTTTTGATTGGGAAACATTTGCGTCATATTTAGGTTATAAAAAAATACCAAAATATGTTGTATTAAATGATTTAAATAGTATTAAATGTTTAACTGATTTAATTAAAAAAAACTGGAATAAACCTGAGTGGAAAACATATTGGTTATTTATATTTTATAAAACATTAATACGGTTTGAATGGGATTGGAATGAAATATATTATGATTTTTATTTAAAATTTATACAAGGACAGCAAGTTCAATTTCCGAGAGAAATATATCCAATTTTTATATTATCATTTACATTTAATACATTATTAACACAATTATATGTAAAAAATAATTACAATGAGAAATACATAAATTATACAAAAAATATGATTGGAGATTTAAAAAAAATATTTATTAATAAAATTAAAAAGAATGATTGGTTATCTAAAAAGACAAAAGATAAAGCGGTTCTTAAATTAGAAAAATTAAAATTAATAGTTGGTATGCCAGAAAAGTTGAGGGAAGATCCTTTATTAAATTATAGTGAAACGGACCCTTGGTATAATATGAATTTATTATCTGAATGGAGACACAAAGAATTTATAAAATTAGAAGGTAAAAATATGATAGATATACCAGAAATAGATTGGAATGAATTTAAATTAATAAGTACACAAGCATACGTTGTAAATGCTTATTATATGCCAACAAACAATTCTATATATATTCCATTAGCTTTTCTTCAAAAACCATTTATTGATTTAGATGAGAGAGGTATTGAATATAATTTAGCAAGAATTGGATATACATTAGGACATGAATTATCCCATTGTTTAGATGATATGGGTAGTATGTTTGATGAAAATGGAAATTTAGAAGATTGGTGGGATAAAAATGATAAAAAGAAATTTAATAAAAAGATTGACGACATAACAGACCAATATGAAAGTGTTGCTAAAAAAGATGGGATTGAGTTTGATGCATTTATTGCTGTTGGTGAAAATTTAGCAGATATATCAGGTATGGCTCTTGCGGAAGAATATTTATTATTATTTCAGGCATCAAATGAAGATATTGATATTATAAAAAAAGTTTCATTAGAAGCATTCTATGTTTATATTGCAATACAATCTAGACAAAAAATACATGATAAAGCTATACCTGCACAATTAAAAACAAATCCTCATCCTTTAGAAAAATATAGATGTAATTGTCCATTATCAAGATTAAAAATATTTCGTTCAATTTATAATATAAAAAAAGGGGATGGTATGTGGTGGAATAATACAGACACAGTTTGGTAATTTGATAAAATAAAAATATAATTTAGTATTTATAAATTTATAAATCAATTTAGATAAATTAATTTATAAATTTAGATAAATTAATTTATAAATTTAGATAAATTAATTTATAAATTTAGATAAAAATAGATGTATATTTTATTTTTTTTATAATTATAATATATAAATAATATGGCCCATACTCGTAGACATCATAAATCCGCTCGTCGCTCTAAATCTGCATCTAAAACTGCATCTAAATCTAGAGCTAGATCAACTAAACGTGCTGCTGCTAAATCCGCTGCAGTAGCTGCAAATAGAGCAGCTACTGCCGCTAAATCCGCTTCTAAGGCTGCTCGTCGCGCAGCTTCTGCTTCTCGTTCTAAATCTGCTTCTCGCGCTGCATCTGCTTCTCGCGCTGCATCCAAGGCGGCATCTCGTGCTGCGTCGATGAGTGCTGCCGCTGGTCGTGCTGCTAGTGTTGCTGCATCTGCTTCTCGTTCTCTACAATAATTTATATATGCGTACATCGCATATAATGTAAAATTACAAATTTATTTTTTACTATTATTAGATAAAAATATATTTACAGTTTGAATTGTTTTATTATGTGGTATTTTATGTTTTTGACACCAAGAAATACATTTTAATATATTATTTTTTTTCATATTTTCTATTTTATCTTGTTTATTTGTTTCTAATAAACTAATTGTCAGAGAGATATTTTCTATTTGTTGTTGACCAAATATAGCATTTATTTCTTCTATTTTATTTAAAAAATAATATGGAATATCAATATTTAATAAACTTTTAATAAATAAATTATTATTATTTATAATATCATAAACATTTATTAATTCATTTAGTAATAAATCTCTATTTAATTCGCTAATCTTAAAATTTTTACAAATTATGTATTTTTCAGAGTTAGCACATCTACTACTATTAGGTTTTGATATATAAACTTTATCATAAATAGATGATAATATATATAATAAGTCTATACTTGGTTGTGTAAATAAATCGAACACTTTTAATATAAACCAACCATTAATTTTTTGTATTGCAATATTAAATATTACTTGACAAAGTATAAGTTTAAATGATAATAATTCCTGTTTATTAAAATCAATTGAAAAATCAAAACCACCATCACCTGTTACTATGTCTATCATACCTTTATATTTTGAATAACAATACAATAAATTATTTTTTGACATTAAATTACCATCATTATCAAATGAATTTTCAATTATAACATTTTTATTATTATTTAAAAAATATAAACTACTTTTCCAGCCTGGAATATTAATATCATTATTATTTTTTAATGTCATTCCATAATAAATATCATTTTTATTATTTCTAACATTTACTATTGCTTCTATAAATCCACCGGGACCTTCAGCAAGATGGAATGTTTTTATTTTATCATTTGAATTATTATAATTAATATTATTAGAAATAATTTCATCAGAATCATTAAATATATTATGAGTTTTAATTATTTCTATCATTTTATAATATGAACGAGATAAAGGTTTTAATTTTGAGACAGATTGTTTTGTATTAGGTATAACACTATGTATGTATTCATATGTATTCGTGTATTTTTTATAAATATCCCATTTATTATTATATTTATCTAGTTGTAATTTTATAGAAGTTAAATAACTATATAATGTATCGTTTATAATTACATTAGTAATATTATTGTAACTATTATTGTTACAATTATTCCTATCTGCAGTATTCGTATTGATATTGATAATATTTTTATTATCACATTCGTTAGATTCATTTATTAATATAGTATTATTTTCTATTTTATTTGTTATATACTCATTAAATTTTATATCATTGTTATAATATTTTATACTTATAATAGTATGAATATCTATTATATCAATAGAAGGTATTAAATAAAAACTCATTATATTATTTTTTTTATTAAATATGCTAATTTTATTTAATAAAAAATATTTATGTAGTTTATTTATTATCTATTTTATTTATTATAGATAGATACTCTTATTATATAATCATAAATAATTAAATATAAATAATATTATTTTAATTTAATTTAATTTAATTTAATTTAATTTAATTTAATTTTTTTATCTTTAATTTTTTTAATTTTAAATTTAATTATAGGTACTCTTTCGGCAGAAGATGATGGCGTTAACGGGGTTCTTTCATCATATACACCTTCTTTTTCTGTTGAATATTGTTTAGATTGATATTCTTCGTATAATTTCTCTTCTTGTTTTTCAGTTTCGTTTAAGTCAATTTCATTTTCTATATTCTTTATCAAATTACGTGAAACAATTTGAGCATCAACATTTCTTATTTTTTTAAATATAAAGTATCTATTTAAAAACGATATGCGTTTCTCTCCAATACTCATTTTTAGTGCAGTTCCATATTCACTAACACTTCTCTTATTTCTAGATATATCATTTTCTAATGAAGTAAACATTTCATTAAACATTCCTGACCCATGATTAAATCCTAACCTGTTAGCTTCATCTTTTGTTATTAAAACAAAACCATAACTTTCTATTATTTGTGTTAAATAATTAAAATTAACTAAATATTCACGAAATACTTTATTAATTGTTTCTTGATACACATCAATCCCATAACCTATACTCGAACTATCATCATTAAATGTATCATTATCATATGTTTTTTTAATCTCCCATATTTTTTTATCTTCTTCATAAATACTTATTGGTTCATCGTTTGATTTTTTTCTAAGCAAATTAAATATTGTTGCGCCATCATAACATGTTCCTATAAAATATCCATTTATTTTTGTACATTCACTTACATTTTTCAAGAAATTATTCAATGTAATTGTATTTTCAAACATATAATGTATTGCAAATTGTATTGAACTAATATTAAATGCATCACTTGCAACACCATATAATTTATAAACACCCTTACCCAATATAGATTGGTCCTTAGGACCCTCACCGAATAATGCCTTAACAATTTGTTTTGTTTTATCATCATAAAATGCATCTGTTGATTTTATATTTACACTTGAATTACCATGAAAGAACATTCCATTTGGCATATCCTTATTTTTTTTACAATAATTTAAATACCTAGCACATACACCATCTATTCTATTTTGAATATTATCTTTTGAAACATCAACACCCATTATAAATGATAATCTAGATGCAATCCATTTTGGTAAATCACCACCCTTTCCTACAGCATAATCAATTAAACTATCCCCTCGTTTTGATACAGACATAATTAATTTCTTTTTAACATATAAATTATGAAAATCTCTTAACGATCTAGTTTTAGATTCACCGTCTACTTTATTATAATAAACATCATCATCACCTAGTTCATTTGGTATATTTTCACCTGTACTAATAATCTCATCTGTTATTGGATAATGAATACTATGCCAATTGCTATTTGCAACTTTATACGAATTACCGTAATTCTTTTGACCACTTCTAAATTCAGAAGTCTTATCATATCTTACTCTAAGTGGAACCCATTTCCAATTATTATCATTTTCTTTATTATAATAAAACTCTACTATCATTTCATCTTCAAATAAATCACCCTCCTCTGTCATCATAACTTTTGAACCTCCTTCATCTTTTAATTTAATATTACATAAATGTGCATCTGCGTCATATGGATCTGTTGGATAAAATGGTACAGGTTTATATTCTTCATCATCTTCAAGATCGCCATCGGTAAATACTGGTAATTTATCTTCATAAATGTCATTACACGGGTTTAAATAACCATCTTTTCTTTGGTCGAATCCAACTCTTAATATAATAGTTTTATATTCTGAAATATTATTTGAATTAAAATTCATTCCATCTTTAAATATACTAGATACTATATCCTGTCCAGATGAATTCTTTTTGGTAGAGATTAGGAAATCAATTGTATTATATTTTGGTGGTTTCCATTTTAATGAATAATTCCAAGATAATTTATATATTGATATAGGTATTGATTTATTCATAGGTGTAAATATCAAACCATCTGTATTATATTCAAATAACGAATCTCTTTCTTTTTCTAATAATTTATTACAACAGTCAAATATAGTTAAATTATTAGTTTGGTAATAAAACTCTTTAACATTAATTTTAATTGGTAATTTTTTTTCATTTTTTATAATTGAGCTAAATTGTGTATTCTTTATAGCTGCATTCAATAATGTTAATCTATAGTTTGTCTGCAATAAGTTTGGATCATTTGATATAAATTCGTGTGACCGTTTATCTTTACCATCTAAAAAGTATATATCAAATGCAGCATATAAATTTATATATTTACCGTATTTATCATGTAAAATGTGTTCCCCATCTATAAGCGTATTTGATAATATTGTGTTTGTTACACCAGTAAATTGTATATTCATATTTGTATCTATTAAATAACATTTTCCATCTTTATTGATATATAATAATTTTCTATCACCGTCAGCTTTTTCGGTAACTGTGTATTTCTGTCTAATATTTGGTAAAAGACTCTCGCTATTTATTATTTCTTTATTTCCTTCTGAATTAATTATTTGATTATTAACTAAATTAGATAATTGTAATGTAAATGACGATGGTCCTATGAAATTCTTAGTAAAAGCTCGTGTATCTTTTTCTTGATTAAATTTATCACCCTTTACTAATTTCAAATAATCTATAATAACAGACCTTTGTTCAGGATATGATACAGGAAAATTTGTTTGTTGTAATCCCGATAATACTTTTTTAATAATATTTTTTAAATCTTTTTCGAATGCATCTACTGCATCATTTATTTTTTCATAATTATTTAGATATTTTCTTTTTGCAATTCTATTATTAATTTCTATTTCTATTTCATATTTTGGAATACTTTCAAATACTTTCGAGTCTAATATTGTATATTCTGGAATCATAAAAAACCCCCTTTTATGTGATTCTTTTACAATACTTAATTGTATACTAAACGCATCATTTTCTTTTTCAAAAGTACATCTATTTAAATATCTAAATACTTTTTTTGAATCATTCCAATTAGATATTATATCTCTTATTAAAGGTACATCCTTATTATATGTTGTTTCTGTATTAAATGATGCCCTAAAATTAAAATCATTATAATCAATTGATTTCAATATTTCATCATTTACTCTAACTGGTGATTTTTGAATATAATTAATATTATCTATCATGGAATTAATAGTATTAGTAGTACATAATTCTTTTATATTATGTATATCTTTAATTTCCATTCGTATACTAGATAAACTTTTTGTACCAGTTTTAGGATTTGTAAACTCGGTTTGACATCTTAATAATAATTCATTCTCGTTACTAAAATCACAATAATACTCATTATCTTTTAATATTTTAACTACATTATCATAATCTATTTTGGTTATTGGTTTAATACCCTTAGTACCAAACTTTATTTCAAATTCAGGATCAACATTTCTAGAATATTTCCCTAAAGATTCAAAATATTTTGTTATATAATATTTTAATTTATCTTGGTTATTGGTTTGGTTAATACCTATATTTTTTGTACGTCTCTCAACCTCATTTGAATAACTTATTCTTTGATTAGAAGAACTAGAACTAGAACGAGCATCTGAACGTTCTTTTTGTTCTTTTTGTTCTTCCATTTCATTTGACTTTGATGATATTGAATTATTAGAAGTCGTTTTTATTTTTTCAGAAATTAAAACTTCTTTTAATATAGGGTTTGATGTTGAACTAGAAGATACTGATTTAATATTTTCAGTATTAATAGTTGGATTTGGATTAATGACATCAATCTCGGTGTTAACCGTATTTTTTATATCATCATTATTAATAATAACAGGTTCTGAAATTATATTTTTAATTCTAAATAATTTTTTTTTAGGTAATTTACTTTCATCATTTTTAACAGATGATTGTTTTTTTCCTACGTTTGACATTATTTATTTATATATATATAAATCAAGTATAATATTTAAATTATAGTTAAAATTACTTCAATTTTAATTATAATAAATTATTAGTTTTATATTATTTATAATTACTGTCTATTTTATTGTAATAATAACAAACATTATTCTAATTTACATAATATTGCATCGTATAATTCTAATTTAGTTATTTTTTTATTATTATTTGTTAAAGGTATATTTAATTTATTACATAATTCTTGAATATCAGATAAAGTATAATTTGATATACCTTTTACTGGTTTAGATATATTTTCTATAAGATAATATTTATTCTTATATAAATTAATAGTTTCTATCGAATTATTATTTAATATAAAAATTTTATTTTGATTTTCTATTATAATATATGGATTTAATACTGTATCATCTTTATTTCCAAAACAATTATAATAAATACCTTTTGTAATTTTTATATACATTATATTTATTTTATGAAGTATACATAATGAATATAAACCTTTTATTGTTATTTTATTTTCATTTCCTAATTCATTTTTAATTTCAGTAATTTTTAATTTATTATTTTTTAATTCATCTTTAATTTTATTTAAAGTTTCAATTGATTTTATTTTAAAATCTTTTTCTTCTTTGAAATATGAATTTTTACACAATTCATAGTTATTATGTCCATTTAAAATAATATAAAAACACCAAAATATTTTATCTTCGTTTATCGGTTCAAAATAATCTATATCTTTATTATCATTAATACTAATATCAGATGAATTTAATTTATAATATAATTCTTTTTCAATAAATTCATTTTTTTTCGTTTTATATAATTCAATATCAATATTTTTTGATTTTTTTAAATTATCTAAAATAATTAAATTATTATTAGTTAACTTAGTTTCTTTAATTTGTTCATATATACATTTATAAAAACTAATATTTTTTGATTTTTCATATTTATTTATATATAAACTATTAAACATATGATCATTTAATTCAATTAATATATCATTCATTTATTATATAATAATGTGAATATGTTTATTGTTTGTATAATTAATAATAAACATATTTATTTAATATCATTTAATATGATTTATCATAAAATATGATTTATGTTTTATTTTTTATTTAAAAAAAAATTTTTCAATTTCATCTTTTTTATTTTCAATCTGATTAATATTTTTATTTTGTTTATCTACATATATTAAATAATTATGAATTCTAATAATACTTCTATCACCTACATCTGATAAATTTATAAATACACCATTTACATTTTCATTTAGTAATACACTTTTATCCTCTTTTAATATTCTTAAAATTTCAATTTGATGATGTTTATCCATATTTTCAACACGATCTTTTAAAATTTCTAAGGTGTTCATAATTATTTTAAAAATATATAAATGTTATAATTATTTAAATAATAAATTTATATTTAAATAATAATTTTTTACTATTTATATTTAAACAATAATATAATTATAAACCAATAATTATAATTGACCAATAACTGATATATACTTGTCATATAATTCATATCTTTTTCCAATTATTTTAACTTTTATCATATCATTTACTTTCAAATCATTAAATAACATATTATAATTATCATTTGTTGTTTTTGATATAAATATAACTAATGGACTTGGTTTATCATCTATCTCAGCTTTTATTCCAGCTTTAGTTATATTTTTAACAATAGCATATATTTTACTTCCTTCTAATGGTGAACACGCCATACATTCAAATGTTACTTCAAATAATACATTACTTGATAATATTAAACCACAAGAATAATTTAATAATTTAACAGTATTTGGTTTTATAAACCCTTCTACTATGCATTTACCTTCAATATCAATTGAAATGATATTTTCTATTATATTTTTAATATCACTATTTATTTTATATATTGGAATTGTTATTTTTTTTTGGATAAATTTTTTACTATAGACGTCTGTATATCTTTCATTTTTACATATTAAATCATATAATTTATTGTTTTTTATATTTTTTACATTATCAATTTTTGAAATTTCATTTTCTATAATTAATGAAATATTAGCTCGTTCACTCTTTAATGATTTATTATTAATAGAGGAATCTCTTTTTTTATTTTTTTTTAGTTTTACAATAATTTTCTGATTAGTATTATCTATTTCATCAAATATTTCATTTACTATTTTATTATTAATATTAATATCAGAAGAAATCGAAGATTCAACTGACATTTATTTTTTACTTATTTGTTATACTTAATTATTTATATCATTTATCTTTATATAAATAATTCAATTTTTATTTAATATTCTTATTTATTATTATTCATTCTCATTTATTATTATTCATTCTCATTTATTATTATTCATAGTTATTTATTATTATTTTTTAAATTATTTTATAAATGATAATTTTTCTAAATTAGAAATTACAACTTCAACCGGATATAAGTACCAACGTTTACCATTCTTTCTAATACTATCATATAACCTCAAATACATTTCTTGTATTATACATATTTCTTTTTTATTTATTTGTTTAGTATTTACTTTATCATATTTATTACTGTTTATAATACTATTAAGTATTTTAATTGAATCTATTTTACCAGCTTGATCACATCGCGCCCCTATATGTCCTTTTAATTCCATATTTTTAACTTTAAATATCATATAATTATTTTTAAATATTGTTGTAAAGCCAACAATATTATTTAATTCTGTTACTTTTATATTTTTAGTTTTAATAATATTTTCAAAATCTATTTTATCTTCTGGCTCGGCAATTTCCCATTTATTATTTCTAAAAATAACTAATTGTATAGGATATGGTTTATTATTTTCTTTATAAAGAAGAATTCCTTTATTTTCATTTACAATATTTGTTTCATCATCAATAACATTTTTTAACTGTTTTAATACTATAGATAAATTATCATCATCTGTTGTATATAAATAATTAAATAATAATATTTTTTTATTAAAATCTAATAATTCTAATATATGTTTTAATAAAAATAATTTAATATTATCATCATTAAATTCTCCTTCTTCTTTAATTAATTTTTCTCTTACTAAACTAAAATATATATACCAATCAGGTTCTGCACGTGTTATTACTTGTTTAACCATAGCATTTCTATAATTTTTCTCAATTTCATTAATTACTTCATTTAATTCCTTCTTTTGTAAATTTATTAAAACACTTTCTTTTTTATTTTTAATTTGTTTCTCTCTATCTTCAATATCTATTTCATCTTTTTCTTCTTCAGAAGAGTTATCTTCTTCAGAATAGTTATCTTCTTCAGAATAGTTATCTTCTTCTATTTTTGATAAACCAAAGAGTATATTACTATGTTTATAATTTAATGGTACACTTCTTTCAAATAAAGAAATATTATTTGATAATAATTCTAATGGTTGAAATAAGTAATAATTATCAATATTTATTAATTTACCTATTCTACCATATTTGTCATTTAAATATTCTCCAGTATCTTCTATTAATTGATTTAGTGCAGCATTTATTTGAATAATTGGATATTCTCTTATAACATTTATTTCACGAATTAAATCATTTTTATTATAAAAAAATTTATCTTTAAATAATTGTTTAATACGATTCGTTATTTTATCTATATTCATAAAAATAAATGTTTCATTATATGTATTCAAATTTGGTTCTTTTATATTTAATTCAGTTAATGATACGCCTGGATTACATTTATATAAACAATTTTCCATATAATCGCACGTAACGTCATATGCTTTTTCACCAATTAAATATTCTATTGTTTTATTATTTGATAATAAAATATCAGATTTTTGATTTAGTTTTTCAACACTATAATTCATCGCTTCGTTATTTAATAAACAATCAATTGAATTTTCCTTTAATATTCTAGATATATTACCAATTTGTATTGCTTTTTTTTCGGCATATCTATAAATATATAAATCAGCAGATTCTTTTTCATAATCTATAAATTTAGTACCATATAAATATATTAATACATTACGTTTATTAAATGGTAACTCTTTATGACTACAGTTTCGTACACCGCGACCAATAATTTGTTCTATTCTATTCATATTGTACCATGGTTCCATTATATGAACCTGTCTAATATATTTAAAATCAATACCTTCAGCACCTGCTTGAGAAATCAATACAACTTTTATTTTTTCACCATTTTTATTATCAGATGCTGTTAATGCTTTAATATCTTTTACATTATCTGGAGAGAAAAATTTATCACCAGTAATCATAGAATATTTTGCAGGTGTAAAATTAGTACCAGGTTCTATCATATTTATTGGTTTAAACTGTATAGAATCTATTTGTTTAGTTGGTGGTTCTTTAAATATAGATGATGTATTACCATATCGCGTAAATCCTATTTCTTCTAATGCAAGAATAATTGGAACTAATCCACCATCTATATATTCTGAATAAATTAATACTATTCCTTCTGAATTTAAAATGTTATTACATATACTTTTAATTTTCCCACTATATTTTCCGATTTCGGATGGAGAAAATATTCTTCCATATTGCATAGTTTTATATTCATAATCTTTTTTTTGAGGGGGTGAAGTTTTTTCTACATATGACATAATATTATTTAATCCATTTGAACCAACCATATCACCTATATCTAATATAATATCTTCACCTTGTATCATCCCATCAAATCTAGTATTGGGATAAATAATATTTAATGCTTGTATTGGGCGTTGTAATAAACTATATCCTAATGATTCCATATTTTCTAATGATTTATCATCACTATTTAATGTATCCATTATATATTTGTATCCAAGTTCTTGATATTCCCCAATTTCAGACATATAAATATCAATCTTATTTATTGAATCTAAAATTGGTTTATCATTTAGTTGAAGACGTGGATATACATATGATTCGTTTTTAATTGATTTTTCTGGTTCAAAATTACTGGGCCAAATTCTAAATGGAAATATATATGGATTATCCCCTTTAATAAATGATATATATCCTATCGATTTTCTTTGAAGTATTTCTTTACCAATTTCATTTCCATTATCATCTATTACAAATGTACCATCTTGATTAAATATATCTTTTGAATTTATAAGTGGTCTTCTATCATTTAAATTCATTAAATTTAATAACCAAATTATTTCTTTATAATTATTATACATAGGAGTTGCAGAGAGAAGTAATAATCTTAAATTTTCAACATTTTCAACTAATTTTATTAATTCTGTAGAAACTCTTTTATCCCTATTATCATCTGTATTTCTTATATTATGTACTTCATCAATTATAATAAGAGATCCTCCAAATACTTTTTTTAATTTTTCTTTTATTGATATTTTACGCATTCTTTCATCCATTACTTGTTCTGTTTCATTTTCTTTTTTCGAATTATATGTTTTTTCAATAAAATTTGCGAATTCTATATAGCCCATAAATAAATAAGAATCATTTATTATTTTTTTAATTTGATTAATTACTCTTTCTTTATTTAAACCTTTCATACTCATTGGATTTATTTCTCTCAAAAATCGATTACCGGTACATGCTTTTAAATTCCATAAACCATCTATTTCTTTTAATTTTCTATCATCAAATAATTGCAATTTAAAATTATCTTGTACATTTGGTGATGCAATAACTATTATTTTTTTTAAAATACCCATTTGTTTCATATAATCCCTCATTTCTTCTGCTACACCAATTGCACTACATGTCTTCCCTGTTCCTAAACCATGGTATAATAATAAACTATTATATGGTGTATGAAATGAAAGAAAATTTCTTACAAATAATTGATGAGGTGATAATTCAAATTCAGAATTACATAATATTTCTGATTGTTCTTTTATATCATACACACTATCATCATACTTAATATCGTAAAATTCTTTTTTTTCTGCTATTTTAATATTAAAATTTGGATCATTTAAAGAAGGATATAAGTTTTCTAATTTATTATCCTTATTATTTAATTTTAAATATTCATATTCAGCTATTTCTTTTTGTATATTAAAATTAATTATATCAATATCATTTGTTAAATTTAACCCGGAATATAATTTTTCTAATTCTTCCTGTAAGTTACTAATATCCAATAATAGTTTATACTTTAAATCATTCTTTTTTTTTTCTTTGATTTTATCTTTAACTTTTATTGATGGTTCAGTCATAAAATTATACTTATATATTATTTATATAATCTATATTATTTATATAATCTATATTCCATTAATAATTTATTAATTTTATATAACATATTTTTTTTTTCTAAATTATATGGTCTTATTATATTACAAGCATCATTATATGTAACCCATCTCATACTACTAATTTCACTATATTGATGCTGTGGTAATTCATCTGTAATAATATTATCATATAACGCAATATAATATTTATGTTTATATGATTTATAATTTGAACCAGTAAATATTTCTTCAAACGGATAAATATTTTGTATTATATTAATATTTATCTTATTATATCCGGTTTCTTCTTCAAATTCTCTTAAAGCACATATTAAATCTTTTTCAAAATTATTACGTCTACCTTTTGGAAACCCCCATTCTGGCTCTTCCCAACTAGTTGTTGATTCATTTATTAAACTATTTAATGAATAAGAATAATTATTAAATATTACACCTTCTTTTAAGCTATTAAATTTGTCTTTTGCTAATTTTTCTTCAAACTTATGATAATAATTTAGTGTTTTACCCCATAATTTTTTCCATAATTCGTCAAAATCATATAGTTCTATCATATTTTTTTCATTAATTGTCATTTCATCTATAATATTCATTAAATAATGTTTATTACATATCGGGTATTTACCACTCATTAAATCTACAAAACCAAGACTATTTTTTCTACAAACCATTAAATATTCTATTTTATTATTATTATTTCTAAATAAAACGATTCCATTACTTGTAATTGGATGTTTACATTGATGAAATAAATGACCTGATTTACCACAATTATTACAGAATATATTAGTTAAATCTCTTATAATTTTTTTTTGTTCAATTATAGATTCATTTATAGTTTCATTTATAGTTTCATTTGTATATGTAATTAAATTATTATTGCGTAATTTATATTCTTTATTAATTTTATTATCACTATTACTTTGATAATTAATATCTTTAATAATTACAGGTATTGTTGATAATTGTATATTTTTATTTAGTTTATAATATTTAGTAAAATTATTACTAACATCATTACTAAAATTATTACTAAATGATGGTTGATTATTAACACGTATATCATTATAATTAAAACTTATATCGTTTAATTTGCAGTAATTAATATTTTTCATATTTTTAATATAATTATTTTTATAAATAAATAGTTGTTATATGTATTTTTTATTATCTTTTTATATCATTTATACTAATGGAGTTAGATCCTGAAATATGGGGTCCTTATTATTGGTTTGTATTATTTACAATTGCACTTACATATCCTATATATCCAAACGATATCAGTAAAAAGAAATATTATGATTTTATACAAAATTTGCCTTTATTTATTCCAGTTGAAAAATTTGGTAATAGTTTTAATGAATTATTAGATAAATATCCGGTTACACCTTATTTAGATTCACGTGAATCATTTATAAGATGGGTTCATTTTATTCATAATCAAATAAATGTAAAAAATGGTAAAAATATTGTCTCATTAGAAGATGCAATGACAAATTATTATTCTAATTATAAACCTAAAAAAGAAATAGAGTTTGAGTTTATTAAAAAAAAGAGAAAATTTATTTATCTATTTATTTTATTAGTTTTATGTATTGCAAGTTGGTATTTATATAAATTCTAACGTATAAATTAAATTATTATTTAATGAATTAATTTAGTGATTTACTTATTTTACTTATTTTACTTATTTTAATTATTATAATACTTTATGAATACTACTAAAAAATATAAGAATATACAATATGGTAGTGGTGCTATAGCAGCAGGTGGATATGGTTGTGTATTTAGACCTGCGTTAAAATGTAAAAATAAAACACAACGATATAAAGGTATTAGTAAATTGATGATTAATTCATATGCAAATAAAGAATATAATGAAATAGTTAAATTAAAAAAAACATTAACTAAAATTCCAAATAATAGTAAATATTTTATTATATCTGATATAGAGATATGCAAACCGGATAATCTAACAAAATCAGATTTAATTAATTTTAATAATAAATGTAGTAATTTAACTAAAAATAAATTTAATGCTGAAAATATTAATTTTAATTTAGATAAACTTAGTATACTAAATAGTGTAGATGGTGGTATGGATTTATCTAATTATTTAACTACTGGACCATTAACATATAGTTCTTTTATTGAAATAAATAATAAATTAATTGAATTATTGGAAAATGCGGTTGTTAAGATGAATAACATGAAACTATTTCATTTTGATATTAAAGCATCAAATATATTAATTAATAATGCAAAAACTATGCGTATAATAGATTGGGGGCTAAGTCAAGAACAAAAAAAACAGGAAATACCAGATTTAATATTACGCAGACCATTACAATTTAATATACCATTAAGTGTTATACTTTTAAATGACGAATTTAATTTATTTATTGAAAATTATATTAAAACAAAAAATGTTATATTAACAAAAGATAATACTAAACTTTTAATAAATCAATGGGTTGCATATTTTTTAAATAATTTTGGTTCTGGTCATATAAATTATATAACATATATTATTGAATTAATATTTAATGAAGATATAAAACTTTCAAATGAACAATTATTAAAACGTTTAAATCAAGAAAAGGTAAAACCTGAAAATGTTCCTTCTGTATTAGTTCCTTATTCATATTTTATAAATATTATATCGGATTATTTGGTTGATATTTATTTAAAATTTAATGAAAATAATAAATTTAATGCAGAGAGATATTTTAATAGTGTATTTTCAAAAAATGTGGATGTATTTGGTTTATTAAGTGTTTATTTTGATATACTTGAAGTTATATCTCCTGATAATAGATATTCATCATTGAATAAAATACCTACTACTATATTGAATAAATTCAGATTGAGATTGAAAAAAATATTATATACTTATTGTTTTAGTATTAATTATGCGTCTAAACCAATTGATATTAATCAATTAGTAATTGACTTGAAATCATTAAATAAAATGATGTAGATATTTATAAAAGTAAATGATTGTAATATTTTATATTTAATCATTCATTAACATTTTATAGTTAATATGCAAACTTTTACAAATAGAATGTATTATTTTATTTTCTTTATCTGTTATATTTGTCATTACATTTTTAACCAAATAAATAAAATCTTCTTTTAGATTATCATTATCCATATAATTAGGATGTATTTCATTCCATTTTTTAACATTTTTACTTTGCATAAATGCAATTTGTTTTATAGCATCTTTCATTTTTGATTTACTATAATCATCTTTTTCCCATTTATTATCATTTTTAATATATAGTATCTCCCGTTTAATATCTGTACAATGTAATGGTCTCTCATATACAGATAATTTATTCATATTTTCTATAAATATATTTGATACACCTTCTGTAATACCTTTGTTTTTTGTATAGATTAAATCATTTACTGTAATATTTATATTTGAGAGAAAATCATCCATATTTATTGCATCTTTACATTTTTCATTCAAAAATAAATTTATATTGGTAGTGTAATTTATTGAATTAACTGAATTTATTTTTGAATTTTCTAATATTATATTTGGTAATTTTTCAAGTAGCTCATGTTGTTTTTGATATAATATTTCATTTTGCTTATTATTGACATCGATCATTTTACATATTAATTCTTTTAATTCTTTATTTTCTTTATATAATTCCTGTAAACTTTTGTTTATTGATTCAGTAGTTTGCTCATTTATTGTATTATTTATTGTATAATATGTATCATATGTACTATTTGTTGTATCTAATATATTTTTATTATTTAGTTCGGTATTATTATAATTTATTTTTATTTTTTTATTTATGTTATAATTGTCATTATGAGTATTTTGCTCAAAACGGGTATGATTTATATCAGTAGTTGTATCATTTATACAAGTAGTTGTATCATTTGTATCAGTAGGTGTATCATTACTATTAATCACATTTTTATATAAACAATCACTCTGTTTAACACTAGAAATATAAGATTCACAATATTTTCTATGTCTATACAGATTTTGACAATGACTATATGTTGCCCCACATACACAATCATATTTTAATATACCATTTATGATAACATTTTTATTTTTTTTAGGTTTAATTATTGGATTTATAACATGTGTATCATTAGTACTTTTTTGTGTATCATTTGTATCATTTATATGTTTTCTAGTTAAAAGATGTTTTTTATAATTACTTTTATCATACGTAATATAGTCACATATACCACAATATAATTGTTTGATTGATAAATTATTAGGTTTTTCCATTAAAAAGTACTATAAAATAAAAAAAGTAGTATAATATATATCATTAATATTTTTTCTTTATATGAATTTATTTTTTTAAAAAAATAAATAACAATAACAAATTTTTATTCAAAAAATGAAATTGTGAGCATTATGGTCACAAACGCATTTTCACGTTTTTTCAAACTTTTGATTTTCAAATTTAGGTTTTTGGACATAGAAAAAAAGTATGTCCATTTTTTTTTTGCCCAAAATACTTTTGAGTGAAAAATTTGAAAAATCGTTAGAAAATTATTTATCTAGTAGTATTATATAATTTATTTGTTACTTATTATTCATTTAGTTTTTATTAAAATTGAAATAATTATAATACCATAAATAAAACAATATAATTAAATATTATTTGATAAAGTTTATAAAAATTGGGGAGGGATATAATGAAACACTATACTAAGTATTATTATTCAAAAACGAATGGTATGAAATTACGAAACGGGAAAATTATCAATTGTATTGCAAATACCAAATTTGCTCTTGATACAAATGAATTAAATTATGAAATTGATGTTATAATGAAACATAATAATGTAAATAAATGTAGAATAGTTCAAAACTTTATAAATTATTTGAATAATTATTATTATTTATTGAAGAATAATAATAATTTAATTACATTTTATTATAATGTAAAAAGAAAATTAGAAAGGGTAATTATACAACTTAATAAATTGATTTATAATAATATAAATATATGTATGTGTAAGTTTGTTGGATACAAACAAATAAATAACACAAATAATCAAAATAATATAATTAATGAAGTAAATAATAATATTATAGTATTAACATATATTCCGATGTATCAAACTATACATCCACTTAGCGAAAAACTTATTATTATAAAATTATTAAAAAATAAATATAGTAATATTCATAATACTCACATAAAAGTATTTAATAAAATTGTAGAATTGACTAATATAGATTGTTCAAATAAAATATTTGAATATTTATAAATAAAATATTATATATTTGGTTGTATATTTCTCTCTAATAACTATAAAGAAGAGAGAAAATCAAAATATTTTTTATTAAAACCATCAGAATATATTTTTGGGATACAATTAAAATCAATTAATGTTTTATTTCTTTCATACGTAGTTTTATATATTTCAGATTCATTTAATTTTCTCTCAAATACATCTTTATCATTATAATATTTTAGTGCTGTTTTTTTACCACATTTATTAAAAATTCCTGTTATATTATCACTCTTATCACCTATAACAATTTTAATAAATAATTCAAATTCAGAATTTGTTGACGTTTCATTTGAATCATTATTATTTATTTTATTATATTTTAAATTATATAAATTGGTATTATTTGAACATATTTGTAAATAATCTATATCACTTGCAATTATATAAATCATATATTCACCTAATTTATTCTCATATTTTTTATTTATATTTCTACTAATGAGAGAAACACAATCATCCGCTTCTAATCTCTCAAAATCTACAATTTTAATATCATATATATATTTATTTTTAATCATAAATAAATAATTTTCAAAAACATAATTAAATATAAATGTTATAGATTCGTCTCTTTTCTCTCTATTTGATTTATATAAATCATAAATATCATTTCTCCAAATATTTTTTCTAGGACAATCCTTAGCAATTATATAGTAAATTTTATTTGATTGATCTTTATGATTTATTTTAAATTTTTTAATCATTTCATTTAATTTCTCTCCAAATGTTTGCGTGAATTTATTCATAAAATTAATATTTTTATGTGGAAACTCACCTAATTCTTCTTCTTGATTTGAAAATCCCCACCACGCTTTTAGTGCATGGTATCTATATAAAATAAAATAACTTGCATCTATTATAATATAATTTTTCATTATTGTATTATAATTATATATATTACCTCATTATGCTTTTATATTTATTATAGTTCTATTGATTTTAGTAATTCATTCATAGCTAAATTTACACATTCAACATATGTAATATTAGAATGTAATTGTTTAGAAACACTATCTGATATAGCCATAGACATTTGAATTCTAGAAAAAACTAGAGATAATTTTAAATTGTAATTTGATAATAATTTATTAATTAAAAATATATCTTTTGGTGTAAAAGTTTTATTTATTGTAATAGTATTAATTATAATTTTTTCCAATCTATTAATCAATTCACTTTTTTTATATTCAGATAAATTATTGAATATTTCAATTGGCATTATTAATTCATTTAATATTATTAAACTTAATTCAGTATAATCATTTTTATATAATAAAGTAAAAAAATTATAAAATATTTCTTGCTCATTATTATTAAGCTTACCTACTATACCATAATCAATTATACCTAATTTTAATCCATTAAATCTATCATTAATACAATTATTTTCTTTTAAAAATAAAATATTACCAGGATGAATATCTCCATGATATATACCATCATATAATATAGATTTAATACCAAACTTTGCTAATTGTAATAAATATATTTCTTTTTCAGTTTTACAAATTTTATTTAATTTTAATCCATTAATATAATCCATAACTATTAGATTTTTATTATATTTTGTAAAAATTTCATATGGTTCAGGAACAACAATATAGTCAATATTTTTATTTTTATTTTTAAATAATCTTATATTTTCAACTTCATTTTTAAAATTAATTTGTAAAAGCATAATTAATTTATTTTCTTCAAGAATATCAAGAATATTAAAATACTTTATATATGGTAGTAAATTTAATACATTAATTAAAAAAATAATATTATTATATGATTCATTAATATATTCTTCAATATTATTTCTTAATAATTTTATAACAATATCGATAGATTCTGTATTAAATGTATTATTTTTATTATTATACATTTTTTTATTCATTTTACCCTTATAAACAATCGAAATCATACCAGAATTAATTTGATATATTGAATTTATATCAATATTATAATCAGAATGATAATTATTTATATATGAAATTGTATTAATAATATGATTAAAATTATAATCATTATATGTAAAATCAACTTTATCTGTAAATTTTAATAAATATTCATTTATTATTGGAGTAAATATTTCATTATTCATAGATAAAGCCTGAAGTATTTTTATGTAAAATATATTTATTTTTGATAATTTATCAGAAATATTTATAATATATTGTTCATAGTCTCTTGTGAATACATAAATTAATGATTCAAATAATAATATATAAAATGTATTTATAAAAAATAATATTTTATTTATAAATAATAACATATTATATTATTAGTTAAATAATATAATAAATAAATACATTACTTTTAATTAGTTTTCATATTTTTACATTTTATTTTTATTCTTATATTGTTATTTTTCTAAAAATTGAATTGTAGTTTCTTACTTATAAAAAAAGTATCTCTGTATAGAAAGTATTGTTAATAAGTTAATAATGGCTATTTATAATTTTAATAATTATATTAATGAAATTAACAATATTATCAACAATAATAATTTTAATAATAATGATGTAAATGTTATTAATAATATTATTGACAATTTAAACAATATTATTAACAATAATTTTAATATGAATGATGTAAATGTTATAGATAATTTTAACAACATTATACAAGGAAATATTAATGAAAATTTACAATATATTCATATTGTTGATGATTTTATAGATAATGTAAACATAGATAATGTAAACATAGATAATGAAAATAATAATATCATAAATAATGTAAACATATATAATGAAAATGATAATATCATAAATAATGATAATAATGAATATGCAGGTTAAGTGAATATAAGTATAATATGAATATTATATTGATTCAAATAAATGTTTTAAATTAATAAATATTTTTTTCATAATAATACCAGTTATGTTTTGCATATATATTGGAATAGGCTCATTAATGTCTATTTTAAATCCATATAAAACATTAATTTTATTTTCATTTTCAAAGTTTATTTTTAAATTTGAAATGTCACTAGTTATTTTTGTATATCCATTTTTTTCTAATTCGTTTGATTTATCATATGGTACATCATAACTATTAAATATAATGGTATTATTATCTATTATTCTTTTTACAGTTCTTATGTGCATATATTTTTTACCAATACCAAGGTCCATTACTAATTCTTTAAATAAAAATAATATATCTACTTCTTCGTCGTCTTTAATAATATTAACAATCTCTATTTTTTCTAAAATATTACTATTAATATCTCCAATTAATTTATATAATGAAAAATTAATTAATTTTTTAAATATAACATTTATATTATTACAAGTAAATACTAGAATAAAATAATTATCATTATTATTTTTTAATAAATCAATATTTGATTTTTTACAAATTATTTTTAATGGCATATCATTTTTATTTAATTGAAAATATTTGTAATCATAGTTAAAAATATTAATTGAATCCATATTTTATAATTTATAATTTATTATTATTATTTTACTGTATTTATTTATATTTATAATTATAATTTATTATCAGTTATTCATTTATATTTCAATAATTCACGAGATATTTTATTACCTCCAATAAGTGATAAGTATTTATTATTTATTAAATCATTTTTTTCTATAATGATAGTAGTAATATCTAAAACTTCTATTTTAATTATCTCTTTATTTGTTTCCAATAAATTATTCCATAATTTTATATATTGTATATAATCATTATTTTGTTTATGTAAAACATTATTATATAAAGGATAATTTATTGTAATTGATACTATTCTTGATAATGTAAAAATTCTTTTTATAAATTTAATTAAATCACAATATTTTATAAATAATTGAGTAATTTTTTCTTTATTTATTGTATTTTGTTTATATAATTCATATATATCATAAATACCAATTGATAAAAATATAATGCAATTTGAGTTATTTATTTCAATTGGTATTTTTAATACTAAATTATAACAATCATTTATTTTTATATTTTCTGGAACAGCATAATTATATATCTTATTACGTGGTAATTGTGAAATTAAATAATTAAATATTGTATTATCATTCTCAAAAATATTAGAATTATTTAATATATAATTTCCTAATAATATTTTAGTTTTCAATAACTTTTTTTCTAGTTTACTTGCTATATCTATTATTGTCACTAAAAACATAGAAAATAAAATAAAAAAGGATACCAATAAACCTAAATTATTTATAAAAATAATTAAATTTTTATTTATATACTCAATTGAAAGGACAAACATTATAAATTTATAAAATTTATAAATAGTATTTATTATACATAATAATTTAATAAAATAAAATATTAAATTAGTATTTATATTATAGAATTATTTATATTATAGAATTATTTATATTATAGAATTATTTATATTATATATCTAATGCAACAGAATTTCTCTCGCTTCTAGGTCTGCCTTTTCTAGACTTTGGTAATTTAACATTTGAACCTGTTGTAATTTCTTCTAATTCGTTGATACTTATTGTGCTATTATTTTCTTCAGCAAGATTACGTGTATTTTGCATATTAATACTAGACATTTTATTAGCTACATTATTAGAATTTGAGCTAGAATTATTTATTGTATTTGTATTAGTTGTATTTTGTGGAATATTTACTGCTTTAGTTTTAATATTAGATAATATATCATTAATATCACGAGGTCCCTTCATTTCTTGACGTTTAGAACTTCGCTCTGCACCACCTGCATTACCATATAATTCGTTAATATTAACAGCATCATTTCTTGCTGCAATTATATCGGGTCTTGTATTACCAGTTTGGTTTGGTCTATATACTGCTTGTTGTGTTGATTGTGGTGGTGGCGGTTGATTATATTGATGTGATGCTGCATTTCTAGAATTAACATTTGGCATTACACTATTTACAAATCCTCCAAATCCAGGACTACTTTGGCTCATCGAATTTACAGCTGCTTGTGTAAATTGTTGCATTAATTCTGGATTTTGACGCATAATATCATCCATGCCAGGTATTGAAGATTTAAACATAGTATTAGTCATATGTACCATTACTGCTGAACCTGCTAGTTGGAATAATAATTTAAGTTCAGGCGCCATTTTAGATTTAGATTTATATTTTTCGTGTAATTCTGCAAAAATATCATCATAATCATTAATATTCTCATTTATTTGTTCTCCCCATCCATCTAATTTAACATCAAATGGATCAAACTTATTATTGAGAAATTCAATTCCTGTAATACACGCCATTAGTATTTTCCCTTGAAATTTTACACTATTACTTCTCTCTTTTTCTGCAACAATCATTTCATATTCACCTTGCATTTCTTGAAGACCTGATTCCATATTGTATTTTTTAGATACCTTAACACCTTTTGCCTCTAATTCTTCTAATTTTCTAAGATATTTAAATTTCTCTCTTAGTAATTCTTCTTTACTTAATTGTGGTTGTGTAGATATTTTTTTACTTGGATCTAGTGGAATATCATTAAATTTTTGATATCCATCCCACGTTTTATTATTTTCTAAATCAGATACATTTCTTGCAGTTTCTTTACCTAATTTAATATTATCATCATTGTTATTTGAATCATTATCAGAATCATATGTTTCATTCTCTTCATTTAATTTAACATAATTATTTGATTTATGTTGACTTAATGGATTTCCAATAATTGATTTAAATAAATTAGATTTATTATTTGCAGGTGTAGATGATTGTTTTGTATAACCATTTAATTCATTTTCTAAATCATTTATATCGCCCAAATCAATATCTTCTGAATTATTACTTTTATTTTCATTAGTTTTTCTTTTTTCATTCATAAGTAATTCAATACCAGAACCAAAGAGAACTGAATTTTTTTTACCATTACTAGGTATATCATCGCTAATATTTGAAATACTATCTAAATTATTTAAATCAATAGAATTTCCATTAAAATCTTCGCCGATATCAATAATATCCATTTCTACTAATAATTTATAATTTAATTAGAACATATAATTTTAAGTAATCCGCAATACAAATAATATATTTTTAAAATAATTAAAATAATTAAATTAATTAAATTAATTAAATTAAATGAAAAAATTATTTTTTATTGAAGAATAATTAAAAATAAATATTACAATAAAATATTAATACCTTGTTTAATATTAAGATATGATAATCCTTGTAAAAACGAATCAGCTAAATCATCTTTTTTTTTATGTAGCATAAAAAATTTATTCCATTCTTTAAAATCTATAGAAATATCATTATTCAATATTTGTTTTGTATATTCAATACTTAACGTTTTTCTCTCTTTATATGTTGTTTTATCATCTATAAATTGTTTTAATTTATTTGTTGCAGACCAATAAATAATATTTTCTATATTTTTCATTATAAAATATTGTGTAATCATTCCTTGTATACTTTTCATACGATTAGCAATAGGAGATATTTGATTTTCAATTAATATTAAATCAATATTATATATTTTATCATCACCAAAAAAAATAGAATCTAATTTATTTTTCATATTAATACCAATTTTAATTAAATCTACATCATTTGCTTTTATATTTTTAATTTCTGTTAAAAAATGTATATCTAAATAATTACTTACTAATTTTAAATAATCATTTTTTGTTTGTTTTTTTTTATTATCTTTATTATTATTGATACTATTATTAATTATATTTTGTTTTTCTAATAATAATTTTAATTCATCTATTTTCATTTTTTTTATAATTTTTTCATTTAATTCTTTTGGTGGTATTTTAATATTATAATTTTTTGTATGTTTTAAACAAATATAGTTTACAGTATTTTTATCAAAATATTTTGCATCATTTAAACAACTAGATGTATTACATAATTGTTTATCATCACAAATATTAATAACATCCCATAATATTATATTATATGATTCTTTTTCTTTTATAAATTCAATTAAACAAAATGCTAAATTTTTTATACCAATATCAATACTTAATATTTTCATATTATTTAATTTATATTTAAAATTACTTGTATACAAAAGTTAAAAAATATAAAATACTATAATAATTAAAACTTAAAAAGTGTTTATATTATTAAATATAATAATTATTACTTATTATAAATGAAAATTTTAGATGATACTAAACTTGATTTTTCTGATGTTCTAATACTTCCTAAAAGAACCAGTTATTCATCTAGGTCAGAAGTGTTTTTGGAACGAACAATTCAATTTAAATATGCACAAGTATCCTGGACAGGTGTACCTATTATGGTAAGTAATATGGATACAACAGGAACTGTCGAAATGGCTAAAGTATTACAAGAATATAAAATTATTACTTGTTTACATAAATATTATAGAGCAGATGATATACCAGATGAATTAGATAGAGAGTATTTCGCAGTATCTAGTGGAATACAATCAGCTGATTTAACAAATTTAGATGAAATTATAAAAAAGGTAAACCCCAAATTTATTTGTCTTGATGTAGCTAATGGATATATGCAAAAATTTGTATCTGTATGTAACCAAGTTCGCGAATTATATCCAGATAAAGTAATAATTGCAGGAAATGTATGTACATCAGAAGGTGTACTAGATTTAGTTTTGAATGGTAAAGCTGATATTGTTAAATGTGGTATTGGACCAGGTAGCCAATGCTTAACTCGTAAACAAACCGGTGTTGGTATGCCACAATTAAGTTGTATAATGGAATGTGCTGATACAGCACACGGGTTAGATGCTCAAATTATAGGAGATGGCGGTATACAAGTAAATGGTGATTTTGCTAAAGCTTTTGGTGCAGGTGCTGATTTTGTAATGGCTGGGGGATTATTTGGTGGTTATAAAGAATCCGGCGGATATACTATAATAGAAGATGGTGTATATTATAAAGTAATATATGGTATGTCTTCTACTACTGCTATGAATAAATACCAAGGTGGAGTTGCACAACATCGTTCATCAGAAGGTAAAACAGTAAAAGTTAAATATCGTGGAGATGTTAAAAATTTTGTTTTGGATTTATTTGGTAGTTTGCGGTCCACGATGACATATATTAACGCAAAATGTATTAAAGATATTCCTAAATGTACTACTTTTATTAGAGTTAATAGACAACTTAATAATATGTATAATTCAAATGAAATTTAATTCGTTATAAATATAATATTAGATACTTCAAAAATGAAAATGAAAATGAGAAATAAATATTATTAAATTTAATAATTATACTAAATTTAATACTTATACTTTTATTTTGAATTTTGTAAACCTAATCGTAAGATTTCATCTTGTGTAATTAATGGTGATACCATTCTTGAATTTAAATCTTGTGAAGTTAAATAAACTTGTTTTAAATCACTTTTTTCATAACCAAATGGTTGATTACTATCAGAACAAGATTTATATAAATATGGTGTAGTAAAATTATTTATATCATTTCTATATGATCCATATTTTGGATTACAAGAACAGCAATTTTTACAAGCTTCTAATTGATTATATTTAATAATATTATCAGCATTTTTAACAAGATACTCTCTATAGTCTAAATTATTTTTAATACCTACTTCTTTTCTTATTTTTTCATTTATTACTGCTCCTGGTTGCCATTCCGCAAAATTTCTACCATCTTCCATAATTGGAGGGAAATCAAAATGAATATTATTCGTTCCATTACTGCAATTACCCCAACTCATATATATAATTATAATATTATGTGATATATTATAATTAATAATATTTCAATAACTAAATTATTCTAAACAATAAACGATAAATTTTTTTGTATATCTAAAAAAATGAAATAATTTATAAATTAGATGGACTGTGTATAGTGAGAATTAAATAAAATAAATTAAATAAAATAATATATATATATGAGTGAGTATTTAAATATACCGAAAGAGTTTAGGATTGGAAGGATAAAAAAAATATTGAAAAATATGGAAAAAAGGGTCAAGAAGAAGAAATATTAAGTTGGCACGGATACGATATTATTTTTTCTTTATTTTTTAATTGTTTTTTTATTTACACGTTTTTTAAGATTCTTAAGATTTTTTTTACTTTTTCTTTTATTTGTATTTTTACTTTTACTTTTATTTTTTATTGATTTATATTTAATACGAAGTTGTTTTTTAGTTTTTAGTTTTTTTTGGTTTAATTTTAATTTTAGTTTTAGTTTTCTCTGTTTAGTTAGTTTATTCTTACTTGATTTCTTTTTATTTGAAGATTTACGTGTATATCGTCGCCCACCACGTGTTTTAATTTCTCTTCCATTCTCATCTATTTTGTCATATGCAACTTGTTTAACAATTTCAGTATTTTTAAAATTACTACATACAGTCGATAATGGTCTTCTACATAAAGGGCATGTATTGGCAATATTTTGTTGCCGATTGCCTTCTTCATCATCCTCATAACCCATTTGTTCATAAACATTTACTTGAGATGCATTACACGATTCTAATATACATCTTCTATGAAATAAATGATTATTTTCACATACATTAACAACATCATTACAATCAATTTCACATTTTTTAGGTTCATCAGTACTAGGTCCAGGTCCATCTTCATTATTTAATTCTAGATGACATATACTACACGTAGGGTTCGTTGTTACTTTATCATTATTAATATTTGCGAGAACTTGCACTTGTATTTCTTTTTGTTTTTCTCTTAAAAGTTGTTGTTGTTTTATTAAACGTTGTTCTTCTTCTGGTGTAGGTATTGGCACATTATCTCCATAGTCATTTTCATGTTGAATATACCAATTTGGTAAATTACCGTTGTAATTTTCAAACATTCCTTCCATATTTGTACCATTAGATACATTCCAATTATCTAACGGTTGATTAAATAATGACGCCTCATTAAACATAAATTCCATATTTGTAACATTAGATACATTCCAATTATTTAATGGTTGATTGAATGATATAGCCGAATTGAACATAGCTCCCATATCTGTAACATTAGATACATCCCAATCATTTAATTGTTGATTGAATGAATTAGCCGAATTGAACATTCCACCCATATTTGTAACTTTAGATACATTCCAATTATTTAGTGGTTGATTGAATGATGACGCCCCAATAAACATTTCCATCATATTTGTAACATTAGATACATTCCAATTATCTAACGGTTGATTAAATAATGACGCCTCATTAAACATTTCACTCATATTTGTAACATTAGATACATTCCAGTCATTTAATGATTGATTGAATGATGTAGCTTCATTAAACATCCTCTTCATATTTGTAACATTATTAACATCCCATTTATCCAATGGTTGATTGAATAATGTAGAACCACGGAACATATCAAACATATCTTCAACATTAGATACATCCCAGTCATTTAATGGTTGATTAAATGATGAAGCATCACGGAACATTAAAGCCATATCTATAACATTAGATACGTTCCATTTATCTAATGGTTGATTAAATGATGAAGCATCACGAAACATACCTGCCATATTTGTAACATTAGATACATTCCAATCATTTAATGGTTCATTAAAATCTATAGCGTCCATGAATAAAGCTTCCATTTGTGTAACATTAGATACGTCCCAGTCTCCTATATTTTTTTCTTTAAGGTCATCTGGTAATAATTCTTTATTTGTTAAATAATCATTAACAAGTAAATTTATATTAGAGTCATCTATTTCTGTCATTATAATAATATATATTTATATAAATATTTATATAAATATATATTACCAATTATATACTAGATTTATCATATAGATATAGTATAATTAATTATATATTTATAGAAACGTTGATAATCTTGTTATTAATTCATTCCTGGTTCCATTTGTACTAATATTTTTTCTTTTACATAAATCTTGTAATTTATTTTTTTTCATATCTTTTATATCATCTAAAGTATAAGCGTGTAATTCTATATCAACCTCTGATATATTAGACATATCATCTAAATTTAATTTATTTAAATTATTATCTTCGTTATTAGAATTTAAAATAGTTTCTTCAACTGTGTTGTTAATATTAGTTAATAAATTATCATTTAATTCCAATACGTTCATATTATAATCATCTTCATTTGATTTAATTGAAATTATTTTAATACATTGATTTAAATCGGTGTCGTTGAATGATAAATTTTCATTTAAATTTGTATCATTTATTACGGATAATAATTCTAAATAACAAATACCTCCTCCAACTAAATTTTTTTTATTATTAATGTTATTAGTTTCAATAGTCTCTATATCATCATCATAATTGTTATCTATTTTTTTTGATATTAAAATATTATCATAATGATGGTGTGTTTCAGATAATGTTTCTGTTTCAGACTCAGACTCAGACTCAGACTGAGTTTCCGAATCAGATTCAGAGTCTGATTCTATTTCATCATCATCAGAATCATTTGTATATTCATCATCTTCATCATCAGAAACTATTATTTTTTTATCACTTTTATTATTTATATTTATTTGTCTTGCAGTATTAATAGCAACATTACTAGCTAATTTTGAATCATTATTTATAAAATTACCACCGACAATATTTGGTGTCTGTAGTGAAATAACAAGTTTTTTTAATAAATTACTTTGTTCTTCTAAACATTTATCATATGATGCAAATTTTGTACGAACATATAACATAATCATACTTGTTAATAGTAAAATAATCCCTAAAGATACAATAAAAGACAAATTTCCAAAATTTAAAAAGCTTAAAATATTAATCATAATTTGTATGATATAATATATTTAAAAAAATAAATAAACGTATATTATTAAAATTAATAGTTTGATATTTATTATTTTATATTTATAATTTTACATTTTTTATTAATATATTAGTTTCATTTATTATTTCTTTTGGATATTTTAGATCAATTAATACTTTAACACCTCCTTTAATTAGAGATATTCCATTTGTTAATTTGTATTTATAAAGAAAATCATTATTATTTTGATTATTAACATCAATAACAGCATCCATATGACAATTCATTATTTTTTTATAATTATTTTTATCTATTTTATTTTTTATATTAAAATTATCCATTATATTACATAATTCTATATAATGAGTTGTCAATATATAAGATATATTAAATTTATTTAAATATTGTAAAAAGGATGATGCAGCACTTATAGCTTCATATGGATTTGTACCACTATATAATTCATCAAAAATACAAAAATGTTTTTCTTTATTATTTGATGAAACTAAATCTAATATATTTTTACAACGTCTTGCTTCTGCTTGAAATAAACTATCTCTTCCTTGTGTATCTGGTATATTAAGATAACAGTGTAATTTATCAAAAATAGAAATACTAGCTTTTTTATAAAATCCTAAACCAAGCTGTTGAGAGAAAAGTATATTTATAAATGTTGTTTTAATTAAAGTTGTTTTTCCAGCTGCATTAGGTCCCGTAATTATAAGTTGTTTATCTAATGAATATGAATTTTTTATTGGTTCTATATTTAATGACAAAAGTGGATAATAATAAGCATCTTTAAATTTAGTTTTTTTAGAGAATTTACATGATGATACTTCTTTATTCAAATACTTATTATATGTTGTAGTTATATTATCAATATATCCATTAAATCCAAATGAATAAAGTAAAGTCTCTTTAATAACAGAGCTTGAATTTAATACATAAAAACATTTCATTATATGACCTATATTTAATAATTTATTAGTGGTTAATTTCCAAGGTTTTATTTTATCCAAATCATTTTTATAAACGGTTAGTTGTTTTTTTCTCTCATTCATAGTTTTAATAAACTCTTCATAATTTTTTATTTTTTTATTTTTACATAATAATTCAAATTTATTATAATTATTTATAGTGTGTTCAATATAATCTCTCATAGTAAATAATGTATTATGAATTTTATCTAAATTAGAATAAAATTTCATACAAGTAATTATATTTTGATAAATTTGAAATATATAAAATGAAAGCGAAACAGCTATATATATTTTTTTCTCTAAACTAGAATCTTTATAATTCATAAATGCATGCCCAATAACATGTGTTGAAAATACCTTTTTAAGAATAAATAAATATGTATTAAAATTAATAGGTATTCCACCAAATTTAAGTATAAAGAATGGTATTAACATAAATACAACTGGTAATAGTAATGATAATAACGGTGATGAAATATTATATACACTTAGAATTTGTAAAATATAACTATTATAGTTAAAATGTTTAAACCATGAATTATCTATATAATAATATTTATTTATAAAATCTTTATCTAAAATAATATCGTTGAATGTATTATATACATTTGAATAATCATAATCTGTTTTAAAAATATTATTTGAATTTTTTATTAATTTAAATGTATTTTTAATATATTTTTTATTATTTGTATAATATTTTGCTGATTTTTTTGCTATTTCTATTGAAAATATATTATTAGAATTATCAGATGAAAAAAAACTTTCATAAATTGATGCATTTGAAGCGTCCTTTGTTTTTATTAATTCAAGTTCATTAATAGTATTTGAATCTAATTCAGAATTATTTATATATTGAATAGGTAATTTGAAATATTTTATATAATCTATATTATTCATAATATAGATTATTGATTTATAATTTATTTGTTATTTGTTTCGCAAAACGATGCTGGTAATTCTTTTATTTGAGTATTATAATATCTCTCAATATCTCTTAAATTTCGTATATCCCGTTTAGTAACAAAATTAATTCCGACGCCTTTTCTACCCCAACGCCCACTTCTTCCAATTCTATGTAAATAAATATATACATTAATTGGTATATCAAAATTAATAACAGTACTTACTTGCTGAATATCAATACCTCTAGCTGTAACATCTGATGAAATTAATACACGAAACACACCTGATTTAAAATTTTTATAACTTTCGTGTCTTTCTGTTTTATCCATATCACTATGAATACAACATACTGGATAAGCATCTTGTATCATCGCCTCATATAAATCAGCAACTTTTTTAATACTATTACAATAAATAATACATTGTGACATAGAAATTTGGCCGTATAAATCCTTTAGTGTTTCATATTTAGTATTATCAGTATCAAGCGCAATATAATATTGTGCGATTCCATCTAATGTAAGCATTTCGCTTTTAACTAAAATTTTAATTGGATTTCTCATAAATTTCTCAGTAATATTATTTAATTCAACCGGTATAGTAGCACTAAATAATCCTGCTTGGATATCTGTTGGCAAATATTGAAAAATATTATAAATTTGTTCTTTAAACCCTTTTGATAGCATTTCATCCGCTTCATCTAAAATAATTATTTTTATATATTTTGGATTTAAAAATCGTCGTTTAAGCATATCATGAATTCTTCCAGGACAACCAATAACAATTTGGGGTTTTTTATCATTCATATAATCACGATCAGATTCTGTTGATGTACCTCCAACTAATAGTTGAACTCTTATATTTTGCATTCCAGATGCAATATTTTCAAAAACAGTCATGATTTGTCTTGATAGTTCTCTCGTCGGTGACATAACCATCGCTTGTACTTCATCTAATTTATTATTAATTCTATATAATGTACCGATTGTAAAACACCCTGTTTTACCAGTACCAGATTGCGCCTGTGCTATAATATCTCTCCCTTCCATTAATGGTTTTATTGCTTTTTTTTGTATAGGGCTAGGATGTTCAAAACCATATGAATAAATACCTCTCAATAAATTTATATTCTCTTGTAATTCTGGAAAATCATCCCAATTTTCATATTCTTTTACTATATAATTTGTATTTGATTCATTTATATCAATATTTTTACTATCTTGTATATTTTTATTATCTTGCATATTTTTATTATCTTGCATATTTTTATTATCTTGCATATTTTTATTATCTATATTATAATTATTAATTGATTTATTATTTGAATTAAAGTATTTATTTGAATTTACATTTTCTTCATTATTAGTATTTCTATTATAATTTTTATTGTAATTATTTTTAAACATAGATTTATTGTCAATTGACGACATAAATATTATATATTATATCTAAATAATTATTTAAGTGTATTATTTATTCTATTATTTATTCTATTATTTATTCTATTATTTATTCTATTATTTATTCTATTATTTATTCTATTATTTATTCTATTAATTATATCATATATAAAATATAAATAAATATATATAAATAAATAATAACAATAAATCTATATAAATAATTATATTACATAATATATAAACATAAATGACTAAAATAATAAGATATACTATCGATGAATTTTATAATATATTAAATAATGGAATAATATTTCAACTTCCATCTATTAATATAGATATGATTTCAAATATAGCAACTCAATTAGGAATATTAGAATATAATAAAACACCACAATTTCCAAAAATACATAATAATCATAATAATCATAATAATCATAATAATCATAATAATCATAATAATCATAATGACAACAACGGATTTAATAAAAATAAAAGAAATAAACATTTTAATAAATATAATGATGTTACAGATGATGATTGGGATACATTACGTACATTTTGTCCTACTGAATTAAAAAAAAAAGATGGTATTGAATCATCAATTGAACAAATACGTATGCATATGAATAAAATGACTGATAAAACATATCAAACATTATTATTAAAAATATACGAAGAAATAGATAAATTAGAACTAAATATAGATAATTATTCTAAAATTGGAGAATCTATATTTAATATTGCAAGCGGAAATTCATTTTATTCAAATATGTATGTTAAATTATATAAAGAACTTATGAATAAATATTCTTTTATGAGAGATGTATTTGATAAACATTTTAGTTCTTTCTCAGAATTATTTACAAATATTACGTATTGTAGTCCAAATGAAAACTATGATACGTTTTGTGAAATTAATAAAACGAATGAAAAACGTAGGTCATTAGTATTATTTTATGTAAATTTAATGAAAGAAAAAATCATTGATAATGATAAGATAATTAATATTATTATTAGTATTCAAGAATATTTATTAAATAAAATAAAGGAATCTAATAATAAAGAAATTGTAGATGAATTATCAGAAAATATTTATATATTTATACAAAATTCAAGTAGTATATTAGATACACACGATAAATGGGATGATATATTATATAATATTGAAGTTGTATCAAAAATTAAAATGACAGAATATCCTAGTATAACAAATAAATGTATATTTAAACATATGGATATATTAGATGATCTATAATTTATAATATATAATTTATAATATATATTTTATATATTTTATATTAAATATTTTATATTTGATTAATATAAATTAAATATAAAATTTAATATTAAAAATAAATTTATTTATATAATTATTTACTATTTATATTTTTAAATTATTAAATGGATATAAATAATGAAGATTTTAATATTATACATACAATAGATAATAAATTTATAAGTAGTGCTACTATAAATCTTAATGAATCTGAAGAAGATTCTGTAGAAATAGATGATAGTGACGAATCTGAAGAAGATGATGAATCTGAATCTGATGATAGTGAAGAAAATGAAGATAGCAATGACGAAGATGATGGTATAGATATAAATAATGAAAAAAATATTAAATTAATAATAAATGAAAATTATCTATTTAAACAAAATTCAATTAAAGGGCAAAATGTTATAATTGAAAATATTATGAATTATAATACAGATATTATAGACAATAAATATAAGAAAAATATTAATAATGATGAAGATAATATATTAAATATTATAAAAGAACAAAATGAATATTCAAAAAAAATACTTTTAGAATTATATAAAAACTATAAAATTAAAAATTTAAGACTTATCTCTCAATATTATAATTTAAATAAGAGTAAATACAAAGAAAAAATAATAAATAATATAATAGATTATGAATTAGATTTAGTTAATTTAATTAAAGTAAAAAATAGATTTAATCTATGGAAATATTTATATATATTGAAAAGTGATTTATTTTTCAAAATAAAACTAGATAGTATAATATAAATTAAAAAATATAATAATAGTTAATTTATAATAATAGTTAATTTATAATAATAGTTAATTTATACTAATATAAATAAATTATATAAATGTTATTAGTATTTATATTTATATAAATAAATTATATAATGGTAAAATCAAAAATCGATAGTAATATAAATTATACTGAATATAAACAAATAGACCCTGATGATAAAAATTATGAATCTTCTATGTATGAAACTATATTATTAGGTGTAAATGTTATTATTGCTCTCGGAAAACCCAAACACACTTTTCTATCAAAGAATATAGAATACTTTCCAATTTATTTAATTAAAGATAACAAAGTAGAATTACAAATAGGTATATATGAGGCATTAGCAAGTGAAATAAATGATATGCTAGATGACGATGGTGATATTGATTTAAATAAATTTAATCCTCCATTATTATTTGCATATATTGTTAAAAATCCATCATTAATGGGCGATGTTAATATAGAAAAACTAAAATATAATATTGAAGAAGATAGTGATGAAGAAGTTAATAGCGAAACAGAATATTCAGATAAAGAAAGTGATGAAGAACAAGTAGAGGAAACTAAATCTAAAGGATTAAATAAAATTAAAGAACAGACAAAAGAAGATGCTATTTTAGAGATAGAAGAATATATAGAAAATGAAACTGATATATGGGTTAGAAAATTTATGAAAAGTAATAATTATGATATAATAGATAATGAAGGTAAAGGGGATTGTTTATTTTCAACTATACGTGATGGATTATCAAGAGCAGGTATATCAAGAAGTGTAAATGATTTAAGAGAAATATTGTCATCATATGCAGATGAAAGTATATTTGAAAATTATAAAATATTGTATAGTACAACAAAGCAAGAATATGATATAGTTTATTTAAAATTAAAAAATGTAGTAGATGAACATAAAAAATTAAAGGTTGATTTAGAAGTCAATAAAGACCGAACAAAACAAGTAGAAATAGTTAAACGCGCAAAAGTAGTTTCTGAAGAATATAAAAAAATAAAAATAGAATATGAAATAGTTAAATCTCAATTACAAGAATTTAAATTTATAAAAGACATTAAAACACTTAATGATTTTAAACGTGTATTAACAAGTTGTGATTTTTGGGGTGATGTATGGGCAATATCTGTATTAGAAAATGCATTAAATATTAAATTAATTTTATTATCAGAAGAATATTATTTTTCAGGAGATATAAATAATGTATTACAATGTGGTTTAACAGATAATGATAAAATAAAAGAACCAAATTATTATATTATATGTAGTTATACTGGAAACCATTATAAATTAATTACATATAAAAGTCGTGGTGCGATGACATTCTCTGAATTACCATTTTACATAAAACAATTAGTTGTAGATAAATGCATGGAAGGTAGTGGTGGTCCATTTTATTTAATACACGAATTTAGAAAATTAAAAGGAATTGATGATGGTGCAAATGAAGGTGAAGAATTAAATTTGGAAGTTGAAGAATTAAATCCTGAAGAAGTAATAGAAATAAAAGATACTGAATTAAAACGAGGAAGAATGGAAGAAGTATCAGTCGAAGAATCAATTCAAAAATTAGATTTATGGAATGAAGATACTGTATTTCAGTTTTACGAAAGATCATCTTCTAAACCTTTACCTGGTAAAGGAAATGGAGAGAAAATAGGGGGGGAAGGTTTAAAAACATATAGTTCTCTCTCAAATATAATGGATTGGAGAAGAAAATTAGATGATAATTGGAGTTCATTATTTACATTGGATAATTATAGATGGAAATCTGTACAACATTATTATCAAGCATCTAAATTTAAAAATAAACACCCAGAATTTTATATTATTTTCTCTCTAGATTCAAATTCAGACATATCAAAAAGTGTAGAATTAGCTGAAGCTGCTGGTAGTAAAAATGGTAAACATGAAACTACGTTATTACGACCCAAAAATATTAATATTGATCCTTCATTTTATTCAACTAATAAATATAAAGAAGAGAGAAAATCTGCATTAATTGCTAAATTTACACAAAATGAAGATATGAAACAACTCCTAATTAATACAGGTTTAGCTAAACTAATGATATTTATTCCTAGAAAACCTGCACTAGTTGATGAATTGTTAATGGAAGTTAGATATGATATTGTGCGTAGTAATAGATAGATAATGCAAATATTAAACCATAAATATTAAAATATAAATATAATAAATAATAAATATTAAATATATATTTAATACTTATAAAATTATAAAATGAGTATATTCAACGTTTCATTTACAAATAAAAATATGGATATTTTTATTAAATTAATAAAGCCATGTATTAATAATAAAAATAAAGTTAATAGATTTTTTTTAAATAAAATTTATGATTTATTATTAGAATCAAAAGAATATGTAGATATTGTTTTATTTGTTAGAGAGATAAAATATAAAAATAAAGATATTGAATTGAAATACAATAAAAAAGTTACTAGATTAAATACACATTTTTTACCAAATGAAATAAAAAATTATATACTTAATAATAATTCATTAATATTAGAATATTCATCTACTATAATTGGAAGAATTATTAAAATTAATTTTCATATATATGATGATATAATTATAAGTAATTCAAATATAAATAGTAATAATAAAAGTATTTTTAATGATTTTTTAAATACATATGATAGTTATGCTAAATTAATATTAATGTGGATATATATAATTAATGATTTTAGTGATAATAAATGCAGTAAAGAATTAACTATAGATATATATCATACACCCTTTTTAAAAGAATTACCAATTATAGAGAAAAATATAAATGGAACTATAGAGAGAAATGATAACATATTGGATACAATAAATGCAAATAGTGCATTTACAACAAATTGTTCTAAAAAATCAGAAATTACTATATTCAGAAAAGAAGAATGGTTTAAAGTTTTTTTACATGAAACTATGCATAATTTTAATTTAGATTTTTCAATTATGGATCAAAATGATTTTAATAATAAAATTGGTAATTTATTTAATATAAATACTAAAATGAATATATTTGAAGGGTATTGTGAATATTGGGCTAGATTAATATTATGCTGTTTTAATAGTTTTATTTTAATTATTAATGAAAATAAAATTAATGAAAATAAAACTATTAATAATGAAAATAATAAAAAAATATTCTATAATTATTGTGATTTATTTGTAGAAATAGAGAGAAATTTTACTATATTTCAAGCAAATAAAGTATTAAAATATATGGAATTAAAATACATTAATTTAATAAATGATAAAAAAATAAATTTATATTATAATAATGAATATGATTCTAATATATTAAAAAACTTTAAAGAAAAAACAAATATTTTCGCGTATTATATAATATCATGTATTTTATTAAATGATTATAACAATTTTATGGATTGGTCATATACAAATAATAAATTATTAATTTCTTTTAATAAAACTAATAAAAATCTTAATTCATTTTTTAAATTTATTAAAGAAAATTATAAAACAACAAATATTATTGATGATTTTGTATGTATAGATAACATTTATAATTATATTGTTGAGAGAAATATTAAAAAAAGTAATAAACAATCTTTAAAAGAAAATAAATATACAAATTTAATTAATACATTACGTATGTCATTTATTGAAATAATATAGTTAGAATTATTTTATATTTTATATTTTATTTTTAAGTTCTTCTATAGTATAAATAAACATCCAACATCCTGTTGATGAACATTTATCAATAATTTGTTGTGTTAATTTAATTTTTGATGGTATATTCAAACTTATATTAGTATTAGCTGTTTTCATTATTTGTGATAAACTTCTAGATGTATTCGCAATATTATATTTATCGTATATAAAATCTAATAATTCTATAAATTTATCTCTATTTATATTTGGTCTATATGGCCGTGATGTTGGTACAAAATGTGAATTATATTTATTTTGCCATTCTATTGCAACGGTTTCTATTATCTTTTTTCTCTCTGTTGTTTCATTTCTAATATATATATCTGGTATTGGAGAACTCTTATTTAATGTTTTGAATGCTTCAATAATGTCAGCATCTGTAGAATTAAATCTAACATTTAATATTATATTTGATGAGTATAACCAAAATATAGATTCATTTATAATTATTTCTCCATTCTCTATTATGTTTGTATTATTAACTTTTAGTATTGATAAAGCATTCAATCTATGTATTCCATCATAAACTTCAAACTTTTTTTCTTTGTGATTAAACGTTATATATATCATGGAATCAATATATGATTTTCGATTATAAATATATGACGCGATATCATTACATCGTGTCATATCAGGTGGCCTATTATATTTCCAATTTACAACGTTTAAATTAAATAAATTCATTATAGAACATTTGATAATATAATGAATATCTGAATAATTATGCAATATAATAGAATCAGGTAATGTATGTTTAATTATTTCTGGTATAATTTGATATGGTATGAAATCAGAATTATTGAAATTACCATTTGAATAAAGTTTGTATAAATCACGATCAGAAGTGTTTATTAAATCCATGTTTTTAACTTTACTGTCGTGGATGTATGTTATGTATTATGTATTATAATTAGTATATAATAAATAATTTCAATTTTATTTTATTTATTTTATTTTATTTTATTTATTTAAGGGTCAAAAGATATAAAAATTTATTTAAATCAGCAATAATATCATCTTTAATATTATTTACATCACTAAATGTAGTACTATCTAATTTAGAATGGAAAGAAACTAATTGAGAAATAAATGATTTAACCTGTTTTTCTAAAGCACTATTATTATTAACCCCATTTATTTTTAATTTTCTATAATTATTCATATCAATTCTATATTCTCCATTACTTTTACCAATCATAACTTCAACATATTTATCTAAATTTTCATCTAATGATTCATATAAACTATCAGTAGCTTTATGGGTTGAATAAGACATCGTATTCCAATGATGTAATCTTACAACAGTTGATAATTCTATCATAGATTTAACTAGACCATCAAATACTTTTTGACTAACTTTCATCATAAATGATGCTCCGCCTCTATGTTTACGACTTTTATTATTTTTTCTTGAACGCGTTGAATTTCGTCGTTTGCTTTTATTTTTGTAATTACTCATAATATAATATAATATTAATGAATAAAATAAATTATCAGTAAATAAGTTAAAATATAAATTATATAATAAATTATATTGAAGAAATATAAGGAATCAATTAAATAATATGGATATTATAAATAATACAAATAATATGGATATTATAGATAATACAAATAATATGGATATTATAGATAATACAAATTATATAAATAATGATGATATTATTAATAATATAAACAATTCAAAAAAAAATAAAATTAAAAATAACTGTGTTAAAAATAATTCTATTGTAAATGAAATACCCAAAATTAACGAATTTAATGATATTCTTGAGAGAAAATATACTGTAACAAATCTTAAAATAATATGTAAGTATTATAAAATAAAAATTATTGGTACAAAAAGTATTTTGGTAGACCGTATATATAATCATTTAAAAAATACATTTTATGTATTAAAAATTCAAAGAACATATAGAAATTATTTGTATAAATTAATAAATTATTATAAAGGCCCCGCTAGAATTAATAGAAAAATATGTGTAAATGAGACAGATTTTTTAACCATGGAACAATTAAATGATATAAATTATTATCAATTTATAAGCTACAAAGATAATGATAATTATATATATGGTTTTGATGTAATTTCTCTCTATAATTGGGTTTCAAAATCATTCAAAGAAACAAAAGATTTAATAAATCCTTACAATAGGAAAGGGTTACCGATCGATTTAATAAATAATTTAAGATTATTATTAAAGCTTGGTAAAGTATTAAATCTTAATATAATTACTAGTATTGAAAATGAAGATGATAAAGTATTATCAATAGCAGAATTGAATAATAATAGAGTTATTCAATTATTTCAAAATATAGATAGTTTAGGGTTTTATACAGATATTAAATGGTTCCAAGATTTAAATTATTATAGTTTAATCAGATATATTAAGGAATTATATGATATTTGGACATATAGAGCCCAATTAACTTATGAAATTAAAAATAAAATATGTCCAAATATGGATCCTTTTATAAATTCTATGTTTATTATAAATATTACAGTACATCATACATATACAGATATCAATATTTTAAAAAGTACAATTTTAAATATAATAGATAAATTAATAAATTACGGAATTAATAGAGATTATAAATATTTAGGTTCATCATATGTTTTGGCAGCGTTAACTCTAGTTAATTCTAATGCAGCAAATTCAATACCTTGGTTATATCAATCAGTTGCGTAAAATAAAATATATTTTGGATTTTTGAGAGGAACTTAAATGTCAATATAATATATATTGCGTTAAAACACTTAAAAAAGAATTATTATAGTATTATATAAATAAAAAATGGCCCGTAGTGTAAAGTCTTCTGAATCTAAATCTAATGTTCCCGCTTCTGCTTCTTCTAGTGCGCAAGTCGCCACACCAGCCCCCAAAGTTGTAGAGAAAGCCCCTCGTGCTTCTCGCGCTCGTGTTGTGGCACCAGTTGTGCCGGTTGTTGAATCTGCTCAAGTAGCTGTCTCCACAACTGAACAATCTGCTCAAAATGTAGAAGTTGTTGTTGCTGCTTCTGAAGATGACTTGGCATCTGCATTTGCTGATGCTTTTGATAAGTTGCAAAAGGTTACTTCTATGCTCTCCGCTCTTCGTTCTGATTTTAGACAATTGGAACGTCGCACTACTCGTGAATTGAAGGTTGCAAACAAGAGCTCGTCTAAACGTCGCCGTAAGCCTGGTAACCGTTCACCAAGTGGGTTTGTTAAGCCTACTTTGATTTCTGTTGAACTTGCAACTTTCCTTGGAAAGCAACCAGGTACTGAAATGGCTCGTACTGAGGTAACTCGTGAAATTAACACCTATATCAGAAACAATAATCTTCAAGATAAGGCAAACGGTAGAAAGATTAACCCCGATGAAAGTCTTTCTAAATTGCTCAAGTTGAATGAAACCGATGAGTTGACTTATTTCAATCTTCAACGTTATATGAGTCCTCACTTTGCTAAGGCGGTTAAGCCAGTTGTTGCTGTTGTTGCGGTTGAAGCTCAATAAAATATAAATTATAAAAATACAAAAATACAAAAATACAAAAATACAAAAATACAAAAATACAAAAATACAAAAATACAAAAATACAAAAATACAAAAATATAAAAATATAAAAATCGATAATTTAATTTCTATAAGTTAAAATACTAATTTATAGAAATTTAATGTAAAATAAAAACATCTAATTATAGAGAATGAAATTAAGACAAATAAATATAAATAATTATTACATTAAATATTATAGTTTATCATTAAATTTAATTGTTCTTTTGTATGTTTCCATGGAAACATTTTTTTTCTATAGTCATCCAAATCAATATCATTAATTTTTATTATTTTATTATTATATTTTTTTGATTCTATTAAAAAGGTAGATTGATATGAAGGTTTATATACGTTTTCAACATTTTCAGATAATAATAATAAACATTTTGTAAATGAACCAAATGATTCTATAACATTATTACATGATAATAATAGCTCAATATCATTTTGAATATTTCTTAATTTAAAAACTATATTAGGATATAATTGAATTAATTTATGTGTAACAGGATTAAATGTATCTTCCGCTATTAAATATATTTTATTAAAATTATTATTATTTAAAATGGAAGTATAATATGATAAAGGAGGCATAATATATAATGGATGTGGATTATTAGTAAAAATATCCCCACTTCTTATATGTATTACTATATCATTGTCATTTAATTCTAGTTTACCCTTTATTTCGAATATTTTTTTCAAAATAAGAATTGTTTTATCTATATTGAATATGAATAATTCAATATTTATATTTTTAATCGTTGTTTCATAAAAGAAATTATTTTTATCTGTAATTATGGTTTCATTATTATTTATGTTTGTTTCATTATTTTTATCTGTAATTATGGTTTCATTATTATTTATGTTTGTTTCATTATTTTTATCTGTAATTATGGTTTCATTATTTTCATCAGAAATATTAATAATAGTTGTATTAAAAAATACGCTATATGGTATTGTTATTGTTTTATAATTGTAATATAATGCAATTTGAATTGCATTTTTAATTTGTATTATATTATTCCCTAAACGTCCAAACCATTTATTTATTTTTAACTGCATTTATAGTACTATAAATATATAAATTCAATATATATTATATATATTTTATAAATTCAAAAACTTTTAGGATTATATTATGGTTAAAATACGTATAATATATAAATTTGGTTAGAAGTACATAATAACCACACTATTTATCGTCTAATTTTATTTTTATAAGACATTATAAAAAAAATTGATTTAAAGAAATAACAATAGATAATATTATATACATAAGCTTATATACCCAGATAAAATAATGTCTAGCCAAATTATTAATATTGCAAACTATACCCCTTTAAATGATATTTCATATGCCAAGCCCAAAATTAATGCTAATGGCGGAAAGAATGTATCTATTATTAATAATAAATCAAGAAAGGTAACTATGCTATCTACCCCACTAATTCTGACTTGGGGTATGAATGAATTTGTAGATGATAAATCTAATAAACGTTCTTATGATTTATCTTTGCAATTTCCTAACGCTGATTATCCTGATCAAGAATGCGAAATGTTCTTGAATAAAATGCGTGAATTTGAAAATAAAATTAAAGAAGATGCAATTTCAAACTGTAAAGAATGGTTTAATAAACCTAAAATGAGTGCAGAAGTAATTGATGCTCTATGGAATCCTATGTTGCATTATCCTAAGAGCAAAGAAACTGGTGAATTTGATTACGCACGTGCGCCAACCCTTAAAGTAAAAATTCCTTTCTGGGAAAATGAATGGAAGTTTGAACTTTATGATGTTGAGCAAAATCAACTATGGCCGTCTGAATCATCGTGTATGCCTACACCTTTGCCACTAGTTCCTAAACTATCGCGTATTGCTTGTATCTTGCAGTGTGGTGGTATTTGGTTTGCAGCTGGTAAATTCGGTGTTACTTGGAAGTTGTTCCAAGCAGTTGTAAAACCACCCCAAAGTCTAAAGGGTAAATGTCATATTCAAGTTTCAAATAATGATAATGAGCAAAACCAATCACAATATGATGGTGCTGATGAAGATGTTCGTGAATCAAGTACGGTTAATGTTACTGTAAATGATAGTGATAGCGAAGATGATTCTCTACTACCAGCACAAGTATCATCATCTGTAACTGAAAGTGCAAACGATGAAAGTGAAAATTTGGCCGAAGATAATGATGTTAAACGTCAACGCCGTCCAGTTGCTCGTAAGAAGAAGGGAAGCGAATAATTTAAAAACATAAAAACATAAAAATATACATATTATAAAACATAAAAAAATAAAAATACATATTATCAAATTAAAAACATAAAAATATACATATTATCAAATTAAAAATATTATTTATTATATAATTTATTTTATATACTATCATATTATAGTGTATATAGTGTGACCTAAATAAAATAAATTATATAATAAATAATATTTTTATTTTATATTATTTATTATTTCAAAAACTTATAAATTATACCAAATTTAAATGTAAAACAATATTAGATATTTCTTTAGTATCATAAATATTTTTATTATTAATAATAGGTATACCTTCTTTTTTTATAATATATATTTGTTTGTCTTTTATTTTTAATTTTTCTGTTTCTAATACTATTTTTTTATTTCCAATATGTATATCTATTTTTTTATTATTAAAAATATTAATAATATTTTCAGTAATATTTATATGAATATCATTATTATCATTTATTGTTATATTATCATCTAATTTTGGATTTATTTTAATTAATAAATTATGATTATCAAATTCATAAATTAATTCATGATGCCATAATGGAATGTAATAAATATCATTATTATACTCTAATTTATATAAATCAAAATTAATTAAATTATTAATAGATGGTATTAAGTTAATTATTTTAATACTTTTACATTTATTAACAATTTCTTCTAGTTCATTAATTTTTTCAACAGTAACACCTAATTCTTTGCTGTATAATTTTAATATATTTATTATATCAATTGAAATATTATAATCTATACATTCTAATAATTTTGTATTTTTTATAATAGCATACAATAATGAAAAGATATTATTTATATTTTCAGATTTATTATAGTTATCATTATTAGATTTCTCATATTGGTTATCATTTTTATCAAAAAATATATTATTAAAATTAGATGATTTAATATTATTTATAATAGTATCAAAATTATTAAATATTTTATTTAATGGATTATTTTCAAAAATGTCAAAAATATCATAATTATTTTTATCATTATTATATTTATTATCACGTTCTTTTATAAATAATTCCATATACTTATATGCTTCTGATATTTCTTGAAAATTTTTTGTTGTATTATTATTTAAATTTTTATCAGGATGATATTTTAAAGATAAAAATCTATACTTTTTCTTTATATCATAGAGAGAAATAGTATTTAAATTTATATTTTCAAACCCTAAAATATTAGAATAATTTAATAAATCAATATTACTCATTTATTTAAAATTTTATTATGTATTTTATTTATTATATATAACATTAAATTTTCTAAATGATAAATTGGTCTATAATTATTATTATAATATTGAAAAAATAAATAAATTTTAATTAATAAATCAGGCATATCATTATCACTAATTAATTTTTTATTTATTAAATTAGTTATTATATACCAAATACAGTCATTAATATCTAAATCATAAATTAATATTTCGTATAATAAATCTCTGAAATAATTATATTTTAATATATTTATATTGACTATTTGTTCTATTATATTATCACATATAATTTTATGTGGTATCATTAATGAATGTAATACTTTTGATGTTGACTTTAAATTTTTAATATTTGATATTTCTTCTAATTCAATATCTTTATTTATTTTATTATTAATACATTTACTATATTGTGTTTTAGTAGGTCTAGATATTGATATTAATTGACAACTGTTTAAAATATTATCACCTATAAACGATAATTCTTCCGTTATTAAAATAAATTTTAATATTATAGTATTCAAATTAATTGATTGCATATAACTATAAAATGTTTCTAATAATTCATTATGTATTTTATTAAAATATTTACAAACAATTATTCCTATTTTTTCTTGCTTTGAAGAAATAATATCTAATATTTGATTATATACCTCATTCCATAACATTTTTGATTGACAACCTAATAACGACATATCAATTTCAAAGTGTATATCGCTTATCTTAAAAAAATAAGTATTTTTATTATACGTTACTATAAGCTTTTTTTCATATTTTAAATTACTAGGACTATATAACTTAATTATTGATAACATTTGGGTATATTTACCTACACCAGGAGGACCATATATAATTAAATTTTTAAAATCATATACATTTTTTGGTATATTTTTATATAATTTTAGTATTTTTGGATGCAAATTAATTTCTTTATTTTGTTGTATATAATTATCAAAAATCATATTTGCTGGCTTCATTTATTATTCTAATTAATTCTAATTAATTAATAAATATTATTTACTATTTATTACTTATTTATATAAATAATATAAAATGATAACTAATAAATAATATAACAAAAATAAAAGAGATAAAATAATATATAAATATGAGTAATACTACTGAAATATATAAAAATATTATTTGCGAAATGTTTTTATATGATACTATTCGTTTATTAAAGCATATTTCATTTAAAATTAAAAATAAAAATTTATCTTCTGAAAATATTAAAAAAATATTTACCAATAAATTAAAATTTATAAAACATAAAATAGAATATTTTAATATTAAATATTTGAGAGATGATATTAATGAAATATATGAAATTTGTAATTGTTATACAAATAATATTATCAATATAGATAATAAAAATAATACTATATATGTTAAACAATTTGTTATTGATATGATTTCAGAATTTAGACATATAATATATGAATTTATAATACTGAATAATAAAAATATGAACAATAATATGAACAATAATATGAATAATAATGATGATAATAATGATAATAATGATGATAATAATAATATTGATTGTGAACTATTAGATGATAGTGATAGTGAAACTGAAATAAATTCTCAATATACAGATAATGATTCACAAGATAATTATATAAATGAATATGATTCAAACCGCATTTATAATTTTGAGATTAGTTCAGATGAAAGCGAATAAATTTATATTTAATATTTTTTATTAATTTATTATTAGTTAAATATTATTAGTTTTCTAATTTGACATTTCCTTTAATATTTGTTGTGACATACCCTCTAGCTCAAAAAAATGTTTATAATCTTTATAATTATTTATCATTTCATTATATTTTTCTTCATTAATTGATAATAAAATATTTTCCAAATTATTTATTTCAGAAATATGTATAACAACTGAAAATTTATTATAATCAATTACATCTCTAAATGGTAACCAATTTTTATCATTCCATATATATATAGGAATAACACCTAATAAAAAAGCTTCATAAAATCTAAAAGAACTACGACCATACCCTCTTGGGGCTAATGTAAATTTTGAATCTACCGTAATATCAAGAAATACTTGTTGAAGATTTGAATTAATATCATTTGTCCAACCACCTGAATCAACCATTTTAAAATTAGTATTATTTCTAAATAATTTAAACATTATATCCCTCACATTTGGCATTAAATTATTACATGTTTGATTACCAACAAATGAACATAATATTGATTTTTCATTAAAAGATTTTCGGGGAACTTGTAATAATTTATTTTCAGTATCTTCATATATCAACGGCAACGGCGAATGACCTTCGCTTCCACAATATACATATGTATTAGATGGTAAACGTAATTTTGGACCATCAGCGTATTGAACAATAGCAAAATAACCATTTGGTGATGGGTTATCATTTGTCCATTTATCTAATGAAGCTTGCAATTCATATCGTCTAAACATGAAAAATTTTGAATTTTGAAAATTTGTCCAATATGCAGGTATATATTTTCTTTTTAGATTTAAACTTTTATATTCTCTTAATACTTTTTCTAAAAAATATTCTTCAATATATCTACCTTTTTTGAATGGCGGATATATAATATCTGTTTTACAGTAAAAAAAATCATTTTTAATTAAATTAAACATTTAATTATTTAATTATTTAATACATTTAATATTTATTATTTCTTTAAATATTAAATATTATTTATAGATATTAAATACTAATTATATTTATTAGTATTGTAAATGGAATTAAATTATTATAATACATTAATAAATAAAGATATTTTTGATTCATCGTTTAATACATTTCATGATTATTCATTAAATATAAATTTTGATTCTTTATATAATAATTATTTGGATTCTTCATATAATAATTATTTTGATTCTTCATTTAATATAATAAATGATATTAGATTTGATGAAAGTGGAAATATTGTTGATGAAAAAAGTAATATAATAATTAATTATGATATTTTTAATGAGTATCACGATATTGAAATCAATAATATTTTTATATATAATGATGAAGACGAGAATGAATACTATAATGATAATATAATTTATAATAAAATAGAAAATACTAATAGTCAAAGTGATAATGATACTAATACTGATACAAATAGTCAAAGTGATAATGATACTAATACTGATACAAATAGTCAAAGTGATAATGATACTAATACTGATACAAATAGTCAAAG